ATGATCAATGAAAAATACATTCATAAAACGACACCTATAGGAAGTACAACTATTCAAGAACTTTCCAATATAGATAAAGAAACATATAGGCGTTTACAACAACATATGCATTTCGGAAAAGTAGAGTTAGAAATGATCGATGAAAACTTATACGATCTTTATGCCATTGTCGAAACAAACAAAGTGGAAATTTTTGCTAAAAACACAAAGCGTAAAATTTCTCAAAGTATAATGGAATTCTCAGAACAAAAACTTTCTAAATTAACAACTGAATTATTTCCCACGATAATAGACGTAGGGTTCATAAGTAAAGAGGATTTTAGAATATTTAGTCAAAATTTAGGTTTTTTAAACACTTGCATTGGGTTTTGGTTGTTAGAACAAAAAGTAAAAAACTAAATATCTTCGTCGCCGGCGACGAAAAAGGAGGAAAAAATGATAAAATTCAATGACGTGGAATATCATTTATATGAAGTGAGAGGTTATGACCACTTCTTATGCGAAGATTTAAAAAAATTCGCTTGGCTTAACAGAGTTGAATTTAAATTTTGTGAAAACGAAGTGATTCCAGAAAAACTAGAGGAATTAAAAAAAATCATAGAAGAAGTAAATGCGTTTTTTAAAAAAAAGAAACAAAATAGAGGATGGTACTTGATTTCAAAAGACGATGATGAAGCGTCTATTATTGATTAAACTCCAATTTTAATGGAGTTTATTTGAGTAATGGAATAGTTCAATTTGCAGGCGGGACTTTTCCAAGCGATGCAACATGTAAATTTAAAAATCGTCCAAAAGCTCCAAAAATTTCATTTTTAGATTTAAATAAAACATGCATTCGCTTTAGTATAGAATATGGTCAAAATAGTTATGGTCAATTTCCAGAAAATGCAAATTTAGCTATTTCCTTATTTGCTTCATCATCAAAAATTCAGTTTCCTGGAAAAATAACATTGCATTTTTATTATATCAACGGAACAAAAGAAAAATACGACTTTTTTCGGACCAACAGTAATGTTTTTCAATATTCAAAAGATTTAGGAGAAACCGTTTATTTAATTAGAAAAATTGTAGATGCATATAGCGTTGATAAAGACAATGTATTATTAGCTATTACAAATGATGGTGTAGTTCCTAACTTTGTACAATTCTACCAAATAAAATAAAAAAGGAGCAGAAAATATCTGCTCCTACTTTATTTTATTTGCATTTTTAATTTGCCAATGTGGTTTATCTATAAAATTACGGAAGCAGTTTCCACCCCATTCTACTCCGTATTTTTCCAATAAGCCATATTTTTTAGCAAATTCATAAACTTCATTGTAATATTTACCATTCCAATCCAATTGTTTTACAACTTTTCCAGTCTTTTGATCTTTTACAAATTTATACACCAATATAGCAATATCTACTGCATAGCCTAACCCGTCGCTTTTTACTTGATGATTCGATTTATAAATATGCCCGTCGCAATTTGTAACTTTTGGACCTGGTTTTGTACGACCTTGTTGGTATAATGCGTTTTGGTATTCTGCTGTTCGAACACCTTGCGTTATTTTAAAATCGTAAGGACTTATTTTAATTAATTCTTTCATGAATTCTGCTAGTTGCGGATGTATTCCGTCTAGCTTAGATAACGAAGTTTGACTTAAATAAAAACTCATGAATGTATTATATTATATCGCATTATTTTTTTCTAATTCAAATCTAATTCCTCTTCGTATATCAAAGAAACAAAATCATTTACTAAACTATTCATTGCTTCTTCACAAAGGCCTTGTTTCTTTATAGAATCGATAATCTTATCTTTATTTTTTTCAAGATTATCTAAATTTATAATAAATTCTTTTCTTAATTCTTCATATCCTCTTTTTCGGTAGTCTTCCTGTATTTCAAGAAAAGAGGACATTGCTATTTTTTTGCTTCTTGGTGTAAGTACTTCTGAAGCGAAAAAAGTATCCCAATACATAGGAAAACATCGATCTGTATCGAAATTATATTCTTTCGCTTTAGGAAGAAGCTCTAATATTTTTTTAACATTATTATATAGGGTTTGAAAATATATCTCCGGTTCTAACGGTATATCTTTAGATGCTTCATTAAACAATTCTTCAAATTGTGAAATAAAATGTTTAATCAGATCTTCAGTGTTAGATTTAAGAAATTTTTCTTCTTGTTCTGGCTTTAAAAGGTTTCTCTTTGAAACTTCAGCTTTTAATTTAGCAGCTAACATTTCTTTTACTACATCCATAGAATTTTTTTTAATCATGCTTTCTCTCCTTTTTTTCAATAATTATACCATGAAAAAAAATATATTTCTACGGTTTGATAAAGAATAATTGGCATTTTATTATAAATTATGATTAAAAATTTATTTTTTGAGAATGGATCTTTTTTTTGGTTTGTTCTCGATTTTTTTTACACAATAGTTTAATAAAGATAATTGTCCATTTCGTACAAATCAGAAGTTAAAATAGAATAAATAAATTCTTCAAAACCAACTTTAGAGATATCGAATAAATCATAGAAAATACTATCTCGGCTAAAACGATATTCATAAAGCCACACGTTATCACTTTTTTGTTCTTCTTTACCGTCTGATTTAAAAGTTTTAAAATATTGGTTATTATCTTTTCGTCGTATGGAAAAATATAAATGTTTAGAATGTATTTGCTTTTTGCTAACTATTTGAAGGAAAAGGATACCGTGATATCTACATTTTATTTCTAACAAATTATCATCCATTTCTGTTTCGTATATATCTGAGGAAGAAGTTTCGAAATCATAAGTAGTAATGTTATAACCGTATTGATAAACTCTTTTAGCGATAGCGTTTCTCACTAATTCACCATCACTATCATTTTTTACAGGTGGTAAATCAACTGTTTGAATATGAAAAAAAATTGGAGAATCACTCTGTTCATGCATAAAACGATAATTCATAAAATAGTTTTTAAAATTCTGAATATTTTTAGCGTTTTCGAAAGAATATGTCGCACTGTCACCGCTTCCTGATCGTTTTATTAATTTTTTCTTTTTAACTCCAATCGTTTTGTTTTTTAAATACAACATTAATTGATCCGGAAATTGATGGTTTCCTTTAGCGACCATATGAAGTAGAAGTTGTTTTCCAAGTGGGTATTTATCGTAATGAAAATAACTTTTGGATAAATCAAGAAACGTTTTAAAATTTACACTATTTTCTAAATAAAAACCTTCAGAAGAATAAAAACGATCTTCGGTTCGCAGTATTCCATTACTCAAATAAACTCCATTAAAATTAGATTTTCCGTAAAAATCAGAAAATTTAATCTTTCCTGAACCAACAGAAGCTAGCTCTCTAACTTCTGTCTGTCCAAGTCTAATCGAACCACTTAAACCAAGTTCTTCACGAATCTCGCTAAATTTTAAAGGCCCACTTGTCTTAATTGCCATTTTTTAACCTCTCAATCTCTGCTTTCAATTCTTTAATCGCTTCCACTAATAATCCAGCTAAGTTCCCGTATGCTAATGAATAATACCCATTTTCATCTTCTATAACAGCTTCAGGAAGTACCTTGAAAACTTCTTGTGCAATCAGTCCCGTTTTTTTCTTGTTATCTCCATTTTTCATATGAAATGTAACTCCATGTAATTGATTTACTTTTTCTAAAGCATTTTCAATAGGTTGAAGATCTTCTTTTAAACGAATGTCCGAAAAAGCTGTGATATCGCTATGACAATAAATAGTGCCTTTTACTGTTAAATTTTGTTCCATAGTATCTGAAATATCTTTTCTTAGATGTTTATTTATGTTAGAACTCATGCTTGAAAGTTCATTGTTTATTCTACTTATTTGACTGTTAAGTAATTGTGAACTAGGGACAGTGTAATTATAATTTGTTAAGTAGTTATCTATATTACTTTTATCTATTTTGCTGTTATTGATACTATAAACAACAGCAGATGAGGGGATTTTAGAAGTATTGTTTTCTATACTTTGAGTAATAGATGAGCTTTTTATAGTACTACTCTCTAAACTGGAAATTCTACTACTGTGACTTTCTAAACTGGATCGTAATGAACTATGAGTAGATTCATGAGATCTTAAAGTGTCATTTAGTAATTTTACGCTTTTAGAAGAAGCAACCTTTGCGCTAGAGTTTAAATCTATCGCATCAGAAATATCTTCTTTATCTATTTTTTTATTTACTTTTTCTTTAAGTCTGTATAAAACGGAGCTGGAAGGAACTTGAGAGTCACTGTTAACATCATTTCTTGTAGTGATACTAGATTTCAATAGGTAATTTTCTAAACCTAAAATACTGTTATAGTTTTTTGAATCCACTACTTGAGTATAACTTCCGCTATTACTTTTAAACCAAATGGATTGATTTGTAGCACTTCCATTCGGAAGAATTAATAACCCATCACTAGACCATGAATCCGTTTTAGTTTGATAATGAAATTGAACACCCGGAGTATAAGAGTTAAAATTTTTTAATTCTCCGGAATAACTTGTAGTAAACAAAGCAAAATCGAAACTTCTGCTTTTATCTAATTGTCTAGATTGCATATTTGTTTTATTATTTAAAAAGTTATTGTTTAAAAACTCTTGCTGTTCACTAACATTTCCACTAAGTGATTTGATTTCATTGTAAAGAGTATTGGCACCTAATTGGTTTAAAGCTTTATTTACGTCACTTCCATTTTTATATTCAGAAGTTAAATCTTTTGTAGAAAATACAGAATCAATAGAACTATTGATTTGTAGTATTTTTCTTTCTATACCTAACATTTTATCTTGAGAATAAAAATATAGATCTCCAACAGCTTTTTCGGTAGCAAGTTTGTATTCTGATCTTCCTTGATAATTATTAGAAGTGTCTAAGTTAAAACCGGTTTTCGGTGTTAAATTATTCATTTTTGTTCCAGCTAATTGATAAGCAGAATTTGCTTTATCCATTGCAAGTTTAACTGCATAAGAAGTAGCTAAAACGTCTTGTCGTTCACTATTTACATCATTGCTTTTATTCAAATTAAAACCAGTGTTTTTAGCAATTACATTCTCTTTTCTAGTTTCAAGATTTTGTATTTGTCCTTGTACCACTTGAATACTTCTTCTAGCTTCCATGTAGTTTTTTTCTGTAGAATCTTGTAATTGTATTAATTTTGTTTCTACATTATCAGAAGCAGTTTTTACAGTTTTTATGGCCTTAGAGCTAGCTACAGTAACTGTAGAATCAGAGTTGATGTCATGGCTAATATTTTTAATATCTACCTTGCCATCTATTTCTTTCTTTAAATCTTCAGCGGTTCCTCGATAATTTCCTTTATCAAGTTTTTTAGAAGATGAATCTACGAATTGGTGTTCAATAAATTGAGTTACTTTTTCGCTTAATTTTGTTAATGTTTGATTTACCGTTGAAACGGCTAAAGAAGTGGCTAAAGAGTCGGAAGAACTTAAGAAAACAGAATCGGATTTCTCTAAGTTAAAGCCGGTCTTTTTATCTTTAATTATAGGTTCGTATAAAGTAGGTAATTCTTCTAATATCTTCTTTTGCAATGCTTGAATTTGTTCGTTTTGTCCTAAATTCTTTGCAAATTCATCTAATTTTTTATCTAACTCTTTTAAAGCTTTATGAAGCGCTGTATTACTTATATCTAGAAAAGCTTTTAAAAATTCAGGATCATTTGTTTTTTTTGTGGAATCAGGTTTAGAAAGGCATAAAAGAATTTTATGTTCATCTTGATAAACTTTTCCAACAGCGCTATCTCCTTCGGATTGCGCTTCCGCTAATGTTTTCATAAATGAATTACCGACAATGAGATTGGACAACTTTTTAATGTTATCGGCTGTCAATCCGCCAACAGACGATGCTTTTCCGCCTTCCGCAGCTTGTTGAATAACTCGTTCTACAGTATCTGATAAAGTTTTTGTTTTTTCATATTCTTTTTTACATAAATCTGTGATTCCTCCATCATCAAAATCATAATATTGATAAGCAGAATCGGGATCTCCAGAATGTTTAATTCCAATTCTAGTACCTTCAAATTTAAAAGTTAGCAATGTAGATGAAATATTCGGATATAATTCATAAGCAATAAAACTACCGCTTTTATTTCCTTGTTTTAAGGTAATTTTTTTTGTGTTAGGCTCAAATGTATAATCTTTATTTTTACTCAAAAGAGTTCCGTTTAGAAAAACAAACATTCTATCATTTGATTTAAAATCTTGTGGCAATTGAATTTCGCTTTTATTTTGTAATTCTTCACTAAAAAATTGAGGTTGAATAGTAGATAAATATTTTTCTAGTTGTAAAATAGATTTTTCAGCAACCCGCTTAGAAGATTCTTCTTCTTTTGCAACCATTTCGCGAACGGCATTTTCCACTAATCTATCTTTGTTTCCATCCATTTCTTGAAACGTTTTTTGTTTATAAGCTTCCACAGCATCAATAGCGCTTTTTCTAGCACTTGGTTTATTTCCGTCCATTGAAGAATTTTCAGTTCCAATTGCTTGTACTGCTTTTTCTTTACATGTTTTTAAGTATTCTTCCGCTTCCGTTTTAGCAGAAAGAGCGGTCGCTATAATTTGTTCTTTTAACTCATTTAAGGATCGTTTTGAGTTTTCTAAAGATGCATTCAACGAATCTAAAATTATTTTCCAGTGGCCATTTGTTTTGTTTTCTCCTAAAAATGAAGTAATTTCCTTTTTTTTATTTTCCAACTCTCTTACACTGGTGCTTCTTTTTTCTTCTAACGTTCGATTGTATTCTGTATATTTTTCCGTTAAAAGGTTATTTTTTTCATCTCCAACAGCGTTAACCCTTTGTTTCACTAAATCAAACATAGTTAAAAAAGCTAGTTTCGCTTGGTCGTATACAATTTTAATTTCAGAAATAAATTTATTTACATTCTCAGAATTCATTTGTTGAAATTCTTGTTCATGCCCATTGATAGAAGCTACTAAATTGGAAAAAACTTCGTTTCCTTTTTGAAGAATTTTTCCGGATTGATTTACTCGTTCTTTATCTATAATTACTAATAATTCATCTTTTCTAGCGGTCATAGAATTCAACAAATCTTGTTTATCAACTTCTATTTCTGCAATCAATTTGTTTTTCTTTTTAGATAGCTCATCTTCTAATTTTACTTCGTATAAACGCATTTCTTCTTTAATAGAATCTTTATGTTTCAATACCTGTTGTACAATCGCAGCGACGTCGGAATCTAATTTCGTTCTAATTTTTTGTTCAAGTGCATTGATTTTCTTTAAAGTTTCAATTTCCGTTTGTTGCAACTTCTCAGTTAAGATTTCGTATTGATTTTTCAATTCATCTTTTAGCGTCTTTTGATCACTCACTAATTGAGTTTTTAATTCTGCTAATTTCAATTCTATGTTGTTAACACCTGTTTTTTCGGCAGAATTTATAATTTGAAGAGCATTATTATAGATTTCATTAATTTCTTGAATAGAAGTTTGTAAATTCCCGTTTAACTGCTCTAAAGACAATGACATTTTTGCATCTATTGTGCCTTTGTATTCTTCAATAAAAGAAGAAACATTTTTTTTCTCTTCATTTAAACGTTTTATAACATCTTCTAACATTTCATTTTTTAATGTTTCTATTTCTGTTAATAAATCATCTAATATTGCAGTAATCTCAAGTTTGGCGTTTTGCGCCATATGTTCAGTAGTTTCTTTTTCTATTTTATTCTGAATGTTTTCTAATTTTCCAGCAATGGTGTTAGCAACTTGTTGGTAGAACTCATCTTGTTTTGTATGAAAAAACGATTCAATCTCATTTTTAACTTTTAATTCTATTTCTCTTAAATCCACTTTTCACCTCAATATTTATAAGTTACATATAATACTTTATGCGAAGTAATATTTTTAGAAGTAAAACGAACTTTTTTACCATTAATTTCTTCAATGTACGATGGGGTTACAAAATGATTTCCGTCCATTGAAACAATTAAAATATCATTGATAGAAATAGGTGCTTCCGATAATGAAATTTCAAAAGTATTCCCATCTATAATTTCAGCGTTGCAATATTCATTAAAACGAATGTTGGTCATTTTCTCTTGTTTTAATTCAACGTAAAGCATTTCCAATAAAGATAACAATATGTTTGTATCAATTGCTTGTTTTTTTAATTCTTCAAAATTAATTTTCATTTTCAACTCCGAATATTTTTAACAAATTGGTTTTAATTGTATTTTTATTCATTTTTTCCACGATAATATTTTTATTATCAGGTTTTATAGAAGTGTTTTTATCTACGAAATGAATAACATCTAAAAATTTATCACAAGCTTCGTTTTCATTTCTTTGAAAATGTAATAAAAAATTCTGGTATTCTTGATATGTTAATAAATAAAGTTCGCTGTCGGAATACGATATACAACTTATCTCTTTCACTTCTTGAATGTTTTTCAAAGCATATACGATATAACCGTTTTTACGAATACTTTTTTTAGAATATTGGAATACTTTAAGTTCTTTCAAAAGTGTATTAATATTTGAAACACTATCTATAAAAAGTCCCTTATATAAAGTGCTATTTCTATTTATAATAACAGTTTCTAATGTCTTATCTATTTCATCTATATATTCTAAAGTATCATCTTCTTTTACACCAAATAAGTGAATATCGCATAAATTATGAAAAGAAAAGTAAATATTCTGTATATTTACCAATTTGGAAAAATTTACAAAGAAAGAAGTGTCTTCATGATATTTTAAATAAAAATCCACAGTTTCTAAATTTTGATCTGTTTTTATTATTTCTTTATCCATAATAGAAGTATTTTGTCTATAAATAATATCGTATTCTATGATACGATTATGAAAACTTGGATATTCAATCATGTCTAAGAAAAATTGACCCTTTATAGAATTGTGGCTCATATTAAAATATTCCTTATCTAATGTAAACAATTGTTTTTTTAACTCTTCTTTATAAGACTCCAGATAAGATTTTAAAAACTTTTGTTTTTTTACGAGATTTTTCATTTCTTCGAAGCAAGAAAGTATATCCTTTATTTTGACATTGTATCTTCCGGATATATATTCTGTTTCATAAAATTCTGATAATCCAAACAACGGTTCATTTGCAATGCTGTTCTTTTCATATAAAGAATCAGAATTATCTAACTCTTTTTTTAGATTTTTATATTCTTGTATCATGTTTTATCCTTTCAAGGAAAATTCAAATAAAATATTAGTAAAATAATTTTGAGAAAAATCTTCATTTTCCTTTTGATGCTGATATTTTATAAAAAAAGGATATTTATCAAAAAAAGAAGATGTACAGAGGGTATTAGTATTTTTATCGAAGAAAAAATTAGCCAGATCGTTATCGGATTGTAAAATATTGATATTATCTACATATTTTAGTTTTTCATTTCTTTTATTTTCAGAATTTGTTTTTAAAAAGTTTTTCAACAAAAAATAAATTTGTTCTTTTTCGTTTAAGAATTTTTCAACGATTTTATGATTTTCTCCTAAATCATTTTTAATTTTTTCTACACTAGACGTAGGAAAAATAATTTCTATCGTTTCAAAAGAAATTTTTTCACCTAGTGGTAATTGATAAATACCAAAGCCGGTATGGATTTCTTTGGAAAATTTTTCTTCAAATTCGATGGTTTTTTCTTTTTTGGCAATTAATTTATCGTTATCACTCAAGATACGTAAAGTGAAAGCTCTGTTTTTCTCTAAAGGTATAATTCCTTCTAACTCTTTACTAAAGGTAATGTCCTTAAAAGTAAATCCATCCTCAGTATATTGAAAAATTAACGGAATAACTTCACTACTTTTTTTAGTAATATTGAAAGTTTTTATTTTATACGGATTTTCTATCAAAATATCCACTTTGTTATTATCAGAATAACTTCTGGATAATAATTTACAACTAGCGTTCTCGGTATTAATAGGGTGTTCAAATTCAAAGATTACTTCATTTATTTTTTTAGGCTCAAATAAAACCGTAGTTACAAAGCTTTTTTTGTTATTTCTATTATAATAACGAAAGTAAGGTTCATATAAATTATCCATATGTTCCTTATATCGAATGTAAATGTGTTTCGGAACGATAGGAAGTCCGTTGCCGGCGACGCGATAAAAAGAGTAATAAATAGCGTTTGAAATATCAGAATTTTTAAAGAAGTAGTGTAGTGTCTTTTTATCGTTAGAAAATTGAATTTCATTGGGAGAAATTTCTTGTTCTGTATTCACTCTTCTTGTTAAGCAACCAAGTTCTTCGTTAATTTCCATATTGTACAAAGTAATATTTTTTTCTTTTGCATCTAAAAAATCATAATGTTTAATAAATTTAAAATATTTATTATCCATTTTGGATTTTATATTTTCTTCTATTTTTTTTATTTCTAATAATCTTTTTTGAAATTGATTCCTATTTCGTTCTTCTTTATCCGCTTTTTGTAACAATAATTCTTTTATTTCGAAATTTAAATTTTCGATATCTTGTTGTAATTTATTAAAATCATTAGTATAGGATTGTATTTCTAACAAATTCATTCATAAATCACCAACTTTTTATTTATTTTTTTGTCTATACCTAATTTATCATTAAAAGCTATTATTTCCACTGCATATACTTTTTTATTGATTTTTAAATTAAACACATTGAGACCGGGTTGGTATTTTATTAAAATTTCTTTGTGATTTACTTTTGAAACATCGATAATTAATTTACCGTCTTCATCAAAAACATAATCTAAATCATATTCTAAAGAGATTGGAACTCCTAACTCAAAACCTTTATTGGTGTAATGACAACTATAAAAATAAATATTGGTTTTATTGTTAACAGTAAAAGTAGTAACACTCTCTTTTTCCAACTCTAAATATTCTGAAAAAATTCCATCAAATCCAAAAGGAATGATGTTGAAAATATCTTTTTCTCCATCATAAGAATAGGTTTTTAAAGCATATCTTATAGGATAATCATAATTAAAATTAGAAACTTCCAATTTTACTTTATTTAATTGGGTTATTTTATCGAATTGTATTTTATTATCAATAAATTTTATTTTATTGTACGTATTTGCTTGATTATACAAATCAATTAATTTATCTATTTTTCGATTTTGTGCTTGGATTACGGAATTGTATAAGTTTTTACTTTCTAATTCTTGCGGTAGATTTAAAACATTATTTAAATTTTCATTTAAAATAACTTTGGCAGAACTAATAGAATTTAATAATGTTTCTATTTTTAAGTCAGTAATACCAATGCGTTTTGTTGTAATCATTTGTTTGATTTTGTTTTTTTCTTCTTGATTTTTCAATAATAAGATTTCTTCCGTTGAAATCAAATACACCACATCCTATGATAAGAGCGGAAATGAAATCCGCTCTTTTTTAAACAATATGAAAAGTGACAATTTTAAATTCCCATTCTTTTTCTAAAGACAAAGTATCATTTATATGCACAACTTGCCAATTTTCTAAGAAATTATCTTTTTCTTTATACATAATCACTTGATTATCTTTTTTGTTAGGCATTTGAATAATTTCTAGAACATTAGCTTTTGCATTTACATTACACAATAATTCTTCATCATTTATTCGAATAATATAAGTATTTGGAGTGTAAACAGTAACTTCAAAATCTGTAATCAAGTTAACTAATTCTTTTGTGCCTTTTTTTATAGCTTTTACATCTATTTTAAAAATACTTTGATTACCGGAAGATAGCTCAAATCCTTCGTTTACTTTTCGTTTATTTACAAAAATATAATAGTCTACATTCGGAAGTTTATCTAAAATATATAAATTTTTAGGAAAATTTATCATTTCTGTATTTTTTATATTTAACGTAGGAATCGGAATTGGCTCTGCAAATACTTCCACAAATGAATGAACAGTTTCAGATTTGTTATAAGGAATTTCAGAAGTTACTAATCTATCGGTTGTATATAGAAAAATATCGTAGATTCCATCAGGAAAAGGTTTCACGCCATCTTTGATGATTTTATTTGTAGTTCCGCTAACTTCTTGTGTTTGCCAATTTTTATTATCAAAAGAATAATAAATATATTTCGCATCTAAAGGATCTTTTACGATCACGTTCCATCCATCAAAAGAAGTATCGGTAATCACTGAAACATCTTTTATAATTTCAGGTTTTTGCAATCTTTTGATATCAACTGTAATTTCGACTCTCGTAGTAGTGGAAAAAACATCATGATACGTTTTATAACGTAGATATAAATATTTTTTTCCATTATTTTTATCTTCTACTAATTGATTCGGATCTATTACAAAGAAATTGAATTTAGTAGAAGCGAAATTTTTTCCATCGTATGAAATTTCATAATGTTCAGCACTATCTAAATCGGTCCAAGTGATGATATTGTTTTCTACCGTAATGGTAGTTTTTTTAATTTCACCAAGTATAATGGAAGCTTTATTGATCTGAAATTTAAAATTGTTTTCTAAAGATGTTCCATATTTAGAAACACCCTTGATAGTTAACATATAATGTCCGCTTTCGAAAATCCCACCATCTTGTAATAGGAAATTAAAAAATCTTCTATCTTTTATATCAATAAAAGCGTTTTGCTCTTGACTAACCTCTAGTAAGATTTCTTTGTCTAAAACGTTAATTCGATATTCTTTTTCTATTACATATTCTCCGTTTTCCAGCTTTATTTTATTTAATTTAGCATAAAATTGTGTAACATCTTTATGCGTGTTATTCCAAGTAATTGTTACCATGTTATCTCTTGGGGTGTAATAAACTTTATTAGTGGAATCAAAAATAGGAATAAATTGAGCGGTAGTATCTACCATAAATTTATAGGTTTGTAAGGAAGAAACGTTCCCGCTTTTTTCTTCTACAAAATAACAAAGATATTTATTGCCATTGCTTTCGAAAGTTTTTTCTTCCGTTTCAAAACCATAAATTTGTTTTGTATCATACTCTAACTTTTGAACAGGGAATTGTGTAAATGTTTTGTAATCTGCTTTTTTTAGTTCATCAATTTCGTATTCTTCTACAAATTTATAATATATATTTTTTACATTATTGCTAATGGAAGCTACAATTTTCACATTATTTGTAATGAATCTTTCCTGAGTCAAAAATAGCAAATCATAACTGATTTTTGTACTAATGTAATATGTTTTTTCGATGAGTTCGCTTTTTCTTCCAAGTGGATCTACTAATTGGAAAGTTAGTATATAGCGCCCATCTAAATCATGTTGCTTTTTATTAACTTCTGTTAAATTATCTCGGACTTTAACGGAAATTATATCAGTTTTTCTAAAAATAGGAATTTCCATTTTTTGCAACACATTTTGTGGATTGGATAAATAATTTACTATTACTTTATCAAATTTAAATTTATCTCGATGTTCATGGTAATTTTCGATATCTTGATAAGTGGTTTCGTTAATATCGAAAGCAATCTCTGAAGCGTTTAAACCAAAGTATTCACTACCGGTACCGTTAGCGTGAACAATACTATTTATAACGGGACTTCTTTTAGTTACGACAATGTAATATGTATAATAACCATTTTTTTCATTTATGTTACCAAGTCTATCTCTTGTGATAAATCGTAATTCCCAAACACCTTCTTTTTGATCATGAATATTACATTTTTTTGCAATTTCAGTAAAAGAGTATTCGCCTATTTTGGTTGGAATAGGTAACCTACATTGATACTCATTGGATGTACCTGGCTCTAATAGTTTAATTTTGTAGAATTGACCTACAATTTGTTCATCTGGTTTTTCACTTCCGTCATCTAATGTAGATTCATTATGAATGGTCGTAAAAACAATTTTATCCATGTCAGATGTATATGCATATTCGTTTTCTTGTTTCTGATTAAAAACTCGGACTGTTCCTTCTAAGTTTTTTGCAAAAATAGGTTCACTTGCATTGCCTATTTTATTTACTTCTACCGGTTTTGAATAGAATTTATAATTAGAAAGACCATTAGGATGTTTATAAGACCACTCATAACATACTAATTTGTAAAAACCAACTTTTACGTTCTCTAGATTATTCTTTAGCCAAGATAGTTTTAATTCATATTTTCGTTTTGTATTAGAATCCGATAAATAGTATTTACTATCAACTTTTATTGGTGTTTCTGTTTCATCGTATGTTACTCCATCAGAAGAATACGATAAAAAATAATAGAATCCATCAGAATCTTCTGATTTTTGAATTGTCCAAATAAAATCTGTTTTTTCTAATTCGTTTGTAAATAGTTTTTCTGGCTCTATAGATATTTCTGAAATAACTTCGAAAGAAAATTCGTAAGGGTCACTTGCATTACCAGAATAATCATATGCTATTACTTTACAATCATATTCTGAATTTTCAATCGAAACAGTATTCCTAAGTAAAATTTTTCCATCTGTTTTATTCGCTTGTACAACGTAATCAGGAAAAGAGTTATATACAGAAGTGCCAAATTTATTTTTAAAAAAGAAATGAACTTCTTTGTATTTCCATCCGGCATAACTTTTTGACTTTCCATTGTTAGTGACTTCTATTCTGAAATATTTTTTATTTACAGTCATTTTTTCTTTTCCGATGTATAAATCTTGCGAAGGTATAGAAACGACCGGAGTTTCTGGCTTTGTATTGTATACAAAGAATTTCATGGAACTTGTGGTACTTTTATTATTCGCAAAATTACTTGTTTGAAATTGCATAGTATAGACTCCTTCTTCTTGAAAAACATGTCTCGGTATTACAATTTTATTTTCTTTTGCATCATTCCCTTTTATTTTAAACGTTCCTTTTAATTTTGACTTTTCATCAAAAAACAATTCATAATCCAAAGAGTAAAAATTGCTTTTTCTTTGAAAGTTCAAAACAATTGGGATATTTTTGTATATTTCGGCATTGCTGAAATAATAATATAAAGAATTTTGTTCTTCATCAACGTTGCTTTCATCGAAAAGAGGTAAGTCTAAATATGTCACAAACTCTTTAGAATAAGCAAGCTGCGTTTCATAAGGAGTTGGATTTTGTTTTAAATAAAATTCGCCAATGGTACCTTTTTCCCCAAATTGAATTTCTTGCCCTCTTTTAACAATTAAGTTTTTCGTTTGAAAAGGGATACTTTTTACTTCATTTGTAAAAGAAATGGTATTTTCTCCACATAGACGGTCCCATAAATCGTAAATTTGAACCGTTATTCGATAAGGAGAATTTTTTTTAGTATACCACTTCGGAACTAGATATCTATCTTCTTCAATTCTAACAAAGTCTTGCTCTAAGCCTAGGAAAGAGCAAAACGCATCCTTCGGTTTTCCTCTTAAAACCCCTTTTTCTGTAAAATCATATTCTATTTCATCTTCTAAATTCGGATAAGCTTTAGAAAAATCAGCCACAGTTTTATGCAAAATTAAATCTTCTTCTGTTTTCCAAGGCTCTGTAAATTCATTCAGGAACTGGTGAATAAAATCAGCTTCTATTTTAATTTTAGAATAATGTGGGAACTTAGCTCCGCTCCAAGTGATAAACCCTGAAAGTTTATCTGTTTTTAAAAAATCTTCATTTTCGATAACTACTTCACAAGGCGAAGATTTGAATTTAACAAAAGGGTTGTCAAAAGAAATATCCTGCATTAAAGGAATATAAACATTGTTGACGCTTGCGTGAATCTCTAATTTTAAAAAATCTTGTTGTTGGTTAAAGTTAACAAATTCAGATATTTTGAACACTTGTTCCTTTGTGTAAAACACGGAGGTTCCGTCGGAATAATCACCTACATATCTTTGATCTTCCGCATACAATATAAGTTTATAACGAATAACATTAGGGAAGGAATTTTGCCAAGTTAAATACATTGTATCGTGTTTAAAGTCATAATAAGTTTCAAAATTGGTAATTTTATATTCTTTTTTTTCTTTATTTTCAAATGTTAATAATGTATTTTTATCTATAATTATGGCACCAAGATAATCTTCTTGTACTTTATATTCTATAAATAATTCTATATCTTTCGTATAATCACTTTTTGTTAAAAATAAAGTAATTTTATGTTTTGAATATTTTTCACCGATTATATTGCTTTCCACAGGAACTAAATTTCCATTCACTTTAACTTCTTTTAAAAATTTATAAGGATATTTACTGAAAACATCACATTTATAATACCGTCCGTAATCCTCTAATGAATATAAAAATTGAGCACCTTTTTTAGTTTCAATACCGATAGTATCCTTCAAAAACCTTTTTTCGTCGCCGGCGACGCGTTCTGTAATTTCGAAATAATAAAATTCACTTTCTAACAAATTCTTATCCGGGATCTTAAATGTAATAAAACGATTATTTTTAATTTCTTCTATTTTAACTTTGTATTTATCAGTATAATTACCTACAATGTAAAAGGAATATTTAGAAGTATCCAAATCTAACGGTTTCATATTATCAGGGATATTATAGTAATATATATGGGGTTCATATCTATAATCCACAAAATATGTATAATCGACGAAGAAAGAATAAGTTAAGCCGTTTGACTCTACGATAATTTCATAAAAATTTTGAACGTCAGTAATTTTTTCAAGAGGGAAAGAAAAAATAGATAAATCGTTATCTTCGTACAAATTCCAATCGTGCGCAAATAGGTTTTGTTTTAAATCAACATTTTGAATATGTGAATTCCAAGAGTTTTTTACAATGCAGGAATCCACAACTAAACAATCAGATATGATAGCGACGAAACGTTCATTTTGCTTCTCTACAGATAATATCATTATTTATCACCTTTGATTTTTCTTATATCCTCTCTTATTTCTTCTAATTCTTCAAAAACTTTTTTAAAACATTCTATATGTAAAGCGTGAATACCGTTGTAATCCACTTCTAAAAATTTATCCTTACGTAATTGAACTGCTTCCGGAAACACTTCTTTTAACTCTTGTGCAATAACACCGGATGTTTTTTTAGAAAACCCTTTCTTGTAAAAAGAATATCCGGTTAGCTTTTGCATCTTTTCTTTTGCGTGATTGATAGGGGTAATATCCGTCTTTAAATTTCTATCAGAAGTAACCCACAGATCACCTTTTAATGATATATTTCCTCCTACATTGATATTTCCTTTTGTTATCGTGTGTCTATTAGAAATATCCCCTGCGTTAGAGAATGTAATAGTAGGTGTAAAACCAGAAACATTAGTATAACCAAATTGAAAAGAAGCTCCTTGATCTAAAGCAGCATTCCCTATTGAAAAATTTAAAAAAGAATTACCGATGCCACCGACCGCTTCGAAATAATAATTTTTATTTAATTTATCAAAGTTCATAACAAAACTTTCTGTATTATTTTTAGAAACTTCTATTTTATTTTTACTAAAAGAAATATTTGTAATAGAAGTAGCTTTTTCGACTGTACCACCTTTATGAATATTTAAGAAATCTTTTTTATCTCGGTTTGCATCTGCAATTGCATTTTTAATTCTAGAATCTAGTGAAGATTCTAAATTTTTTCGATTTTGAGCTTCTAATTCAAGTTTTTTTATTAAATCTGTAAAACGATTACCGGAATTAGTATCATTTCCAGTAATTACTTTTTCTAAAGTATCTATTTTTTCGTTTAATAATTTAGCCGTTTTAGCAGTAATTGCATGTTTTTCACTTTCACTTTTTAAAGAAGTGATTAATTGCGTAATTCCATATTGCCCTGTCGTTGCTTTTGGCGGAGATAATAAATCGGACCATTTATGTTTATGCCCATTTGGAGAGCATTTACTATGTAATGTATCTAAATCTTTTTTTAAAGAAGAATACATTTTCTTAGCACCATCTACACTAAAGGCTAAATGATCGTTATCGGTTTTTAAATTAGAATAATCGGAAATGACATTTACAAGATAACCATTTGTATCTCGAATTAAGGAATTGTTTGACAGTTGAATTGGAATAACTCCGTCTTTATCTGTTTTTACTTTTGCAAACGGGTATTTTTTATTTGTCGAAGGTATAAAGCTAGAAAATAGAAAATTATTTTGAGCTATCTTCTTTTCGGTATCGGTTAGTATTTTCTTAAAGAAAATCAACTCATCTATAATTGCGTTTCCTATAAAGGAAAAACTATAGGAAGCTGTATTAAAATTATAATTTTTTACTATTTTTTCTTCATCTTTACTAATTACAGTAATTTGTTCATCCGCAATATCTAAAAAAATAAAGGAGGTAGGTTCCGATATAGAAAAAACATATTGTTTTTTATCACTGTTTTGAACCTCAAAAGTCAAGTTTGAAAATTCAGAGCATTTTAGCATAATGGTACTATTCGTAAAAGAATTTTCAGAAAGATAAGTCATTTTAGCGAAAGGGTTCAACCCTTTATTTTCATCAATTTTAAAAGTTTCATTTTTTAATTTAAAATGAGAACCTTCGAAAATTCCGTTTTTATATTCTATCTTGTCCAAGACATTGTCATTTACCAATAAAGCTGCATCATGTTTTAATGTTTTTAAATCTATATATTTTACAGATTTTCTACAATCGTAAAAAACATCTATTTTTTCCCCATCATTAATTATGATTTTATCTTCGCTTCTTTGTAAACTTTTCGTGTTGATGTTGGTCGCCGGCGACTTTAAAATATCATCTTCCTCTATAGAAAAATTTTCATCATAGAAAAAGGTTTTGATTGAATTTGCACCATCAAATAAATACAAAGAATTAGGTGAAGTACAGAAACAAATTTTACTTACATTAGAAATATATTTCGTTAAAGACTCTTCTTTTATTTTCTTTTTCGAAACGGTATCCACTATTATTAAATTTCCATTGTTTTGTAAAATAAACAAGCTATTACCAGTGATAGATAGTTGTTTAACGGAAGAAATATCGAAAAAAGGTTCTTTGATATTTGTATTATCAAAACGTTTCATTCTATATATATGACTGTCATTTTCCCTTATATAATAAATAAAGAAACGGTCAGCAACTATCTGTAATACTCTGGATTCTAAATTGGTAAAAATTTTTTGTTCTTTTTTGTAAGTATCGTAAATAATAATTTTAGATCCGTTTGTTAAAATAACATCATTGGTTTCTACGTCTTTATAAATAAGATCGAAATCAACTGAAATTTTTTCATCATTAGCATAGAATGCCCGTTGATTGTTTACTCCGTAACGTACACCATCATATAGGAAAACATTCTTGAAACCGGAAGCCACCATATTTTTGTAATTTTCATTTTCAGGACACACAAAACAACAATGTTCCCCTAACCAAAAATAGTCTCCTTTTTTATATTTTTTAGAATTATTATAAATTCCTTTAAAAGTATTTTTACCGAATAACTCTATTAAAATATTTTCTAAAATATTTAAATAATTTACAGAACTATTCCACTTATATGCTGTGAAATTAGGTTTTTTTGAAGTGATTGACATTTCTTTCACTACGCTCAAATGTTTTCACCATCCTTAAAAATATCAAAAGAACTATTTGAACTTACAATGGAAGCATCTAATAGTTTCGTGTTGAAATAATATGTTCCAGGAGTTTTAAAATTATCTATATAAAATTGATCTTTTGTATCAGAAATGGAAATGTTAGAGAATACTGTTTTTCGAATTGTATTAACAGGTTCGTTTACCGGTAAAATTAGAATACCGTCATCAGTTATTCCGTTAATAGAAAAGAAGCCGTTCATATCTTCTATAATGGTATTATTTTCTACGGAATATAAGGTGTTTATTTTAATATTTTTTGATAAGAGTTGTTTTATATCAATTGGTTGTATTTCGCTCGCTATATAACAAATATCATCTCTTTCTTCTTTGAAAAATGTAAGATTTTCGTTTAAAAGAATAGAAGTATTGCTACTTTCCAAAATATAAAAATCTTTATAAGAAAACAATTCGGTATCCATTTCTAAATATATTCTATCTACGTTAATATCTATATCAAAAGTATTATTTAACATAGATGATGTAATTTCTATTCTTTTTACAGTAGAGTCTTTATAGTTATAAAAAAATAAAGTACCTGTAAAATTTTTTACATTTTCTTTTTTACACATCAAAGATATGGAATTGATATGAATATTTTCTAATTCTACAAAACCAGTTGCTTCGAAAAGATATGTTAATTCTATATTTTCGAACGACTTTATAGGTTGAAAATAAATATATTTTTCATTTTTTGTATTATAATAATACTTTTTATTACCTTCTATATTGAAAAAGAAAATTACTCCATTTTTATACGGACGTGTTACAAAGTCATTAATAGTTTTATCATCAGAATCATAAATGGTAACATCCTCTTCTTTTGCGTTTTCTATAAAAATTTTATAAAAAAGAGGTTTTCGACTGTATTTATCCGTAATTAACAAATCTTTTGAAAACGGAACGGCGGTTTCTAATTCGTCATTACTTTCTACCTGAATGTTAGAAAATGGATTAGAATTTCTGCAAATATAATCTTCTATTTCAGGAATATAACATTTGTATTGTGCCTGTTCTTTGGAAACTAACTCTACTCGATCAGTGCATTTAAAATAAACGGTTTTTCCTTGATTTTCTTTCCAAAGGTTTTCTATATATCCTAATTTATTCACTAATGGAAAACGATAACTATCTGTATTTGTATAAAGAATTTTACCGTTCATTCTTGGAAAAAGGACATCGTCTTTAATAATATAAGGAACATTCGTTATGAATCGCTTTATATTTTTTAAAGAAAACGGAGTGTTTGCTTTTAATTTGACAACGTTATTTCCGATTAAAAAACTTTGTTTTTCCCATATATACGTGTTTTCAAAGCAAATTGTATTATTTTTAAAAAAAGCTTCGTATTGAGTTTTCGGATATTGTTTTAACAAGTCAGAAATAATAGATGTTTGATTTTGTACTTTATCTATCTTTAAGGAAATGTTTTTTTGACGAAAACTATATGAATCTAAGGAAGAGATTGGGTAAATAAGAGGGAATTTAGGTAATTCTCTTTTTTTTATTTGAATGAATAAATTATAAAAATAGAAAGCGTTGGTAACAATTTTCATTTCTTCTAGAAAAGTAACGCTAAGATCTTTATTAATCTTGTGCAATTTTACTTTATCTTTTTCTATCACTATTGAGAAAGTACCGGATTCAAAATCATCTTTTACAAAATTTCCAACAATAGAAACATATTCATCCTGAAGGTCAACATGATAATCCGGAGATTCTTTAAACACGATTTTATCTTTATCGTTAAAAGGTTGAAAATGATTCCTCAAAATAAAATAATTGATTCCGCCGTTTAAAGTATTATCAAATTTGTGTTTAAAAATTTTTAAGAAAGAATTCATTTCTAAGGAAGATAATTTTCTATTTTTTATTTTAAAATCATTTAAACCTAAGAAGTTTAATTTATTGTAAATATTACTATAATTATCTTGTACTTCTTCTAAAAAATCTTTTCTGTATTTTTCTAAATCTCCTTGATGATTAAAGTACACATATTTGTAATCAGAAAAAAAATATTTTTTACCTAAAGAAATTTTTGTAATGATATTTTCTTTTCTTAAAAAAATTTCGTTGAATTCTATATATTCTATATTTGTATATTTTTCGTAATTCGCTAAAGGAATACTAAAAACACATTCTTTTAAATTGAATAATTCCCGTTCTTTATTCATATTTACAAAATCTTGAGATAAATGAGTCTTTATCAGATATTGTTTTTGTCGAAAGGAAATTAATAAATACATAAAATAATCATCTGAAATTTTTACATCATGAATAATATAATTATCTACGTTAAGAAAATACTTTGTTTTTTGAGAGGATACGTTATAAAACACAATATAATTATCTTGTAGAAAAAAACTATATTCTATATTTCCTAATAATATTGTTTCTAAAAAAGGTTCCTTCCTTTTGTGAATATAACTGACTTCTTCAGAAGAAAAAACTGTGTTATACGGAGCGTTATGAAATTGTTTTTGCTTCACTTCTTTATAATGATGTCGTTGCAATAATTGAATACTAGCTTTAGTTTTTAACATTTTTGTTAAAATATCATGTTTTCTTTCTTTAAAATAAAAATCATTTTTAATTTGTTCTAGATTTTCACAAGTAAAAGCTTTGCTTTTTCCAATGCAAGACATGATTTTTTTTACTCCACTATTTTCAAAATCTATTCCGGGAGTAATATTATCATAAAATGAATTAGATAAAATGGACATTTTATAACACGCTACCTTCTGTTACTACATCATATGAATGAATAATCAATACTTCATCTACATCTTTATTATAAATAGGGGTTCTGTAATTTTCTCTAAAATAATAATTATAATTAATACCTAGCAACTCTTTCTTTATTTCTAAATTAGAAAAAGTGGACAATGTCTCTTTTACAGAATTTAAAAGAATTTCTTTTTTTATTTTGACTTCTTCATTTTCCATATAGCTGGTATTCAAAACTAATTTTAAGTTTTGAATTACGCTATTCATGATTTCTTCTTTATTTGCTAAAAAATCTATTTGTTCTTTCAAACCAAAAACATTAACTTCTACAATATTCGGCTTTAATAATTGAATATTAGAATCTTTAAAATAATTCACGATGTGTTTTGCATTAATTATGATTTCATCCAATTTGTTTGTGTCATATGGGTAAATAGTAATGTAGCTAACGCCGTTGCTATCTTCTATATGTACGTTTTTAATTCGTTTATCTTGTAAAAGCTGATTTTTTATTTTCTCTTTATTGGAGTACCCAAAATTCTGTAAAATACTTTTCGCTCTTGAAAGAAATTCAAAGTCTGTTTCCACTTCATTTGGTATTCGTCTAATAGAAATAAGATACAGTTTTTGTATTTCTTCAAAAATATTTTTATCAGAAGAAATTTTAGCTTTATCAGCGTCGATAATTATCTTAAAATCTTTACTGATCAATTGATGTTCAATTGTTCGCTCGTTAGAACGCTGTAAAGATATTTTTTCAACAGAATTACCGATTTGAAAATTAGAAACGGTTTGATAAATTCGACCATCTATTTCTAATAAACAATCTTTTTCCAATAATAAAGAATCTTCGGAAGAAAATAACAATTCTACTTCATAAAGATCATCATTGTTTCCTTGAATACGATAAATGTTATAAAACGATAAGAAATCATCTAAATCTGTTCCGGACATATTTTCGTATAGTAAGCTATTTAATTTCTCTTCTATTTTGCTATTACAAAGTTTATTATATTCATAAAAAGCTTTCAAAATATCATAATCAAAGGAAGAACTATCAATCGAAATACCGATAGCTGAAGAAATAGAATTTATTAATTCTTCGAAAGATTGATTTTGTATCTTGTACAACTCGTTTCACCACCTTTATATTTTGATTTGTTTTTCTAATAATGAATATTTTTTATCATCTTGTTTTAAATAAAAAACAATAGTCAATAAAGAGGGTTCTAAGAGAAATACAAAATCAATTTTTGGCATTAAAGTGTCATATTTTCCTTCTAATATTGAAAATAATCTTTTTTGTATTAATTGCTGAATGTTTTGCTCATTAAAAATGTTTCTTTTATTTTTAATAAATTCTTGTTCTAACCATTTATTAAAAATAAAGTATGTTAGGATAATAGATTTAGACATTTTGTATTCTGTTAGGTTTTTATCAGATAATACAATATCACTAAATGCATTTCCTCGAAGATTTAGATCGCCGTTTTCATTTAAGGAAAATAACATATTACCGTTTCCTTTCACGATGTACAATTAAAGTGTTATTATCATCTCTTTGAATATTATCAACACCTGCGATATAATCACTTTTTTCTCCACCGCTCTCTTTTGTAAATTTGTTTAAAGAATTGAAAATTGCCATTTTAGCAAGTTTTTTTCTATCAGTACTTTTTTTTTCGTTTTTATCTAAAATAGCAGAAATTTGATCAATTTTTTTAAAGACTATTTTTAAAAAAGCAACAACTTCCAACATTTTTAAAAACCCCATCTTGGTTGGAAATGTGAAAGCAGGAGTTAAAAAGGTGGAAGGAATATTGACCATCTTTGTCATAAAGTCAGTGAATAAATCATCTGCTTTTTTAAAGAACTCCCAAGATTGAATACTATCACTGGTTCTTCCATAAACAGTATTTGTTTCTTGAGCTTTTACACCCTCTACCTTTATTCTTCCTTTTTTACCATTTGAAGGTTCTATTCTGAATCACCCACCTTTTTGAAAAGTATATAAGCAAGTTCTTTTTGCACCAGAAAACCAATGCTAATATTAGAATATAATTGAAAATATACAATGGAACTATTCGCTATATTGATAGCGTCAATGCCTTTAAAGCTGTTGTTAGGGAAAATTATAATGTCTAAAAGATATCCTTTGTATTTTTCAAAAATATCAAAATTCACTTCTTGGTTTTCTTTCTTTATTGTTTCGTATTGATTTTCTTTTTGAAATTGTTTAGATAATTCTTCAATTTTGTTTTGAAAAGCATTATTGAAGCTAAAAACAGGGTTAAAACCAAACGAAATGTTATTTTCAGTGGTTAACTTCATTTTATTTTTGATGTAACCGAAGCCTTTATGAATAAAATTATCTTTTTCTAATTCGAAAATCACTCCAACATTTTGTATTTTCATGCTTCACTCACTTTCTTGTTTTTCAAAATATTCAAACACAAAAATGGATTTTTGTCTATTTGACCCCTATATATACTGGAATATGATCGCTTACATCACGTTTATTCGCATAAGGATAATTATAACTGCTACATACAACGTAATCTTCCATATTCTTAGAAATAACAATATTATCAAATACATTATTTACTTGATTGTTTTTTGTTAAACTTGTCTTTTTATGGATTTTAGAAATTAAATAATTAGATGATAGTACAAATGTTAAATTTTGAGCAGAAGAAGCTGGAGAATAGATCGGTTGTTGTCCTTTGTTTACAATCTCCATGTTACAGTCAGCCATTAAGGCGACACCGTGTTCTTTATGTGATTTCACATAATCTTCCATGTCAAACAATACTTTTTGGATAAAATGTTTTCTTTGAGATTGTATATCTGTTTGTCCTTGTTTGGATACACCGTATAAAGCATGAAACCAGAAAAACATAATTTTTTTAATTCCACTTTTGTATAATTCAGTGTTCGGTTCAACATCAATTAAAGCTTTATGGTATTTTCTATTTCTTTCGTTTACGTTTTGATTTTGCGGATCTCCTCCAAGACCAACTAACTCAAAACTTCCTTTTTGCTTTCCAACTACAGCTCCGTATTCAGAACCGTGTTCGTTACTCATTAATTTCCCAGTGTTTAAATAAAAATTCCCGTTATCCGGAACAATCGCTTTGATGAAATCTTCATATGAATAATTTAATCCATCAATATTTTTTTGTCCTTCTTCTTTGCCATTAAAGCCATCATATAATTCTACAAGAAATGTGTAATCAAACAGATTGGTTATATAAGTTCTTGTAATTTCCTCTTTTTTAGAGATCCTTTTTGTCACATCTTCTTTTACAAAAGTATGGTTTTTTGAAACATCTCCGTCATATAAATCTGAAAGTGATTGTAAACGAACGTTGAAGAAAGCAAACGTTTGTTGGTAAGTTCGACCTAACGGAGCGTTAGTGAAAGGATTATAACGGGTTCTCGCTTTCTCAAACTCTTTTGGTCCGACATATGCATTTCCGCCAACAATAGCGTTTCTAGCTTTTTTATTATTAAACCCTAAAACTCCTTTAAACAATTCATGTAGATTCAAAGTAACAACAGAAATTAGAAAATCTCCTATAGTATTAAGTAACGGACCAATTCCAACTCTAATGGAGTGTGCATATCTTGAAATTTTTCTAGAGAAGTTGTTTAAATATCTGGAAACCAAACTTTTGTGATTTCCATATTCATAATGATTAAAAAAAGCGCTTTCTAAACAAGTCGGTATTTCAGCTTTTCCTTTTCTTGTCATAGGAATAAATCTTAGCGGAATAGGCGTTGGAGCAATCATGTTATTAAAACTAGCTCCGGACATTTGTAATTGTTCAGCTGCATCGTATCTCAAAATAATGGAAGCATATTTAATACTTTGAGTTACCGTTTTTAAATATAAACCATACAATCTAGCTAAAATAGAATGTTCTGTCACTTCGTCTTCTTCTTTTATCGTTTCAAGTGATTCATCTGTAATATTATATGTTTTGGCAAATTCAGCAGATAATTTATAGCCGATACTTTGAGAGAAGTGGTCTAATGTAGGATCTTTAATATCGAATAATGCAACAACATCAACTATTGTGATCAAACCTCTGTTATCTAATACATGTTCGAAAGATTCTACTTTAAAGATACCGTAAGTAGAAGAAGTTTCATCTAGTAACGTTATAGTGTCATTTGTCTGAATATCTTTGTTATATAACATAAATATTCTTCCAGAATATACTGTTTCCAACGATTTGATTAATTGAGAAGCGGAAGATTCTATTTGTAGCATCATATTTTTATCCGTTAGTTCTTGTCCCAAAGAATTTGGTCCATGCGTTGCCGGCGACATATGATATTTCTCTTTTTGGGGATCATTTAAAATAGTGACAATAAGTTTTGCATTATTTTTGCCTAGCGTAGTAGGAAAAGAGATTGCATTGATTACTTCTTCGTTAATTTCTATCTTGTGAGAAATCAAGTTAATTCTACTGATAGCAAAATGGTTTTCAGAATATTTTCGGCATTGATTTCTATGTACTAAATTGCTTAAACCCTCTCTAAAATCCACGTTGCTTTCTACTTTGTCAGATTTTGTAATGCTGGGAATATCGGGTTCATTTTTGATATCAGGATCTACTTGTTTTAATTTATTTTGAAAATCTATAAAAAATTTCATAGGAGATAACGGAGAAGTATTCCCTTCAATAAAAATTTCTTTTAAAAGAGTTCCGGAAGTATTAATTACATAATCAGCGTTCATTGTTTTATAAAACATGTGTCTTCTGATCAATAAAACGGTTTGAAAATCTCCGTTTTCTCTAGTATCCCAAAATGCATTCATGACAAAATTTTCATATAAATTTCCAATTTCTGCAAAAGAGACGTTTTCAAAAACATATTTTAATTCTTGTGTATCATCAATTACGAATCGGGTAAGACTTTCCCCAGAAATATTACCATCAGCATCGTAATCTACATTACCGTTCGCTTCATCTGATTTTGTAAGATTTTGTTTTAATATAGCAGAATTATTAGGGACTATCGTAGTAGATAGTCCACTTTTATTCGGTATGATATATTTTTTTATATCGGCCATTATTTTTCTCCATTCGCTTTTTTTATAGGAGCTAATACGTTCCCTTTTATCATTTTTTTAAGTTGTTCTAAATACATGATCATATCAGCAGGTGTAGTACCGCAATATTGTTTTCCCGTTTTAGAATTTTTTAAATGCGGTAGCGCTTCTTCGAAATTTTTATCTTTTGTTCCGCTGAAGTTCTTATCTATCACATGCTCGAAATAACTACTAATTCCATCAGCTGGATTATCATAAACTTTAAAGTATAAACCAGAAGTCATAGATTTTGTATAATTCGTTTCATTACTTGGGTTTGCTGTAATACCAAAGAAATTATTTTCTCCAACTTGTTTTCTTCCCCAGTTCGATTCGAGAGCAAATTGAGCAATTGTAATAGCCGGATTATATCCTCTATCTAACGATTCTGCTACTAGCGCTTGTATAATTCCGTTATTCAAAACTCTATTGTGCGCATCGTCATTTTTCAACCAATGAACCTTATCGAAATCAATATTTGACCAATCTATTCCATCAAACGTGGTTCTGCCGTTCATTTCTTTTATCTTTTTGATTTTCTTTAGAGAATCCTTTTTATCTTTAGAAGTGTTCAAATTAGTCACTTTTCCTTTTCCTTGTTTCATCTTGTAATAAACATTATTAATATAAAGCAATGGATTGCAATAATGAGGTTTATTGTTTAAAATAACCCATTTTTCAAATTCATGTCTAGTATCATCTGTACCATCTGCAAACTTACAATATTTATATAAAGGAGCGGTATCATCTCTAATTTCTAAATGTAAATGCGGTCCGGTACTATGACCGGTATTTCCCATGATTCCTAATATGTCACCTTTCTTTACATGTTGCCCAACTTTGACTTGTCTGTTTTCTAAATGCATATATACACTTCTTAAAGTATCAGAGTGTTTTACAGTAACGAGGTTTCCGGCTCCATTACTGAAAGTACTGGTTACAACCCATCCATCTGCCACGCTCAACACTTTAACATCACTTTTAATAATGTTTTTTCCGACCTTTGGTTGCAAATCTACACCGGTATGAGGTCTAGGTGTTTTATAACTGTTTCTCCAAATCGCAAAAGGACTTGTTACTTGATAACCATCAAATTTATTTTCAAAAGGGGAACCAAAAATTATATTTTCTGTATCAGGAGAAACGCCTATATTTTCAAAATGTTTTGCAATTTCTTTCACATCTTGTTCTGTGAATTCTGTATATTTTTGATTTTGTAAAACAAATTCATAAGGAGTACCATCTAACGTTTCACATTTTTCAGGAGCAGAAGTCATAGTTTTTTCATCATGAATAACATGAAGTAGTCCATATGTTTCGTAATCTTCATCTATATTGAAAGTATTGCGAATAATAGGAGAAAAATTCTGTCTATCAGAAATTTCTCTTTCGGAAGTTCCAAAGGCTTTGTCCAAATTTTTAATATCATTTGCTGTTCTGGCTAGAAAATTTCCTTTTTGTATAACGGAATCTTCCAAAGTATTTCTTACAAAGTTTTTTGTTACAATCTCTGGTAATCTGGTTAAAGCGATATCGGCAATATAAGAAAATGAAAAACGGTTTGGATTAACAAACACGTGGTCTTTTAACCATCCATAAAAAAGGAAGAAATTCAATTTGGAGCATTTGTGTTTAATATTTGCAACTATTTTTGCATAAGTTTGATCTTTTATATCCTTTAAAGCGCTCATTTCATCTTTGATAGCAACCATTTCTTTTTTGAAAAGTTTTTCAGAAATTTTTTCAAAAAAACCAATGTCACTTTCTATTTTTCCATAAATATTCTTATAAAGAGAAGGTGTGAAGTCGGTACAAGAAAATTGAATCATATTAAAATTTTCGTTAATAGTGGTAATCACTCCGTTAAAAACTGTTTGTGAATCTTCAAATGAGTAGCCAAGATGAATACGGATTTCATCTCCAGGCTTAATTGCTTGCATACGGATTTTTCCATTTTCTTTAATTTGAATGTGAAAACTTCCATCGTCCAGTGAACGGTTAAAATAAATTCTATTTGCATAATTTAAAGAGAAAAGACAAGTTTTTATTTTTGTTTTCGGGTTTTTGACAATAGATATATTTGTTAGTCCCTTCAGTTGTATATGAATATGAGACTCATTTCTTGTTTCATCTACTGTAGTGGTATTTTTGGATTTTGTTAAAGCATCCGTTTCATAAACCTTGCTTGTCACCATGATAAAATAGTCCGGAAGTAAAGTATCCTTGGTCATCTGAATCGTTTTGTTTAAAGTTTTTAAATTTTCAAACGGATCGAAATTTCCGATGATTCTGCCTTTCATAATATCGTTGATTTTAAATTTGCAATAGTCAGTAAAAGAATCATTTGCTATTTTTTCTGTTTTTACAATATAATTGTCTATTACGGAGGAAGGAATAGAAATTTTACCTAATTTATCTAGCGGATGTCCGGGATAGTCATAAACAGGATTATCATCCGTTCTTTCATCTTTAAAAGTTTCATCAGCTAGATGTTCATTCAAATAAACATATTGTTCATCTTTAATAAATTTTTCTTTTTGTAAAGTGATAAAGTCGTATAAACCATGTATAACCCCATCTACAGGTGAAAAATAAACATCGTTTACTAAAGAATGCTCAAAATCTATTTTAGGAATTTGATTTCCAAAAAAATAAGTAATATCTTTTTTTATTAAATTTTTAGAAATTGGTTCTCGTGAAATAGCAATATCTGTTTCGCGATTACACTCTTTCAAATAATGACTATTCCCTGATTTCATTTTTGAAATAGAACTTTCGTCAAAGATATCATAAAAATCAACTTCGGTGTCAAAATACATTCTTCTTTTTTCGTCGCCGGCAACTTCGTTTCTTAAAAAATAATTATAACGATTTAACTTATAACCAAATTGATCGTAAACGTGATCGATGAAATTTCCAAATAGGTCTGTTCTATTTTTTGTTTTAATTAACACCGGAGCAAATAAACAAGACGTTAATAATTGAGTAAAAACTTGGTTATATTCAGGTTCTTGACCAAAAGCGTTTAATCTGAATGGATACAACCTATCATCGCCTAAAGCAATGAAGCTAAGATCATAATAAATAACTCTAAATAAGAAAATATTATAAATCTTATCGAATAATTCTGTTTTAGAATTGATATATATATAGTTAAAATCTTTGAAAAAATCTTGAATCACAGAAGATACATATTCTTTTGAAAGAGTTTGTTCTCCGTTATCTTTTGCGACTTTATAATATCCGTTTGTTTCTAAAAAAATGGTTTCTATGAAATTTTCATCTTGTAACATTCTTATAAAAGAATCACAGAACTTAGAAGTGATGCTGGAAAGCAATTTAAAACAATCGTTTAATTTGTAGCCATTTTTCAAGTCATGTAATAAACTAGCATTGTTAGGGTTGGAAAACTCTTCAATTTCGTTTTTTAAATAATTTTGAAGAATATAAGGAATATGTAGATAAAATTCTTCTATGATTTTTTGATTAATGAAAAGTTCTGGTTCTACAGCGTAATTATTTTCTTTATCGAACGGGTTAAACAATTCTGCGCTCAATCCTTTTCGTAACCACTTTTCTATAAACTTTTCTTTTACTTTACTCTGTTTTAAAGATTCTTCGTAAAAATCATCGTTTCTGAAATGAAGATGTAACAAAACATAAGAATCTAACATGGCTACAAAACGAATTTGAGCATCGCTAAATAAATCTTTAAAGATATTTTTTTCTCTCGCAAATATACTTAGATCAGCAAAAATATCCACAGCTTTATAAATATCTTTGTTTTGAAATAATTCATTTTTAGCGTCCACTATTTCTAATAACCCCTTTGAGTTTTTAGAAAAAGCAATATCAGGATATGATTTTAAATTAATATCTATTGTTTGATCTGAGCCTAAATGTTCTTTGTTACGTTTACTTTTGATACTGAAAATACCAAAAGAATCTAATTTAGAAGAATAAATAGAAAATGCTTCAAAATAGTTTAAATGATATTCCGTTTTCTTATCTATAAAACTTTCAATGGTTGTTTTTGCGAAATTTAATTGATCTAAAGTTAATATATTTCTTCTAGTATGTAGATAATTAGCTAAAATTTCAAAATAAGAACCTGCTATTTTTTTATAACGATTTAATTTACCATAAACTACTTCTCCAACCATATCTGTATTGTTAATGATACTTTCATTATCATAACGATATCCGTTAATTTCTAGCACCATACTAACCATGATACCGTTTGCATCTTCTAAATTTGCAAAATTAATATTCACAATATTTCCGGAATAGAAATCGAAGATATTTAGCATAGGATGATCAAAATGAAGTTTATAATTCACAATGTTTTTATCGGAAATTATTTTTAAGGATTGAACAATATCGTTATCTTGTTCATCGAATATCATTTGTAAACTCATATGACTTTTTCCAATTCCAAGAAGTGATTTATGCATAATGTTACTTCCTTTAATTGGAATATACGAAATATTATTATATGTAATGAGCTCAAGTTTAGTTGTATTTCTATTAGGAATATCTATCTTATGAGCAATTTTATCGATAGTTTTTTTTATTTTTTCAGCGTTTTTATCTGGATTTAATATCTCCTCTTTGGTAATATTAAAATTTCTTAATAACGCATCTTGTTTAGCGGTTAGCTTTTGTTCGTCGTCATTAGCTTTTTCTTCTAGAGTGGAATTCATATTTAGAAGATAACTACCATAAGCAGATGAAATCATATTATCTTTGTAAATAGCGTTTAGTGCAGCCGAAGGGTAAAAACGTAATTTGAAAGGATTATTATCATCTTTAAATAGATGTATTTGGTCACTAATTGAACCTTTGACAATTGCATCGAAATTAGTTTTAAGTTTCCACTCTTCTAATTTTTTTATAAATTCATCATATTCATTCGGAGTAAAACCGTCTTTATATAAAGTAAAAACCAAATTTACATGGAAACCATTTGACGTTTTTTCCATAGTACGGATCGACATTTGTTGCAACATCACTAGTAAACATTTAATATTTGTTTTAATATTTAATTTTTTAGCTTTTTTAATTTCTTCCGGTGTCTGCATTGTTTTACCACTGGTAATCGTAGTTTTTAATTTATTTAAGATGTATTTATTTTCTAAAGGCAACGCTCCATGAGCTCTAAATAAACAATAAATATAGGCTAGATTAAACAACTCGTCTGTTTTTAGAATAAATTCCACTTGCATGTTTTCAATAGAATTTAGCTGCCTTTCATCTAAAGTTTCACCGAAACCACGAATAGTTTCTACGCCTTGAGCATATCTTGATGTCTCAAAAATCAAGTTTTTAAACCCCGTCGTAGCAGAAACTGGGATTCCGGCTATGGTTACAATTCGTTCCATGAAACCTCCAATTTTTCATATTATTTTCAATACATTAAAACAAATTCGTTCGAATAATGCAATTTTTCGTTATAAAAAACTATAGATAAAATATATAAAATGTGATAGTCTATACAAAGGGAAAAATATTTTATAAAGGAGTGTTTTAAAATGATAATTATTGTACTGTGTTTATTATGTTTGCTTACTTATTTTATAATAATTTTTCTTAAAAATAAGAAAATAAAAGAGTTGGAAACAGAGATTCAAAACAAATGTGGAAAGATAATAGAAGAGATCAACACCTTTAATGAAAGTATTAAATATAACAGAGAACAACTTGCGTATTTCTTGAAGAAATCGCAAGAAATTTGTAACATTACATTTCCGATTTATGAAAAAATTAAAAACATTAAAAAAGAATATAAAATACAAGATTTGGAGAGAGTAACGGAAGTACGAAATCTATGCTTTGTAAAACTCAATAAAATTAATACGGATATTATTCGAGAATGCTTCAAATTGTTCAATGAAGAAAAAAGTAAAGTGGAGGAAGAATATAATTCGTTCATTACAGGAAAGAATTATTTAAAAGAAAGTGTTCGTTTACAATTGAATGAAAAAATAAAACCGGTATTAGAAAAAAAAGATGCTTTTTTTAATTCTTTACAGTTTGAACCAAATGAATTCGATAAAGAGTTATTTATAGATGATATTTTTGAAATTGATGTGGATAAAAAAGAAATCATCAATAATCATTTTATAGAAACGGAATTAGAAAATACAAACGATTTCTTTTCCAACATAGATGGAAAATCATTAGATAGACAACAAAGAATAGCTGTTATTACAGATGAAGAAGCTAATTTAGTAGTAGCTGGAGCCGGTTCAGGAAAAACATTAACAATTTCGGCGAAAGCAAAATATTTGGTAAAAAAAGGAATAAAACCGGAAGAAATTCTTTTAATCACTTTTACTAGAAACGCTACTAACGAAATGAAAGAACGAGTGCAAAATAAACTAAATCTTCCAGTTACAATAAAAACATTTCATAAATTAGGATTAGACATTTTGAAACAAAATCCAGATATGGAAGGCTATGATATGAAAGAGACTTCAGAAGTTATAAGTGTAAAAGATATTAAGAACTTGATAGATAACAACGAAACGTTTAAGGATAATTTATTTGAATATTTGGTTTTCTATAGTACAGATAATCATGCAGAAGTTGATTTTGCAAATAAAAATGAATACTACAAATCAGTAGACAATTTCGAAACAGTAGAAGGGACTATTGAAAAAGGTGTATTTAATGTATTAAAAAACTTAAAAATACAACATATTAAAAGTAGAAAATCTTATTCTTCATTTAATAAAGAAGTAGCTATTGAATCATTATCGAAAGGGACATGTTACGATTTAATTAAAGAATTTATTGAAAATAAAATCCCAGATTCTTTGTTTAAAATAGAAAAAGAAGAATACGATATTATTAAAGAATTCATCAAGACTCATAGCGAAAAAATAAAAAATGATATTTTCAAAAATTCATACAATGATGTTACAAATAACGCATTGAACGGAACAAAAGTAAAAAGTAAAGAAGAATGCGCTATTGCGAATTTTTTATTTTTAAATGGAATAGAGTACGAATATGAAAAAGTATATCTAAACAATGAATTTTTACAACCTAAAAAAAATAAAAACAATTATGTTAGAAGAACGTATAAGCCGGATTTTTATCTTCCAAAATATGATATTTATATAGAGCATTTTGGTGTAGATAGAAATATGAAAGCGCATCAATACGAAGTAGATGAAAATAAAAAATACGAAGAAAGCATGTTATGGAAGCGACAAGTACACGAATTAAATCGAACGAAATTATTAGAGACATATTCGTTCCAATACAGTGAAGGAATTTTATTTGCCACTTTGAAAAATCAATTAGAAAAACTTGGTGTAGAATTTAACGCTATGACGGATGAAGAAATTAATATGTATTTAGATATTACATATCAAAATGATTCAACATTAATTTCTTTCCAAAATTTATTTAATACTTTTTTAAGTCTATTTAAATCAAATGGGTACGATAAGAAAACATTAGAAGAGTTTAGAGAAAAAACAAAATATTACGATCCTTTCTTGAGAAGAAAACATAGTTTATTCTTTGATTTATTTGAAGTTTTATATGATAAATACAACGATTATTTAAAAGAACATAATTGCATTGATTTCCAAGATATGATTATTGAAAGTACAAAGATAATAAATGCTCCAGATTTTATTCCAAGTGAACATGAATTAGCTTATAAATATATTATCATTGATGAATTTCAAGATACATCCATTGCTCGTTTCAAATTGGTAGATGCTATTAGAAAGGCAAATAACAATAAAACTCAAATTATGGTAGTTGGTGATGACTGGCAATCAATTTATAGATTTGCTGGAAGCGACATAGACTTATTCACTAACTTTGAAAAATATTTTGGAATATCATCTAGAAACTTCATTGAACAAACGTATAGAAACTCTCAGCAATTATTGGAAGTCGCCGGCAACTTTGTAATGCGAAATCCAAAACAAATTAAAAAAGGATTGCGTTCTGAAAAATCATTAGAACAACCGGTACATATCCATTCTTTCAATTATGACGGAGTAGAAGATTCTTTAAATTGTAGCACTATAGCGGTTGTATTAAGCAAAATTTTGCAAGGGATTGAACAATCGGAGTTGTATAAAAATAAAACAAATATAGAAGTTTTGATTTTAGGAAGAAATAAAAAAGATATAGAAAATCTAAATGATGGTGTGTTATTTAAATTGGAAGAAACTAATGAAGGGTTAGAATTCAAAACTAAGATCGTATCTGATAAAATTCACCTTACTTTTAAAACAATACATGCTTCTAAAGGTTTAGAAGCAGATGAGGTAATTCTTTTAAATGTAAATGACAAAAAAAATGGATTTCCAAATAAAATGGAAGATGACAGTGTTCTTAGCTACGTTCTATCAAATGTAGATGACTTTTTATTCGCAGAGGAAAGAAGATTGTTTTATGTAGCTTTAACCAGAACAAAAAATCATGTTCATATATTAACGGATATACATAAGCAATCTTGTTTTATAGAAGAGTTAGAAAATTTACCTCAAGTAAGAAGCATATTTCATAGTGAAAATAACTTTGAAGATATGAAATGCCCTAGATGCGGTGGAAGATTAATTAAAAGAATTAATAGGAAAAGTAGAAGTGTATTTTTAGGATGCGAAAATGGAGGAAAAGGTTGTGAATACACAGCGGACTTTATTTTAGAAAGTGCATTTACAAAAAAGACCGGAAAGAAAGATCCTAGAATTTGCCCAGTGTGTAATTCTACACATTTGAAAAAAAGCAATTATAGTGAAGAATTTTATTGTCCTGGGTATTTGAATACAAGTGAAAAAGTAACACATTTTAAAATCAATAAATATGAATTACAAGCTAGAATCGCAGAATTCGAAAAAGAGAAAGCTGAATTTGAAGAACAACAACAAAGAGAAGCTGACGATATAACTACTCCAATAAAACGAAAATATTCTTTATAATAAAAAAACAGGCGATCAAGCCTGTTTTTCTTTTAGTAAAAATCCCGAATGTTGGTATTAATGTGGTATTGTCCTAAATTTCTATATAAAGAGCCTTTTTCTTTTTCCATTTGTTGTTCTTGTAAATCTAAATCGATCACTGTTCTGTTTTGATTAATTAATTTGAAAAATCCACCAAGAACAACAGCTCCAAACCCTAATGTGGCTGCCATTCCGTATCTATCAGAAAGATTTTTTACATTTTTCTTTATAGATTGAGCGGTACTTTGCGCTGCTTCGGCAACTTTTTGCATGTTTTCAGCAGTTTCAGAAGAAGACTTGTTTGTTGCAACTTCTTCTATCACTTTAGAAGCAGTAGAATTTTTATTTATATTTTCAACCACTTGTTGTACTTTTTCGGCAGCTTCCGTAGCTACATTTCCAGCTTCTTCTGTATTTTCGGTTGTAAAATGAGAAGCTATTTCTTGAAAACGAATATCGTCGATGGTATTTTTATTAATAACACCGGTATCTACACTATTAGCTACTTCTTCAATAGTTATAAGATTAGAGGGACCGGAAAACCTAGGATCTAAACCACCTGTATTTTCAGCTTCCATTGGATCCATAGCTTTTATCAATTTGGGAACAGATTTTATGAATTTTTTTGCTTGATAGTAGATACCTTCGGAAACATGTCTATCTCTATCATATATCTGGTTACTAAACAATCCTTTTATAACAACAGCGTTATAACCGCTTAATCTTTGAATAACTTCATCGTCATCCATTCCGGTTAATTTCGTTAAGTCTTTTAAGGTCATTCCTAATAATCCGTTTTCTTTTATTTCCATTCCCAACTCTTTTGCTGTTTTAGAAAGAGTTGCGTTGATAATGGTAGCGTTTTCTTCTGTAAAGTTTTTATGTTTGTAACTATAATATTTTTTTGCACTATCAATCATTTTGTTGCCGGTTTTTCTATCTACAGAAGAAATGATATCCATAATATTATCAATTTTAGAGATGTCAGTATCATCTTCTACGTTCATTCCTATTTTTATTAGATAATCAACCAATGCCATATCTTCTAACTCATCTAATTTGCCACTTAAAGAAGATTTAAAAAATTTCTTAGATAATTCTCGCATACCTTTTTGATTTAAAGAAATGGTCCCTTCTGTTGGTCCACCTTCGCCTTTATTTATCATAATTTTATTATAGATATCACGAAAAGGTCCTAAAAAAGCGGCGGTAGTTGCTGAACCGGCACCCTTTTTACTCGAAATAGCACCTTCTTCGATTAATACACCGAAGATGTTGTTGTGAGTTAATTCATCGACAGATCGTCTAAAATCACTAAAATGCGCTGCATGTTCAAAATGTCTCAATAGTCTGTTTTCATTTAGTTTCCAAAAAGCAGTTGCAGTAGTTGTATCAATTAAGTTGCTAGCGAAACTTCGATAACTGGTTAATTCACTATGTACAATTCCGGTTTTTGATAATCCGACCAAATCTTTATATTTACCAGCTTGTCCCAACCAGTTGGCTTCTAGACTTGCAATGTGTTTATTTTCTTTAAATTCTTGATATAGATTACGAAACGCTTCTATATTTTGCACGTCTTCGTCGCCGGCGACGAACTTTTGTAAATTATTTATTTCAACGTCTGATAAAGAACCTTTATATCCTTTTTCTTTCCATTCTTTATTTTTTAATAAAAATTCATTAATCAAACGATTGAAAGAACCTTTGATTTTTGTTTTATCAGAAGGTAACGTATCATCAGTAAAAATGGTATCGATATCGTTTCGATTACCGGTCATTAATATGGAACTCATAGTTTCAGAATTAATAGAAAAATCATTTCCGTTTACAGTTGTTTTTAAAACTGTGTTAGCACCAATTACAGAATCATGTGTTTTAAATTCTTTCTTCAACTCTTTGCCAATTCTTTTCATTTCGAAGTGAAAACGAGAAAATTTTTGTTCTATAATATCTTTTATTTCCTCTTCTGTAACGTATCGACCTTTCATTTTTTCCAATGCACGGATATTATCGTGAAGACCGGTAATCAACGAATCATTTATGTCTCCATTTATTACTGCATCATATGCTTGTAATAAATTTTCATAATTAAAAACTTGTTCACCGTTTTCTCTCACTCTATATTTTTTCATCAAATTTGTGAATTCCGAATTTATTTGAGCTTCTTTTCTTATTAAAGTTTTTGCTCTTTTAGCATCTATTTTGGTATCTTTACCTAATGAAGAAAATAACAAGTAAGCGTTATCTCCATCAAAGTCACCATTACTTGCAAGGAAGTTATCAAAACCAACCAAGAACATATGTTGTGTATTAACCAATCCTCTTCCTTCTCCTAATACAGCGTTTAGGAATGGATATTTAGTGATTTCACCTTCGGTATATTGAACAATACGGTTTGCTTTTGTAGAGAATAAATATTGGTCCGGATTTCTGTGAAGGAAACCGTGGGTATATCCATCTTTTCCGAATTCATGAGATACGTTCATTTCTTTAAACATTTGTTCGGAAGAAAAGGCGATTCCATCAATTGCGTTCATTCTATAATCCAAATGACTACGGAAATTAGCAATTCTAGCTTCAAACTCTTCCATTGTCATTTTTCCTTTTTGAATATCACGATAAATATCTTGAAACTCTTCAGCAAGTAATTCTTTTCCGCCTAAATCTAAAATATTCCCAAATGTTTTTTTCGTTAGTTTTAAAAAATCATTATAATCTTGTTTTAGTTGTTTCGGTTCTTTAAATTTTCCATTAGAGATGAACAAGGAATCAATTTTATCATAACCTATTTTTTTACCCTTACTGTCAATTCCGTTGGAAATATAATTTCCAATTCCGTAAAGAAGAGAAGTTCCATCGCTCGGTTCTATGGACATACTATGAGGAATGCTATAACTTAATAATTCTTCCATTGCTTTTTTTGCAGTTCCATGGGAATCTAAATTAATTTCTGTTAATTTCACAAGAGAGTTTAAAAAATGTTTTTGAAATTTTGCAGCTTTGGTTAACAAACCGTTATTAAAGGTTTGTAACCAACCTTTTTCATTTTTCATTAGCCCTGAACCAAACCAAAGTAACATATTACCATAAGCATCAGCAAGACTTTCTCGCATGTCAGAAGCAGATAAACCGCTTGCGTTTAAATCTTCTAAAGAATAATCAAAATATTTTCCATAATCATCCATTTTAGAAATGAAATATTCCTCGATAATACCATACATTCTTTTCGCTTGTGCCTGAATAGCATGTTGTTCTTGACTTTTTACATTTGGTCCTTCATCTATAATTTTTCTTAACCCAGATAATACACGAATAGGATCTGTTTTTAGTTTTTTCGTTTCACGGTTGTATTCTGAAATTATCGTTTCTCCACTTTTGTATTCGTGATCAAATAAAAGAGTCATTAGCCCATCGTCCATAACTAATTTTCCGTTCGATGCATTTAATTTTCCTTGTCCAAGACTTCTTGCATCATAAGTGGTATGAGTATTAAATTTTTCAAAGGTATCTAAAAGGAACTGTCCGAATTCTTCAGAACGAGCAGTAGAGATATATTTACCATCTTTATTAATTTCATCAATTCTATGGAATAACATGTTCTTTAAGATTGCTCTTTGCGCTTTAATTTTATCTTCTTCTTTTGTAAATTTTCGTGTTTGACCTATATATTTAAATACTCCGTAATTATGACCGGTACTTTGTTTAATTTCCTCGAAAAGACCACTATTCGCTATTTTTGACATTTGTTCTATGTTTTCAAATTCCTTCATTTTGCTTAGATAAAATAAAGTATCATTAAGAGCAGTTAAAGGTTTGTTATGTACAATCATTCCTGCGTTATCTACAGAAATAGCACCGGTAGATACAGCCATACTTCCTTGTTTTATAGAGTTTAAAATATATTCAATGTTATCTAAGCTACCTTGTTCGCCGTTCACTCTGAAACCGTTCATGAAATTAAACAACATTGCAGCGTGCTCATTTCCGTCTTTTTCGGCTATTTTGACACCTCTTTCAATAGCACCTTTTATTTTAGCTTTTTCATTTTGATCGCTAAGTAAAAAATCAGTCGCAGCAGATAAATGAACCGTAGTTAATTTATTCGGACTACCATCGTTTGCTGTTTTAAAATATAGATCTACCAATAAAGTATTTTTTATATATGCACTTAGTGTTTCATTTTCTTGTATTTGAGAAGAAAGTCCTCTTAATGCTTCGGAATCGCTATGTTTTAATATTTCTTCATATCTACCTAAACGTTCAGATACCATTGAAGATAAATTATCTTCCATATGCATAAAATCGCTTCTTAATTTTTCAATTTCGTCTGTGGTAAAACTCAATATATTTTCAGAAGCTACTTTATGTAAAAAAGTTTTTTCTTCTGTAGCTTTTAATCCTGAAACTCTATTAAATATCATGTTTTTATTTATTTTTTGACCTTTTGTTTTTTCTAAATGTTCATTTAAAATAGAAAAGAAGCCATAATTTTTCACAGTTGACATATGGTTGTCATCTTGTCCTAAAGTAAATAGAAAATCTAAACCATGGTATCCTCTAAAATCCAAATGTGTATTTAAAGGAGCGATTCTATCATTTATTTTCTTTAATTGAAAACCGTAAGAAGCTGTATTTAACAAGTTAGTTGGAGAAATATAACTTGGTATTTTATCTATACTTCCGCCTGTTATATCTGCAATACGTATTCCTTCCCCAAATATTTCGTTGTATTTTTCGGAAAATCTTTCATAACTGCTTACACCGAACAATGCTTTTTTTAGATTTAAATCTTTTTGGTTTAATCTTGCAGCTTCTCCGAAATGAATTGCATTAAATATATCTAACCCATTTTCCGCTTGGACAACAGAAGTTAACCAACCAAATTTCATCGCTCCTGTTTTCTTTTGTGAAGTAGAATCTTTCATGTTGTTAAGAAAAGAAGGGAACAACATAGCCCAATTAGAATTTGTTTTAACACCGGTCATTTCAAACAATCCGTTAGTACCTTGTGCAGACACTGCTAATTCTAAACCGTCATCTGCTAAATTATAAAACATTTTCATATTAGAAGCTTGTTCGGGACTATAGTTTTCTTGCAAATAACTCCAATACGTTTCTATCATACTGGATTTTAAAGTTTCACCAAATGCACGAATATTGTCATCTGTTAAACGAATTCCGTTTAATCTTGCTTTTCGATACATTTCTTCAATTGCCATATGTTCAATAGATGCAGTCGGAGTATGATACATATCTATATATCTATCTAAAGCTTTTTCATAATGTATATCTCTAAACCCTAACTCTACTTGTCCGTTTGAATTAACAGATGTTTTTACATCTATGGCAAAAATGTCAAAAACAGACGCTCCGTTCACAGATAATCGCATATCTTTTTGATGCAGTGCTTTTGTGAATTTATCTATTCTAGCTTGTTGAATTTCAGCCATTCTAGTAGGAGAAAGATTATCGTAAGTTTCTCCTTCTAATAATTCATCACTAAGAGGGGTAGCCGCTATGTAAGAATACATCCCTTGAAACATATTTGAAAATAACGCTCCGTTAAATCCTCTTTTTTCGTGTCCCATCTTTAAATTGGCAACCATATCTATATTTAAAATATTTCCGGTTTCTTTATTTACAAGTCCAATGATTGGGTTGATTCCACCCACTGTTGCTTTTTGCGGATTGGTAATAAGTTTAGAACCAATTCCGGCGGTAACTAAAGGCTGAAATTGAAAAGTAAAACCTTCCGGAGTAACTTTCATCCCTACTGGTAAATAATAATCGGAAGAATTTAATACTTCACCGGTTACTTGAACTAAATCACTAAAAGGGTTAGCTCTTTTTAAATGGTCGCCGGCAACGGTATTTTCTAATAAAATATCTTTTATATTTGATAGTGTGGTATCATAAATTTTTGCATTGTAGTCTACATTTTCTATTGTACTAGCTTTTAGAGTAGATAGCGAAGATAATGCTTGTTGCAAATCTTTTTTTAAATTTTCAGGGTTGTTACCACGTATCATTCTTTCATAGTTCTTTTCTCCAAGAATTTGTTGAATGATGTATCCTTCTTCTGTATTTGGATTATAAATATTTATACTAGAGGAAGCTCTTTTCTTTGAGATTCTAAAAAAATCAAAATCAGCTGGATAATATTCATCTTCTGAACCAAACTTTTTAATTTTTGTAAAATCGACAAAGCCGTGTGCTTCAGGATTATTATTACCGCTAATAGTGATTTCTTTGAGTTTATCGCTCATTCCAATCGTTTCTAAAATGGCTTTATTAGAAAATCTATTTGAATCTTGCCAAGCAATTTCTGTATCAGCAATCAAAACCATACCTCTATTGGATTGAAAAGTTCTTGGAATCTCAAAACTATTTATTTGTTTAATTAAGTTTTTTTCATTTCCGAATTGTTCTAATTTAGATCTTTTAAAAATTTCTTCTCCTAATCTAACAGAAGATTCGTTTACCATAGAATAACCTGTAGCTTCTAATCCTGGTACGTGACGTGTATATTTAGAAACCATTTGCCCAATAGTTTCTCCACCAATACTAAAAGGAGTTAACCTGTCATCTGTTTGAGCATGTCTTTGGTTTTCAATATTTAAATATGAAAACATGGATGTGTGACCTAAAAATGCACTCTTTTTTGCGTTAATGTTACTACTTTGTTTTGCAACCATGTTTAAGTTTTCAAGGATATTACCGGATGATAAAAACGAAGCAATTCTTGTAGGATCTGATAATTCAATTGCTTCTTCTATCCGCCCTTGAATTCCGGCTATGTAATCAGAATTACCAAGTCCTGTGTTTATCATCTTATGTGCGTTTTTTAAATAATCTAAAGCGTTGATTTCACCGTTTTGAAACATTTGATATTGATTGAATAGATTGCTTCTTTGAAAACGCATTTTATCTAATCCTAAAATTCGAATAGAATTTTTAGCAACGTTTTCGGAAATATCGTTTACAACATCTTTAAATTCACTTGTTTGGGAAACTAAATAACGTATTTGTTCTGCATCCGATGCGAACTTTTTATTTTTGTAGTAATTACTTTTTGTAACGTTATCAAAGATATTGGAAATTCTATCATTCCATTGTTTCATTAGATTATTTCCATCATCATCGAACATAGTTAATCTACGAAAGAATTTACTATCTTGTTCTCCTTGAAACATAACTAAATCACTTCTGTCAAAGATGCCTTTAAAATTATCTGTCAAATCGTTGAAAGTGCTTGTTAATCCTTTTTTAGCGTTTTCAACCACATTTTTTTTAGCTTTAAATTGTGTTCCTAAGCCTTCGAAACCATATAAAATAGTATCAGTTTTTCTATCCAAAAAAATCGGAGTAACAGTTTTGATTTTGTTGTTAGTATCAAAACCGACTTGAAATGAAAAGTCAAAATCTTGCGTTCCAGCAACATCTTGAACACTTTTTATAAATTTATTATATTTCCCTTCTTGATTATAAAATTGTCCCAATATACCTTTATATTGTGAACCGCTAAGAGTAATTAAATCCAATTGATCTCTTACGGAATCTTCTTTTAAACCATTAGAAAATAAGAAGGTACCCATATTAGATAGTTCTGTTAAATAATTAGGAGTAGTAGCTAAGTGTGTTTTTTGAATGGCTGTGTGAATAGGTCCATATGTTGCTTCCATATCAATAGTATCATTCATTCCAAGAGAAGTATCATATACAACTTGATTTATAGTTCTCCATATTAATGTTTCTGCACCACTTTGATATGATTTTTGCATCCCCTGTTGAGATACCACTTTGTATTCTCCAAATGTGGAAGAAGAGAATGCACTTGGCATGCGTATTCCGGTATCTTGCATAGAAGTAACTATTAATTGTGGTTTTTCCAACTTGTTTTCGGCATAATGAACATCTAAATTTACCAAATTGTATCCGCCATAAGAATTCGGTGCAGCTCCAATCACTTGAAAAGGTTTGGTACCAAATGTTTCGTAATAATTTTCATTGCCATTAAAAAAACCTATGACAGATGGTTTTGTTGCGTTTTTATTTAATTTAGAACCTTTAAAATAATGCATACCGGGAATACGGTTAGCATGAGTTTGAGCAACCGCTAATTGCTCACTTACATCCAGTTTTCTAGCTACAGTTTGCATTTGTCCAATTCTGTTAGAAAGGCTATCTTGATACAAACGACCTTCGAAAAAATTCATATCTGTTTCGTAAGAAATACCGTTAAAACCTTTTCGCAAAAATTCTTTTTGCGCAATCCCCATCATTTCTTTTATGATTTCATCCGCTTGAGTCGCTAAAAGTGGTTTTTTCTGATTTATTAAAGCTGTAACTTCTTTATATCGCTTCTCGTTTTTTCGAACTCCATAGATTTCTTTAAAAGCTTTTTTTGCTCTTTCATAATTATAATATACTAGTTGTTTTTCTTGAGTTTCGTTATTTACAAATTCGTAACTTTTATCAAGGTGAAGCAAAATATCTTTAAAAGTATTAAAAGCGTAACGATTGTATCCGTTTGCGTAAGGAGATGTTATAAATTTAGGTAAATAAGTAGTACCTTTAAAATTCGAATCAAACTTAAATAAACTACCGAATAAATGTGCACCACCGGTTTGATCCACAGTGGTGAAAATTCCATTAGTTTCTAAAATTTCATAAGGTTGATAAAACGGTTGGTTATATTGTAAAAGTTTCATAAGTTCACCTGTTAATAATAAGTGGAAATATTGATATTCCCTTGATGGTAAATAGTACTTCTTGTAGTGACATCAGCTTGATGATATTGTTCAAAAGCTTTTTTACGAATAAATCTTTCTTCTTGAGCGCTTACTCCGCCCATATAAGAATTAATTAATCCTTGTCTTTTTGCATCTAATTTGCTGTATTCTACGCCTAATTGCTTTTTAATTCTGTTTTTTAAAGCAGATTGATTTTTGGTAAATTCTACACCATGTGTATTAATAGATGTAGGTGCTTGCATAGAAGTGTTTTCGTAAATATTTTCATTTGTTAAAACTTGTTGTTGTCTATTCCAAACAGCTTTTAAAACAGTTTGAAGCCTCTCGTTTCCTGTAGAGAGAATTTTTTTTCTTTTGTTTTCGTTTTGAACGTTCAATAAATCTTTTAAAAAAACAGCATCTTGTTCGTTTACCATTTTTTTGTAATTTGCTAAATATTCTTTTCCTGTAATATTATAAATAGATTTTTGTCCATTTGCATATTTCATTTGTTCCATCAAATCGCCAATTTCAGTTTCTGTTTCATATTCGTTAGAACGGTTTACAGAACTTCCGCCGAATAAGTTGATAGTTCCATTCATTATTGATTTTGCGAACCCTAATGTGGACATCATCCCAAAAACATTTGTAGTAGCGTTACTTTGTTCAAATACTTGTTGGGAATTCATTCTAAATGCTGCGGCAGTAATGGAACTATTCGCTGACAAATTATAGAAGGGTGCAATAAAAGATTCCATAGGATCGTCCCAATCTCTGAAATAAGGAGAATGAACTGTTTCTGTCGCCCATTCTGTATAAGGATCTTTTACCCCGAACAATTTTTCAAAAGCCATTGGCATTGCGTTGTTTCTGAAACGATTAAACGGTGCAGCTAAAAGCCATCCGGTTCTATCTTGTCGATAACCGGAATTTCCTAAATTTAACTCATCGCTTACAGAAGCGTGATCTATTCTAAAAAAGTCCCCTTCGTTGTCTATTCCGCCTGAAAAAGAAGCATTTTGCGAAATTTTAAATTGATAAGTTTGTCCTTCTTCAAATTGAGAATTTAAAGTTGCCATCAACTTGCTAGCCTTAGTTCTACCATATCGAGCTGTTAATTTATTAAAGTCATGTTCTACTGTATCTAACTTATAACGAACACGATCAGTTCCAATAAACTCATAAGGAGTTAACTTTTCAGCAATTGTAATTTCTTTTTCAATGATATCTTTTGCTTTTACATATTCGTTTTGATACAAACGAGTATTATGTTGTTCAGCATAAGCTAAGGATTCATAATAGTGCGTTCTTTCTTCATCGCTTAGTAAATCCTCTTTATTCATCACACGATTACGCATTTCTTCAAACTCTTTTGTATTTGGTGCAATCATAGATAAAATACGGAAACGATTTAGATTTTGATTTTTTGTATTGATATGATTAATCGTTTGATTAAAATCTCCGGAGGGCATGATGTAACTACCATATGCCATAGTCATATAAGGATTGTTTCCTTTTTTATAATAATCCGGCATCCAATAAGGCAATTTTTGTCTTAGAGGGTTGATATGTATCATACCAACATTATCAGGCTTATCGATTAATCTACGAATAGGTTCTGTTGTTTCAAAGAAACCGCCTAATTTATATTTGTCATAATCAGAATAAACAGATACATGGTCTGTCAAGCTTTGTAATGTCACTTTTTGCTCATAAGGATTTTCTTTCCCAAAAACCAGTTCTGTCATTTTTCCAAAAGCAAAACCGGGTAACCCGGCCCATGTTTTTAAATCTTCAATTGCTTCAAAACCAGATCTTAAATAAGCTCTTACATTAAACATTCCGTTAGAATCATAAAACTTCATGAACGGAGCACTTGAAGGATCACCATCTTTGTGTCTAGGATTTATCATGACGTCATCGTCAATTCTCCAACGATCTTCTCCGATATATTGAGTAGGTTTGATGATTTCTCCTAATGTATTACTTAATAAGTGACCAAATACAGGGATATCTACAAACAATTGTTGAGTTTTTGGATAGATAGCTCCGTATTTTTCATAAGCAATTCTTTCTTCTCTATATGGATCAAGCATAATCCAAGGATTTCTTGTAATAACAAAATCTTTTCGGAAAAATTTAGACCATTTATCTAAATATCCGTCTCCATCTGCGTGAACACCGGTGGATGGATTCATTAAAGTATAAAGTACATGCGGTCTGTATTGATCAAATTCCTCTCCTAAGAAGGATTGTCTTCCGGCGGTATTCCAAAATCTGTTTTTGTTAACACGCACTGCTTTTCCATTAAACAAAACATCATATGTTTCCTCTGAATCTCCAACTAGGAAATTTCCGGTAGCTGAGGAAATAGCGCCGTCCGTTTTGTCATCTAACCATCTAAATGCAGAACTTATTCCGGTAACATTCATTAAAGCTTGGGAACCCCAAATTCCATAAGCAACGCCTTTTGCGAGAGTACCTGTGATTCCGCCTTGTCCAACAATTGGCATCCAATCTGGCAACAAAGCATCTGTAAAAGAATCAATTGCTTGGTAAGCAGAATAAGCAACCATCATTGGAAGAAGTCTATGTGTAATAAAACTTTTTCCGGCCATTGTTCTTGAAACACCTAGTGTTTCTAAAGCATCTTGCAATTTATTAGTAGGAATCTTACTGAATGCACCAATAGAAGATTGTGTATTTAAAAACTCTTTACTTAATACTGTATCTTTTGTCTTTTTAAAATCTTCCATTGCTTTATTTAAAATTCGTTCTGTTTTTTGCCTTTTTTCCTTTTGAAAAGTTACAGTATTTATCATCCATCGTTTTAAATCGTGCAAACTTTCTCTTAAATTCTTATGAAATTCTAAAGAATCTTTTAAAATGACGGATGAAGCGTTTGTTTGTTCATTTCCGATATAAGAAGCTCTTTCGATGGCTGATAATTTACGTATTAAAGAACCAGGAGCTATTGGATTCTTTAATTTTCTATTACTTAACATAGAAGAAGTGTATAATTCGTTTACCTCTTTATAATAAGAATATTGATTTTTAATAGAATCAACAGAAATTTCTCTTCCGGTTGTTAAATTTTTTGTAAATTGTTCGAAAGTTTTCTGGTCAAAATTATCATCTAATAAAACTTCAGCGTAACGGTTTCCTTTTAATAATTGCATAGGTGTATATAGAGGGTTACTTGTGGCTTCTTCCGGATTTTTTCCAGCATCTTTTAATTTCTTCCACATAGAAGATTGAAAAGTTTCTGTACCTTGATTAATTTTAAAATGATCATCATTAAAAAAATCATCTCGGAATTTTTTTCTAGCTTTTGAAATTTGCTCAAAAATCTTCATTTCGGCATGCGGAACTTCAATTTGTTTTAAGATTCCGTGCAATTCGCTTTCGTCGCCGGCGACTTCCAAATGTTGAGCTATACTTTTTCTAATAGCTGGATATAGGTCTTGAAATATTCCTCTATAAAGGTTTTGCGCCCATTCTGGGTACTGTTTGATATCATCTTCAAACAACTGAACAATACCTGCTCCGCTACCTTTATTTTTCTCAATTAAATCAATAATGTCATTTACTAATGTAACCTTATTTTGTAAAGAATTAAAAATATTATCAACGTTAGATTCCGGATATTTAGAAATAATTTCCTGATATTTAGAAGAAGAATGGATTGTTTCTAACATATTTGTAAAATCGTCGGTAAACTTATAAATAACTTTTTCCAACTCTTTTGGAGAAGAATTTCCATCTAGTTGCTTAAAAATTTTAGCACTTCGTTCTCTAGCAGCTTTGATAACCTGAATCAATTGTATGGCTTCAGGGTCTTTATCTTTCTCCTTCATCAATATAGTTGCGACTTTTCTTTCAACATCTTCTATATTTAGTTTGATATATTGACCAAAACCTTGTCTGTAAAAAGCGTTCATAATCTCTTGATTCGCAGCATCGGAATAATGAATTCCTTGCACCATTAAAATTTGATCCGCTATATTGTCACCGATACGCTCGAACACTTGTTCAACAGATTTATTAGCGTTGGTAATATTGAATATGTCAGCTTCCGGCATATAAGGTTTTACTTCTTTTATTTTACCTTTTGTTAATTTTGAAGCTCGATTATATACAGCTTGCAAAATAGTATCATCTTCATGATACATTCCATCTTGTGCGTGTACAAGACGAAAACCGCCTTTTTTTGTTCCATCTCCAATGTCGTATCGAAATGGAGTGAAGTTAAAATCAGAACGTAAAAAACGATTTAATTTACCTTTGATACCTTTACCGTTCCAAATATCTTGTAAGGAATAATCTATTTTAGCATTTTGTTTCAATACTCTAGTATCTTCTTTAGTTGCCGCAAGTAAATGTTTTTGGAAATATAGTTTATAACTACCTTCTTTCGTTACAAACTCAGATGTTGTTGCAATTTTAGGAGGAGTTTTCCCGACACCCAAGTAAGCATCTTTTAGTTTTTGTTTTTTGTTTTCTAAAAAATCCAGTCTTGAATCATCAGGTAATTCGTTAAATCTTTTTCTCACTGATTTTGGCATAGAAGCTATCTGCTCATCTAAATTGGAAGAAATAGCTTCGGAAATATACTGTTTTTTAAAAACCATTTCTAATAAATCGTCTTGACCACTTTTGTTAATTCTACTTTGCAACTGCAAAATATTTTGCTCAATATGTTCCTTCATTAACGAAGTGGTATCTATTACTCCGGTTGGAGTCCACGTTCTGATCATTCCATTCATAAAAACAGAATGCGGAGCGTAATAAGAAGGGAATAAACTTTCTATGGATTGTCCGAAACGATATGTTGCCAATTTCATATCGAAAGAGGTTTTATCAAGAAAACCAAGCGATTTGTTTTTTTCTACTACGTTTGTGAATTTAAAACCTTTTAACAATTCATAGTGGTTGAACCCATCTATGTAATCTTTCGGTAACAAAGTGTCTTGATCTAATTCCGAAACAGTTTTGAATAGTTTGTTTTTACCAGATAAAATATGTTCCCTAGTATCTCGATCTAATTCGGAAAGCGCTTTGCGACTTTTGTCTGCAAAATATAATTTATACATATCTTCGTAAGAAAAATCTTTTTCATCTTTAGCTTTTACGTGAGATAAAATTTCATCTCCGTTCGGTATTTTTCCTTTAATCCATTTTTCAAATAGCTGCGCTTTGTTTCGCAATTGTCTATATTTATTTTCAGACATTCTTGATAGTTGCTCTTGTTCAAAACGTTTTGCCAATTCCTGCAAAGTACCGTTGAAATTAAAATCAGAATTTAAAATTCTATTTTTTCTGACAGTAAAAGTACCATCTTTTGTAATTTCAGTGAACATTCCGGCGATATCTTGAAATAAAGTGCTTTCTTCAATGGTTTGTAATTTTTTAAATAATCTAAATTCTTTTTCGAAATCTTTATAATCTTGTTTGATTCCGCGAATGGTATCCGAATGACTTCTAAAAATTCCTTGAGAAAACATATTTTTAATTTTCTGAAATCCCACTAATGACCATTCTTCATCACTATAAGAAACTCCGGTGTGTTCTAACATTTTTCGAGCTACTTTCCCTAAAGAATCGAATTCACCGGATAAAACATTTTTTCTATAACTTTGAATAGTCGGATTGTTAGAAACTCTCTTAAATAAATCTTCTATTCCGCCAACAATTCCATTATCGTTCTGAAAAATATTAGATACTCCACTCGCTATAGTAGCAGCAGTAGTGTGAACAAATCTTCCTATAGCTTTTACGTTACTTTCAGTTTCTGCATCTTGATACAAACGGTATGCAGTTTCTTTAAAAGATTGACCAAAATGAGAACTAATACCAAATTGAGCAAACTGGAAATTTCTTTTTATTTCATCTGCTCTTTTCAAATGATTAGCGAATACAGATAATTTTTCCGGATTATTTCTTAAAAAAGAAATACCAGCTTTACTCCCATATTTGATTCCAAATAATGCTCCTAAAGCCATAGTATCACCGGAATAGTCCTCATCTTGGTTTAGCGCATACATAGAAAGCGCAGTGCCACCAATCGTTAAAATATCAGCATAATCTTTTGCATATTTTTTAGCGCCAAAACCAATAGCCAGACTAATAAGTCCGGCTTTCATAAATTTTCTTATTATGCTTTCGGATTGCAGAGGAATTGCTTCGAAGGAACGTTCTCTGCTTTCTTTTTTTAAAGCTTCAATATCTATTTGTTCTTGAATTTGTTCTTCTGCCATGCAAAACCTCTTCTATAATCCTAATTTTTTTCTCATGATTTCATAATAAGTTTTACTTTCACTGGTATAGTCAAAAACGGCACGATCTTCATAAGGTTGTTCTTCTACTATTGTTTTCTTTTTCCAAGCCATAGAACCGAACGTCCGAACAGCCCGAAACATTAGTTGTCTTTTGATAAGCGGGACACCGTTTTCTTTCATGATAAAAATAAAAATTTCATCCGCTAAAGTTCTGTTAATATTGGTATCGTTATATTCGGAATATAAAAAATCATGGACTACGGCCGCCATCGTGTATTTTCCGAATGGAGGAAATATACTCCAAAAAACTCTAGGGACAGATGCTAAATCTGTTACAAATCCTTTTGGTACTGTAATTACATAATCATTAATTTGATATTTAAAATCACTTAACAATACGTAACAACGTCCGTTAAATAATGGTTTTACTTCTAAATCAGTTATTTTCATACTAAACTTTGTAATTCCTTCAAATTAGCTTCGTCTATTTTTTCCGCAGAATCATTAAAATGGAAATTTCCAATTCTCGGATTGGCTATTTTTAAAAATTCTTGTACTGTTTCTTTTGGGTATAAAGATTCTAAAAGATCCTTATATGTATTAAATTTTTCTTGGTCAGAAAAGTAAATTTCTTCATTTTGAATAGCGACTATATTTAAAAAGAAAATTTCTTTTTCCGTTTTATTCATTAGATCCTCTAATTTGTACTTTCCCGTTGAATATAAATGTTTTACAAAAATCCAAGCAACTCTATTATAGTACCCTTCAAAGTCACTCAATGCTTGCTCAAATGTATGTGGATTATTCAATGAATTTTTATCATAGACAATGTTCACAATTTGTTGCAAAATACCAGGATATTCTTTTTCCATGTTTTGTATTTGCATGTTTGATAAGTTAGTATATTCTAATAAGAATTCTCTTGGATGTTGCAACGAATAATTCAAGGGTTTTAAATTGATTTTAAAAGGAATTTCTTTTATTTCGATTTTATTTCCTTGTACAAAAATATGCATATTAAACCTCAATTACATTATATGTTTTGTTTAGATCACTAATATTCATGATGGTTCCATGAATAGCCATTTTTTTTCCAGTTGTCATTTCAACAATTTCGTTCAATGAAATTTCAGGATAAACGATACATTTTTCTAGACAAAAATGCATGAATTCATCTATTTTTTCTTCTCGTTTACCAATGTTTAAATTAAATTCTTTATATTCGGACAAATCCAATGGCTTAATGAAGAAGATTTCACCGGGTTTTCCAATAGTTATATCTTCGAAAGATGGATTAAGAATAAAAGCATTTAATTTAGGAAATTTCATTTTCATGGAAACATATTTATTTACGGAAATGTCGGTAAAACCGTTTTTGACATAATTTGGTAATAACACTTGAATAAAATCTTTAGCAGCTTCGTTTTCTAACAACTTTGATTTAAAACTCAAAAACTCAGGAGTTTCAAATTCATTCGTTGCCGGCAACGAAGATACTTCCGTTGCTGTTTTTTCATTTTTTTTCTTTTTCTTTTTTTTCTTCTTTTTTTTTGCTATTCCAATTTCTGTATTTTTTGTTTTTTCCACTACTTCTTCTTCTTTTTTTAAATTTTCTTGAAACTCTTTGAAAATTTTATCTTTTAAATCCTCCACGTAACACCTCACTAATCCGTTAACTTAATTTTATTGTCTTTAACCTCTTCGCCATGAATCGCTTTTATTTTTTCATCTTTCAATTCTTTTTCTTTCTTTTTTTCTTCCATGATTGCCTCCTTTTACTTAGGGTTTCCAATAAAATGATACACTTCTACGATGTCATTTTTACCGATATTAATTTCAGTTTGTTTCCTAGTGAATAATATATTTTCCACAGAAATTTGTGGGCAATTATCACCAAAACTCCCTTCAAATGATATTTGAATTTTTGCATTATTTCCATTTTCCGTTCTTTTTTCCGAATTTTGAGAATATGTTTCGATATAATAAAGTAAATCATCCTCTTTGAAAGCGGAAGAATCGATACTTTTTCCACCGTCTATTCTTTCGAAAACATCTTTTAGAGAAGAATCATCATAATCTTTTTTGGTGAAAATTTCTTTTAATTTATTTAAAGTAGCAATTCTAGTATTGATGATCTTGTTTAAACCACGCATTTCTATTTTTTCCTCTTCTTTGGATTCGACTAATTCATAATCTCTATTAATTGTAATGGATTTTAAATCTTGAATAGTATCTTCTAATTCTTTAATTTTCTGTTCAATTACATTTTTAGAACGTTCTCTTTTAATTAGTTTGATAAATTGAGTAACAGTAACTTTTCGTAAAGCTACAATGCCTGTAACTACTTCTTTTCCTTGTAAATACTTCCTATATTTAGTGGAGTTGTAAGAATAAATAGGAATTTTTTCGTTTAATTGTTCTATATTTACTACCACTGCATTCCCAACAACCACTTGCTCTTTTCCAAGCTGCAAATGAATTTTAGTTCTATTTGGAGAAGCGTAAAAGGTATCTTTATTAAATTCATTTTGAAATTTTTCTGTAAATTGTTGTAACTCCATCATTTTGATACCTCTCTTAATTTATTCAATGCAATAACTTTAAATTCATTATAAGTTTTTGCAGTAATTCCATTTTCATGGCAATCATCTTCATACATTTTATAACAATGTTTAATCATCATTTCTTGTTGATGTTTGTTGAATTCTAAAACGACTAGTTTATTGGTATAAACATCCGCTAAATCTTGATATGTCGTAGTTTTGAATGCTAGATATAGATTATGAAATTCTTGTTTATTAAATACGATTTTAAAACCATTTTCTTTACATTCTTTTGCAAATAATTCCCAATATCCTTCTTCTGTATGAGAGTTTTGGTAAAAGACTTTGTTTAGAATAATCCTATTCATTTCTACGTCGGATAAAGTTGTTGAAAAAGATAAATCAATTTGATTTTCTGTAATAGGTAACGCATCTGGAGAATATAATCTTTTTAGTTTTCGCGCATATTCTTTATATTCAACGGAGAATTTGTCATGAAAAATTTTATACAACAACTCCGGATTATTGACCAAAGGCTTACAATGAACAATATCACAATACAAAACATATTTCACGTAAAGTTCATAAATATCTAAATTAGAGAATTTTCTTTGTAAATAATCATAAATATCATCTTCTTTAAACCACACGTGAGAATTTTGCTCTAGCATCTTTATAGCTTGTTCCATGTTTAGTAATAAATACTTTTCAGTAAACTCTACATTGGTGTAGAATTCAAAATCATCAATTGCTCCGGTTAAGAAATCCAGTTCTATTTCTTTTAAAGAAACTGTTTCTGTGTCTTTTTTAGAAATGTGATTTTTAAATTCTAGGAAATTAATATTCGAATCTGGATATTCTTCTAAAAAAGCGGAAAACAATTCTTTATAAAGTTTATTTCTTTCTAAAAGATTATACTTATTTTTATTAAAAGTTTCGAATTGCTCTATATATTTTTTAGGAATTGTTTCTTTGTGAAAAACTTCAATTTGTTCTATCATTATTACTCACCTGCAAAATATTTATTATAAGTTTCTTCAGAAGAAATTTGAGTTACAAAATCCATAAAAGATAGACCAAATTTGTCATCAGTTTCTTTTACGAAGTCGTTATATAAATTGTGGAACAGCGTTTTAAAAAAAATAGAATTATCTTTGTGCACATCTTTTTGATTTTGCACAACGTTATATTTTTCTTTATATTTTTTCATAATATTTCGAAGAGTATGGTGGTTTTGATACAAAACATTAACTTCTGTAGAACTATATGTTTCTACGAATTCTTTAACCTCTTTTGTTCCGTAAATAGCTTGGACAAAACGTTCAATAGATAATGGTTTATACGTTTCTTTTTCATAAGTTCTATAATAATCGATAAGAATTGCATCATCTTTATAAGTCCCAGTTTTTGCTTTTGCGAACATTTTTGCATATTTTTGCAATAGTTTTTGTTCCGAAACATTATTCTTCACTTTATGTTCATTTTTATGAATTCTGGTTTTTCTTAATTCGTTTATGAAAGCTTCGCGTCCCATAGGATGTTTAACTTGCCTTGAATATTCATCGTAAAGATGGTTTTCCAATTTATAATTATACTTTTCATAACCGGATAGGATCATCCGACCATTGTTATAGCTATCTTGTAATTGTTTAAGTACCAAATGTTTTTCAACAGTGTCTCTAATGTCAATATTTCTAAACATTATCAAGAAATCGGAAGTTCCGATTAGTTTTTTAGCAAAGTCCGAAAAGGAAACGGGAGTATTTATCCACTTACAATAGTTTTCATATTCTTTTTGTATTAATTTTCTATCTTGTTTATAATCTCCTGTTTTCATTTTTTTATAATTTTCGACAGCTTGTTGCAAAATATCTTTTGTTTTCTCTAATAGATTATTATCTAATTTTTTTATATATTCTTTTTCTTGCACATCCGATTTAATCGTGGTATCAATAGTTTTGTAAAATTCGTCGCCGGCAACCTTTATAACAAAAATATTAAAATCAATATTTCCTTTTCTATTATTTGAAAATTCTTTATACATCTTTCTTAATAAATCTATTTTTTCATCTTTATTCATTCCAAAAGAAGAATTTTTAAAAGATTCTTGGTACAAGTATAAAATTTCATATATTGTTTTAGTATCCGACTTCTTTGTCGTTCCATCTGTTTTTCTTACATTGATGATATCTCGATAGTTTTTATCATTGGTAACCATTTTGGTAAAAACATCGAAAGAAATTGAAGAACCATATGAATTTTTAAAATCTTGATAAAGCTCATTTAAAAAAGTTTTTCTGCCAGATAAAGAAAAATTTTGTACTTGATTATAAAAAGTAGAAATATAAGGTTTTAACATGTTTTTGACATCTTCTATTTTTTTCTTGTTTTCTAAAGTTGTATCCAAAATTATATTTTTTTTCATAACAGAAACATTGTTTGTTTCCAAAATTTTTTGAATATTCTTATTATTAGTCAACTCTCTATCTAAATTTTGTAACACGTGTTCATTATACGCTTCTTTAAAAGCTAACATAGCATCTTTTACTTCTTCTCCATTAGGATCCAAAGATAGTCTATTTAATTTATCTTTGATTTTTTTCTTGTGTTCCGCTTCCTTTATTTTGTGATTTCCTTTGGAATTGTCTTTCAATTCATTATAAAGTTTTCCAGCTAATTTTTCTAAGAGATCTTTTTTTCTTAACAAATCAGGATTTGCTTCTGATAATTTTTTTTGAATGTATAATTTTGCCCTTTGAATAAAGTTAGGTTCGTTATGATTAATCGCTGTAACTCCAGCTAATTCTTTTGCTTGTTCTTTTGCAAATTCAATTAATTCTTGTTTTTCTTTTTCTTTTGTTAAAATACCTGTATTTTTAGGTTCTTTTGCAGTTTTTTCTAATTCTTTTTTTGCAACATCATCATCATCTTTTTCAGATTTTGTTTCTATGTTTTCGTCAATTTCCATTTTAAAAGGAGTAATATCATCATCTTTATTTGGTATTGCTTCAACTTCTTCTTTCGGTTCTGTTTTTGCAATTTCATCCACTAAAGAGGAATCAATTCCAAGTTTAGAAAGAATCCCTTCACTTCCTAAATTAATAAATTGTAAAAACTCTAAATCTCCTCTAGCTTTTGCGTGTAGATAATTATAAGCATTCGCATATTTATAATAGGCAAAAATAAAATTTCTCAATCTATAAATAGCGGAATGTGGTTTCATCGCCGTTCTTAATAAAATATTAGATACGTGTTCTTTCCATGTTTTTTCAATTGTATCTAAAATGATTTCTAAAGAGATTTCAGCATATTCTCTTTTAACAATATTCGCACCTTTACCGCTTAATTTGATATAACATTCTTCTTTTTTTGCTCTTGGAAGTACTTTCCAAGTTACGTTTACATCTTTCTTTATTTGTTCAATTTCTTCTACATTACGAACAATATGAGAAGAATAATTATCAGATTTAAAATGATTAAAGAAAAAAGGAATTCTAAACGGTATTTTAGATTCTGCTACATAAGTCGCCATAATTCTTCTTGAAAATTCTTCTGTACTTTGTGTCATTTTAGTGTCTATGAATTTTACATTTTTTAAGACAAAATCCCCATAAGGATCTTGATTCCTTTTTTGAATAACATAAAAATCCATAGCTTCTAATTCTTCCAATGATTGCTGAAAAGGTGTTCCTTCTTTATCATTGTTGATAAATAAAAGTGATTGTAAAGGATAACCTTCTAATACTTCAAATACCATAACTCCGGAAACAATTTGATTAGAGGAAAGATAACCCATATTATCTTTAAAACCAATGTGATATAAAGGTGTGGTTTGTCTAGAACTATCGATTTTTAGCAAAGAAATAGTAGGTCGTTGTATATTTGTGAAACCGGGTTTATAAAAAAACACATCTAACTCTACTAGACTATTTTTCGTAAATACAAATTCCAAGTTTTTCTCCTTTCATTTAAAAAATAAACCCGTAATTTCTTACGGGTTGAACGACTGAACCAAACCCAGTCTTTATTATTATCTTCCTACCTCTTCAAAGTCTATTTCGCTAGAAACCTCTTCAATTCTTAAAGGTCCTAAAGCTGCGGCTGCAAAACTATATTGTTCATGCATTGCAGCGGAACCGCCAATTGTACTAGCTTCTGAAACAAAAACACAACCATAAATAGTTTTACTGAATACTTTTTTATTCGTTAAACTCTTTACGTAAAGTTTAATGCTAAATTCAGGTAGTTGATCTAAGTGTTTCAAGTTATCTAATTGATCTAAAGTTACTGCTCCGGATATAGATAAGTTTAAATCTGCACCGGAAACGGGTTTATAATTTTTTATTTGTTTTTTCACTTGTTCCGCTAAAGATTCGTTTCGAACTACTGCGGTTAAATGACCTGCTACTTTTGTGTAACCAACTGTCAAACCTTGCGGATCTGCATTACCAAAAGCATATCTTGTTTCTTTTGCGGTAGAAGTGAACACTTGTAAAGATACAATTTCTGTTAACGGAATGTTATAATATTTCTTTTCTCCATTTTCCTCTAATACTACGCAAATAAATAATTTACAATCTTTTCCGGTGGTTACAGAATAATTGTAAATTTGTTTACTAAATGTTACGTTTTGTTCTGCCATTAGAATTCACCCCATGCATCATATTCTAATTCACCTACAGGCGTTTCTGTTGTATTCTCCATAGGTTTGAAATCTTCCATCTGCATAGCTAGAAAAGAATATTGCTCTCTAACTGAAATTTGATTTACTCCAATTCCTGAACCACCACTAGAAAATCTACAACCGATCAATTGTTTTTGAATTTTCTTTTGAGGATTATTTTCTTTTACAGCGATCATCACGATATCAAATTTTGGAAAATCATTTACAGATTCAATATCTTCAAGACTATATTTTGCTTGTTGTTTTCTACCGCCGTAATCAAATGATAAAGAAATTTGTTTAATCCCGGCTTTGTTCAAAATATCTTTAACTTCGTTTACAAAACCTTTGTTTAATACTTCGAACATAAGGGAACCTTGAATGATACTGGAGCCACAAGCGATCGCTGTTGCCCCGGCTTCTCCAATTGCCATAGTAGGTTCCGCTGTATATTGTTCAGCATATTGAAACGCAGAGGTAGAGCCTAAACGAACTAACTCAAATTTTGTAACTCTATCAAACTCATCGTATTCTGTAGGAACTTTGATGTATAATTGTGTTTCTGTACCATTGAAAGTATCAAAGGATTTTGATTTATTTTTATAATTGTGAAATGCATTCATATCTAAAGCCATTTTTATATCACCAATCCTTATTGTACTTCTTTCCAAGGTTCAACAGAACCTAATATATAAACCTTTGTTGCAACATCATGCATTGGAGAGCCAGCAGAAACACCAAACGTTTCTGATAAAAAAGTAACTCGATTACATCTGAAAACATATTGTTTTCCAGGTTTATAATTTACAACAGTATTTCCAATTTTTTCAATTTGGTCTGCATTTCCGTATACAACGATATCTACAGGTGGTAAATCTGCCAAAGATAACATTTCATTTTCATGAACTGTCACTTCAAACTCTTCCTTTGCTGAAGAAAATAGTTCTTGATCTTGTTCCGATAATAGAAAATCTTCATACCCAAATCCATCTAGATCTGCTTTTGTAAAAAGCTTGGTTTTATGATTATACTTTCGTATATCTTGAAACATAGATTTAATAAAACCTAAATCAATTTGTGTGAAAACAATAGTTCCGTGAGTACTTCTCAATCCCTTGGAAACACCGGCAGGATTTTTTCTTCCTACTACATGGTTCCATTCAGCCTGTCTGTGTGTTTCTGCAATAATTTGTTGCAAGTTTCCGACTTCGTATCTAAACTTTTTATATTCGGTAACTCCATTGGCATCTTTTTTTGTTAAAGTAATTTCCATAAAAACTCGAAGTCCAGAACCTTTGCAAAGAATTCTTCCAAGTGCTAAATTATTTTGAGTTGCCATTAATTACCACCTTCATTCACTAGTTCCCAATCAGAAACAACTCCGATTGCCATGAATGTAGCAACGGAACTTATTTCTGTAGAATCAATAGATAACCCAAAATTTTGAGAGGTAATTTTTACTCCATGAATAACTTTTTTTCTAATTTCAGAGCGATTGTATTGGTCCTTAGCTTCCGCAATTAATACTACGTCGAATAATGGCATTTGCGACCAATTTATTTTACTTCCGTCGTTATGGAATTCCCAATCTTCCCATTCTTCATCTAAAGATAGGAACGGACTATCGTAAATTTCAGGAAAATCTATTGTATCTCTTCCATTATTAATCCCTTTTAAAATTTCATCTTTTAAATGTTCAAAAGAGTTATAATGAAAAATCTTAAAAGCCATGCTTCCTTCTGTTATGATTGCTCCGGAATAAATATCAATAGGTCCAATAGAAGTTAAATTAAACTTTGCAGAAGAACTATTGCTTTGCTTCCAACCGATATCAGTAAGAAAGCCGATATCAAAATATATTCTTTTATGTAAATCTTCTTGTTTTTTCGTAAAATAAATTTTAGGAAAAGCAAATTTACATTTTAAATTAACTCCGCTAATAGTAGAAGAGTAAAATTCATCTCTTTTATTTATCATGAATACTCCTTAATTGGAAATTTCCGTGCTATCTTAGATAGCACGGATTTTATAGGATTAATTTAATCTGATTCCCATTCTGATAAGTTCTAAAGTTTCGATTTCAACGCAACTGAAGTAAATCCACATTGCTTTTTCCTCTAACTTATTAGGGTTTTTCAATTTCTTCAATTGAAGTTTAATTTCGTAAGTTGGTGTAATATATCTTCCAACTGCTGGCTTAAATACACCATCTTCGATTTCTGTCCTGATTAAAGCTAAATCAACACCGTCGTCGATTCTTTGTCCTTTATACTTCATCGCTATGTCTTTTGCGCCTTCTATAATAGTATAAGCAACTTTCATGGATTCCCATTTTTGGTATCTGTTTGTTCCGGGAGCAGTCATTAATTGAGAACGAGAAACGCTTCCTACAGTTTGACCATGCGATTGTTGTAGAACGGCAAATTTTCTAGAATCTAGATAATCCAATTGTTTTTGAGTCCATCTTAATTGACATTCTCCTTGCCAAGTTAATCCAGCTGGAGATCTATCTACATTTGCTCTAGCGCAAACGTTAGCCCATTGTTGCGCTAAATAAGTACCATTAAAATCCTTGTTGTTTACATTCATAATGTAAATAGGGTTTCTGGAACGAGTAATTGTTTCAGGAACATCATCTACTAAATGTACTTCGGTAGTATTTACTTTAGATACAGTGATAGATTTTACTCTTGTTGTATGTACCAAAATTTCCATTTTATCGTGAGAGTATACTTCCACGATATCTCCTTTTTTAAAAGAAGAAGTAACTTTTTTGGTAATCACTTTGTTGTTTGTTTCAATAGTGGAAACTCTTGCTTGAGGGAAACCGGTTAATCCACCAATTCCGTCGAAAGAGTTTACTCCAACAGGAACGGTTAAATATCTTCCTAAATCTAAAGCGTTTCCTTTTCCGGAAACATATTTACATTGTTCTCTAATTTTTTCATAGATAGCTCCGCATCTTTCTTTGTACGCTTCAACATCTCGGTTAGATAAAGATTTAGGAGGTTTAGGAGATAAATAAGCAAAAGCGTTATTTTGATAAGAAGTGATTTTATGCACATGAAGTAAATATCTTCTTAATAAAGAAGCACTATCAGGAAGTTTCGTTACGTAAACAGAAGAAATATCGTGATATTCATCAGCTTCATCCGGCTTTTTAGCATCTATTAAAAATTCTCCGGCTTTTAATTCTAATACTACATTGTCTTCTACAAATAATCGAACAGGTTTTAAAACTTGTAATTTTACATTTTTCGTTTTATCACCATTGATATTGGTGCTCATTCCATTGTCGTCCGCAGTTGCTATTTTTAACAAAGTATCAGCAGTTACATGTTCGTCAGGATTTGTGTTTCCTGCTTTACTGGATGTTACTGTAACTGTTTTTTCACCATTACTTTCGTCACCGTATTTTAAAACAGCGGTAACAGTTGCATCTACTTTTGTACCAATCTCTTCAGAAGAATCTACCGCAACCATTTTCGCAAGTTGCCCGTTTATCATAAAACGATAAGTATTAAACATACAGTCTTGAGTTTGCGTTGTTTTTAGAGATTCTGCGCAACGACCAGCTTGAATCGCAACGGTAAATTGTTTAATATCGGTAATTTCGTCAATGGTTCCATATGGTTTTACATCTGTTAAAATGTTGGATAATTTTAAAGAATCGGTGTTTTCTCCATTAGATGTCGTTTCTTTTAAAATTTCAGTAGAGTCTACAGCAACCATATCATCCAAAGATATTCCTGCACAAATGATTTGTTTAGCAGGAACTTGTTCTGTTTCTTCGAAAGCGTGGTCTAACGCTTCATACATTTCAGATAAAGAAGAAGTGTTTGGACTTTCTCCATTTCTTTTTACGATTCTAACGATTCCAATATTAGCTCCATTCGGAATCAATCGGATAATGTTTTGGACTTCCCTAGTTAAAGGTAAATCCGTTATAGATAACGTTTCGATTGCTTCTTCTGGAGAACTAATTAACATCAATTTATTTGGTTCTAAATAATACGGTTCTAATTCGCCGTCTTCATTATAAGATTTCATTTGTTCCGGCATAACCGCATAAATAAGGATTAAATCTTTTAAATTTATGGCTTCTTGCACTTTTTGAATATCATCTTCAATTGTCACATGAAAACCGGGTAACATTGAGTTTGTTTTTCTTTTAATCATTATTCCTCCGGATAACTTAATATTTTATATATTTAAATATCAATCTTCGCTACTAAAACTACAGTCGTATGGAAGTTGATTTGTTATTTTCTTTCCTTTTAAATTATTTATGTTGTTTTCCATAAACAATTTTCTTTGTTTCTCCGTTTCTTCATCTTCAAAGTAAAAAAGATCTTCATAAGGATCATTGTCTTCTGCAATGATTTGAATTGCTTTTACAATAAACTCTTTATTGTGAATTACTTTTTCTTGCACACGAATATGGAAATAGATTTTAGCTGTTTCCAAATTATCCTTGTCCTTTTTTTCCGGCACTTCAATATTTGCAATTCCGAAAACTTGAATTCCTAATTTTGAAAATTTTTTTCCCAACACATTTAAAGTTCGTTCCAACACATTAATAATTCTAAATTGTTCCGCAATTGTTTTTGTTTTCAAGGAAATTAAAAACTCATTGTCTGACCAAAACATACCTTGTACCGTTGGGATATTTTCTCCGTTTATCTTAGCTACAGTTTCGCATTGTAACGTAGGATAAGAAGCAAGAATTACGCCGGAACTTTTAAAGAGTTTAGTACTGCGATCACCATCTTCTGTTTGAGAGTTATAATAACAACGTTTGGTTAGTTTGATAAAAATTTTAGAAGCATCATCTTGTCTACTTTTTTCATTAACTCGTTCGTTTGAATCATCTCCAAGAATGATTTCAGGAACTTCCTCACCTTCTACCATAAAAGCAAATTCTAATAATTCCTGTATTTGATCAATCAAATACCATAAAATATCTTTTTTCAAAAAGATTAATTTATTTTTATATTTATCAACTAAAGCTTGTAACTTTTGTTTTTTCTTTTCACTCATCATGGGATGTCCACTTCCGATTCTATTTGTTTTTCTCCGACTTCTTCATCCGATAAAGTGATTAATTTTTCAAAATTCTCGAAAATATTTTTTAAACTAGAAACAAAATTAATTTTCTCTCCGGTAATTTCATAAAAAATAAAATCTTCTGTACGAAACTGTTCTTTATTGATAATTTTATAAATAGAGATGGGAGTGAGATCAGAGTCTAAAAAGATGATTAAATCGGTAGTAGACATTTCACGATAGAGTTCAGGAATGTAAAATCTTCTTCGTTCATTAATGGTAGAGTTTTTGTAAGTTTCTTCAAAAGATTCGGCTCTTTGGTTTTGTATTTCATTTCGAATTTTAGATGTATAAATAATTTGTCTTGTATAACCTGTACCGAAACATTTTGGACAAATAGGATTGGGTTCTGAATGAATTAAACTATCACTATCGAAACAATCACAAGGTGTGTTTTTCTTTAACCATAAAACTCTTTCTCCCGTTTCAGAAGAAGTTTTGAATTTTTTTTCGTATGATTTTGTTGGTAACACAACAACCACATCCTTCGTTTTTTAATTGATAAGCGATACCGGCTCGTTTAATTAATGCATCTTTTAATTCTTTTTCCGCATTTTCAATCATATACTTGATTGCTTGCGGAGAAAAAATTTGTCCGGTGGTTCCACCGTCTTGTCCAATCGCAAAATTACCCAATTTTAAAGAAGACATATTTCCGTTTTCTACACCTTGAGAAATATAATTTCCGTTGATATACGATAAACTAATCATATTTTCAATACAATAAAGGTTGACAACTCTTTTGTATAAAGGAAAATATTCTATATCTTCTATATGTTCTTCTGCTAATCCGAAACGTTTTTTCAAATACATAGATTTTTCTTGAATTAATTTAAATAATTCTTTATCTGTTCTATCTATCAACTCTAAGTGTAAATCAGAGATAAAACTTTTCAAATCCTTCACATTGGACCAGTAATATCTAGGGTTAGATTTGATAATGTATTCTTCGTTCTCGATGATAACTTTATAAATAAGATTCGTTTCTCTTTGTAAATTTAAAAAATTGTCGAATTTTTGTTTTTTGTGCGGGTAATCTGGAAAATTTTCATTCGTGAAATAATGAACACGAATAGGAAGCGCAACGTCTTTTTCAACTGGCAATACTTCAATTTTTTCATCATTTATTGCCAATTTGTAAACTTCGTTACTTAATTCAATATCGTCGTCTATTTCCGTAATCTTCGGATCTTTTTTCTTTCCGTCGCCGGCGACGATTGTTTCTTGATTAGGAATATAGTCGTAAATATAATTAATATTATTCACTTTTAAACGAATGTTTGTTCCAAAATTCCCAAAAATAGCAATAGAGTTCCAATCTTCATTTACATGCAACATAAAAGGTAATTCAATTTGTTTTTGTTTTAAAAAAAATAAAAAATAATTTGGTTGAAATATATCTTCATTTTTTTCAAATATATATATTACTTTATTTGGATACCAAGTTACTTTTTTCATTTTTTCCAACCTTTTTTTTCACTTACATTTCTTCTTTTTCTTCTTTTAAAGTTTTTTCAATTAGTTCAATTAATTGTTCTTTTCTAGCATTACTAGGAATTTCAACACCTAATTGTGTTAATTTTTCTTCTAATTGTTTTTTCTTCCATTTAGAAAAATCTTCCGTTATTCCTTCTGCTTCTTCCGGAATATCATTTGCTTCTTCATCTAAATTTTTCGTTTCTTTATTTTCTTCTTCGTCTTTTTTTTCTTCCTCTTCTTCTTCAACCCTAATACTCATTTCTTGATGATTACTCAAATCATATTCTCCGCTAGTAAATGGATTTGCAACAGGTTGCATATACGGTTCAAATGGGTTTTCATAAGGAGGTTCCGGATCTGTTTCCGGGTCATACATTCTAAGAATACCGTTTTCAATAAATACTCTTAATTTTTCAATATTTTCTTCCGTTGCTTCAACAGATGGTTTACTATCTGTCAAAATAATACCTTTCCAATCTAAAAAGGTAACGGTATATAATTCGATAATTTTCATTTTTTCACCTCGTATTATATAGAGCGAGGGATAATTTCCCTCGCTTTTACTTCATTAACCTTTTATTAGGATGCAGGATAGATATCTTTATGAGTCAAAACTACTTGAGCAGGAGTATTTGGATCGAACACATCGTTTGTAATAGGAATGTTTCTGAAAGCGAAAACTCCGTAGTTTTTATCTAAAATAAATTGATAATAAGTTTTAAATTTAATTTCGGTTACATCTCTAATTCTATCTTCCATTTTTCCAGTAATGATACCTTTTCCATCATGTAGATGAGTTAACGCTCTGGAAGAGTCGCATAATAAAATATCCGTTACAGGAACATCTCCGGAATCTGCATACCATTGTGTAGGAGCTTGAGAGAATCTAGTTATAGGTAAGGAAATGAAAGAGTGAGGGACAAAGAATGAAACTAAAGGAGTGACTATTAAATTTAATTTTTTTCCAGTGATCAATTGAGGTACTTCGAACTCTTCACCTTCGTAAACAGCAGCACCTTTACTTCTTTCTTTAGCTAATTTTTGGAAAATATTAATTGCTAAAGTTCTTCTTTTTTTAGGAACTAAATAAAATACGTTTGCATTTTCTTTCAAATATGCTTTTACATTTGGTTCGTTATAGAAAACTCCATAAGCTAATGGGTGCAAAAAGATAGTGTCAATATCAAAACCATCGGTTTGCGCTTCTCTCAAAAATTGAGTTAAATCGGAAAATAATAAAGCGCCGTTTCTCTTCTTCGGATCGGAGTATTTTCTACCGCTTGGAGCTTTAATGTTCAATCCGGCAGTTCCAGAACCAGCTGTATTCAATCCGTCAAAGTAGTTTTTCGCATGACGTTCTAACAGTTGTAAAGCTTCTCTAGCTTTGAATCGTTTAATATCTGCAATTGCTGCTTCTACTAACATTTTTAAAATTTGAGGACCAACTCTTCTAGCTGCTTCTTCAAAATATTGTACTTTAACCCCAACTTTTCCTTTGTTGGTTTTAACAGCATCTTCTGTACTCTTTAATTCCAAAGTCTTAAAGTCTCCACCTTCTGCTACTCTAGTGGTCGCTTCATTTCCTTGTGTCTCGAATACAATATCATAAAGTACAGTTCCGTCTTCCATCACTAAATCTCTTGAAACGAATTTCCAAGCTTCGATTTCAGGATAGTTTACTTTGGTAACTAATCTGTTAATCGTTTGTTGTACGAAGAATCCTAAAGAAGAAATGGAATTGTCTTTTAACAAAGACACTTTTGTACCATCTTTTAATTCGTATTTTTTATTTGATAAATCTTCAATTCTTTCGGCAAATTTTTCAATATTTACAAAAGTTTGTGTTTGCGCATCAAAACCATCGTTCATAACAATATCTACCAAATCTTCGATTTGAGTTACTACATCGTTGATGACGCTTTCTTCTTCTTGTTCGTCATTTACGAAGGTTTCTTTTAATACTCCTTTTGAGAAGACTTTTCTTTCTTCATCGGTATAAAAGAAAGAACGCAACGCATCTTTCATTTGTTTTTCTGTATGTTCAAATAATCTTTTTGACATTAATTATCCCCCTAATTACATATTTACGTAAAATTCAACTGCAATAGCTTTGAAATTTTCTTTTAATTTTTTCGTTTTTGAATCGAATGCAGACTCAATGGAATTCCATACATTTTCGGAAGCTCCTAAAGTATCTCGACCTTGGATATGATAATCAAAACAATCGTTTCCGGCATAAATATAATTATTCCATGTTCTTGCATCTTGCACAGCGGCAACTCTACCAATAATGAATTTTTGTTCATTTACCTCTTCAGCTTCAGCTTCTTTTCCTGTAATTTTACTGTTGTATTTCACTGGCATTCCGGCAAAATAAGCCTTTGTTTTTGGACAATTAGCCTTTTCTTCTCCAAATAATGGTAAAATAACATCTTTATCAATCAATTCTGCTAATTCAGCTTCATGAATCGGTCTTAATAAATCACCGACTTTAAAATCTAAGATTTCGTAATATCCGGTTTTTTTAGTATCAAAAGCATATCCTCTTTGGAACAACTCTCTATTTTGGAAAACTGTAGGGGTTAAACCATGCAAATCATCCATTCCGGTCATTTGTCCATTACATACGTTGACTCCAGGAAAATGAATCAAATGAGTATCTTTCCCTGAACCATCTGTAGATAATGTAGCTGCTAAAGTTTTAGTACTTCTTAAACATTGGGCGATAACTCCAAATGGAACTACTAATTCTTTTGCATCAGCACCTTGCCCATTATTTCCGGATTTAGTTCCAGCAGGGACTAAATAACCATTTTTATCTATTCCTACAGCAATAGAAGGAGAAGATACTAAATCTAATCCATTTGGTGCAAATCCTAATGTAGTCCAAGCAGTTAAAGTTGGTCTAGCATATGGAGTTCCGAATCCGGCAGTGACTACTCTATCGAAATTCCCTCTTCCACCCAATGGTTCTCTATGAGTTTCTTTCTTAAACATATATTTTTATTCCTCCATTTTTTTTAAAAATTATTTTTAATAAACATTTCGTTGACTAAAGAATCCAAAGTTTTTGTTTTTTTAATAGTTTCTGCTTGAACCGGATTAAATTTTTTATAATCTTCCAATTCAGCTTTTTCTTCTTGAAAATCATTTTTTGGTTCTTCTTTCGGTTTTTGCTCTTTTTCAACACCTTCGCTTTCAGTAGTATCTTCAGCGGGTGTTTGAGTTTCTTCTACAGAATTCTCTTGTTTTTCTTCTGTATTTTCTTCTTTATCCTCTACTTCAGTAGCTACTTCTTTTTTTGTAGCATCAATAAAATCTTGTAACGCCTTAATCTGTTCTTCTGTTTCCAACTTATCGAACAGTGCATTAAAAGAATTTACAACTTCTTCGGATGCATTCAAATTGTCTGAAATAGCTTTCTTTAGTAAATCTTTGAACATATCATCACCTTTGTTATTATCAATATTTTCAGGAATGTTCTCATCTTCAACAGATGTTTTATTTTCCGTATTTGCGTCATCTTTACATAAGTTTTCTGTTTTGTCAATTTCATCGGAAATTTGTTTATTTTCATCTGTTTTCGAATCATCATTCGTTTCGGTCGCCGGCAACGAATTAGGAACATAAATAAGAGAAGTATCATTTGCCGGTACATTAACGATGGAAATTTCAGCAGGTTCTAATCCACTCATTAAAGGAATGCATTTTTTTAAAGAATTGGGATCCTTTTCATCTAATTGGTACGAAAATCCAGCAACGTGATTACAAGAGCCACCGAAGTAACTATTTCCACAAATATTACAAATAGCCTCATCAGTGAATTGTCCCTGAGAAACAGTATTGTCTAAACCATCTTTTACTCTTGCGAAAGTTTCATCGTCCAAATTAGCTTTTAGAATTAAAGAACCGACACCGTCGTCAAAACAATGTCTATCTTTGAAAAAGTTCAATACATCTTCAGGTAAATTGTCGTTTCCTCTTATTTTTGTTTTAGAAGCATGACTGATATACCAACAATCTTTCACTCTACCAACCGGAGTTCCGTCGTGAGCATCATGATTTCTTAAAACTGGTCTATCATAAGGAAGTTGCCAGCTTTCGTTTTCAGCTTGCAATTGATAATCCTCATCGGAATATATTCTATTGTTGATTTCTTTTCCGGAGGTAGAAGCCAGCATATAAACAATGTTTCTATCTTTTGTATTACTTTTTACTTTTATGTTTTTAGCATCTATTACTTTTTTAGGTTTTTTGCTATCTGCGCAAAACAAACTATCACTAAGTTGTTTTTTGAAATCTTTTATTTCTTGTCCGTTAGCGATAGCTCCTAAATCAGTATCGTCTTTTATATAAAACAACTTTTATTTTTCACCTTCTTTGGTCTTTTTTTGTTTTTTTTGTTGTTCCAGTACCAGTAGGTACATGTTGATTTTTTGGGTTATTTGTATTTTCTACAGAGCCATTCATTTCTGTTTGTTGATACAACCGAAAGAATGTTTTCTCTTTGTTGATTTCTTCGTTTCTGATACATATTTTTCTAGCTTCATCCAAATCAATAACTCCGCCTTGAAACAAGAACACAGCGTGTTTTTCGATTCTTTCTTGAATATTGAAATCTTGATAAAAATTCAATTTAATTTCATTTTTACCCTCATAATCTCCAAAGTGTTTTTTACATATTTCTTTAATGATGGATTGATTTAAAAAATGTTGTAAAGTGGAAGAAAAATTTTCAGCGATTAATTTTGTGTTTTCATCTTGTACCTCAGAATCTTGTCTTCCGGCAGAAGAAATTCCAAGCTGGTTTTTAGAAGTAAATAACCCTGCCACGATTTGCCCTTCTAAAACCTCTAGCAATTTATCAGGAGATGTAAAATTTTTCTTAATTAAGTTGGCGTTAACAGGAGTGTCGGTAATTAAGTCAGAATCGGTTGTTTCTAGTAGATTTTTAATTGCATTGTAAGTAGCAGGTAAGACATTGATTTTAGAACCGTTTTTTGAAATTCCTATTTCATAAATGGTTCGAACTAAAGATTGGTCACGGTAAGAAACGAGAGAATTGTCGATCAAAGTGTTGTATTTTTTTAAAAATTCAATGACGGAACACCAAATAGGTAAGGCGAATATTTCATCACTTTCTCTATTAAAAGTATAATGAAATACATCTATTTTATTTTTATAAGCGGGCCATGTTTTTTCAGCACCAATTTCCCCTGTTTTAAAAATAAATTCTTCACAAAATCCTGTTCCTATTTTTTTATGTACTGTCCAACCTTGATTTTGAAAAATGCGAATTCTTTCAATTTGTTTTTTTTCATTTCTAAAAGGGACTAGAAATAAATTAGAATATTTTACAAAGTTATTAAAACAATCTTTTAAAAATAGTTCAGAAGAATAGTTACTAGATTTTAAAATTTTGTTAAATTCTTCGGCAACTAACAATACTTTATTTTTGTCATCTCCTACAAAATAAAAATCTTGTTTGGAAACTTTTCCGGTAATGTTCATGATTGTTCTTGCTAATAACGGATAATCTAGAATGGCATTTTTAATCAATTCCAAAATTCTATCCATATTTACTGTGGTACAATTCAAACGTTTGTTGCCATATCCTAAATAAAATATTGAATTATAATCAAACGTATCGTTGTCACCAATTACTTTTCCAACATCTACTTTTTCTACTTTTTCTTCTTGGAAGTTGGTTGTATCAGATGGCTTTTTTTTACTACTAAAAAGATCTTTTAATGTTTGAAACATTTTCACCATCCTATTTTAATAATTCTGTAATTTGATAGCTCGTTAAAAATATATCTTTTGTTTCAGGATTAGAAAGTCCTTCATCTAAAGCTTGAATTAACTCACTTTTTTTAGAAAAATAATCATTTAATGATTTATATTGATCGTTCACATGTTCTAGACTGCCATCTTTATTCACTTTTAAAGATAGTATTTCTACAGGTCTATCAAAACCTTGCACAGAATTTAATATATTTTTGGTTTTAACATCACTTAATTTTTTTGTCAAATTCATGATGTTTTCATCGATTGCATCAATGATGTTTTTATTATTTCGTGGTTTAGAAAGCTCTGCTTCTAATTTTTCACGTTCTATTTTCAATTGTTTTACAATACCGTAATATTCTAACCCCGCTATATTATCTATAAAGTTTTTTATATCTTTTATTTTCTCATACTGATCATCACTTAGATTCCGTTCAATGATATCATCAGTATTATTTCTTTTTACATTCTTTTTATATTTATGTAATGGTTCATCTTTTCGAATTAATATTCTTTGTGTTCCATCTTTACGAATAGTGTAAATATCTCCTCGATTGTAAACAATTTTGTACTCATCTTGACTAACAGGATCTTTTTCGATAATTTTTAAAATTTCTTGATTTCCAGTTGGTTTTTTATGGATAACAGTTTCATTAGGTTGCTTTATTTTTTTTGAAACACTAGGTTCTGATTTAATTATCGTTTCATAATCTTTCTTATTAGATGTAAAATCATTGTTATGCATAAATTGTTTATCATCTTTATTGATTTTTAACTTATCTTCATGAAACGTCCAATCATCTCTCAAAGAATTTGTGGTACCTGTTTGAAAAATTAAACCATCTTCGTAATTAGTAAAATCATTATCTATGTAATCCGTACCTTCTTGAAAACATTTTAAAACGAAATCCGGAATTTGAATTCCATATTTATCGACCAGCTCTACGATAGCGGTAATAGTTTGGACAAATTTACTACCACCTATATTTAAATCCATTGTAACGGAAGCATTTAAATCACCTAACGATTCATCTATTTTTTTAAAAGTTTCAGCTTCTACTCTTTCGAGCATATCTTTAATCTTCTGTCGAACCATCAGGATAACTTCAGCGTATAAATCTTGAGCAATAAATTTTTGTACAGAAGAAATTAATTGCACTACAAAATCAGGATTAAATTCAGGGTAGCCAATTGTTTTTAAAAATTCTGTAAGAGAAGGTAAAAACCTCATTAAAAAATCATCTATATCTGTTAAATTATTTGCCTCTTCAATTCCTTTTAATAAACTATCTTTATTTTCCTTCATAACATCTTTCATGTACTTCAGCATTGTTTCTATAATATTGGAATTATACGCTTTAAAATTAACATCAGCATCCACGTCATCTCTTAGTAAATATACGTTTTCTTTCATATAATTTTCGTACATCGTTGTGTTTTGTAATTCAAAAAATACTTTAGAAAGTTCTATTTTTTTGTTTATTTCAAGTATATGTTCGATGTTATCCGGCTTTGAAAACAATTCTTTTAAATTAGAGTAATATCTCGTGGTTACAAAATAAATTTCGGTGTCAGTTAATTTAGAAAGAACTGAATTTACCATGTGGATATCGCCATATATCATGTTTCTTTTTGCATATTGATTGCCGTATACGAAAGCTTCTTTTTGAATAGCGAACTCTATTAATATGTATAAAAAAGGTAAATCGTTCTTAATTGTAAAAATATCTCCGTGACTATTTTTTTTCAAATGAGAAGAAAAGGCGATTACTCCAGCTTTTATATTCAGTTCTTTGTCATAGGCTCCATACCCTATTTCTTTTAGGATATCTTGTCTAATTCCGATTGCATTACTCATATCTTCTAACAATTGTTCTTTTGTTAAATTATTTATATTTTGATATTCACCGTTTTTCGAACTTTTTAAAATATATTTGATAAACTCTAAATGATTATATATATCCGCCAAGCTAACCTTTTTTTCTCCAAACGGAATTAATTTGATATAAAAGAGTTGTTTAAAAGATTCTGCTATTGTGATATCTAACATATTTGCAATAGAATTTAAAATTCCGGACAAAAAACTTTTGATAAAATTACTAATGCCGATTTCTACGGTTATAACCTCATCTAAGGCTGTTATAATATCTTTAACGTTTTCTAAAATCTTAATTCCGTCAAACAAATGTGTAGAAACACCAATTGCTTCCAACCCTCTCCTTGCAAATTCATTATTTAAATTAATTGCTTGATGTTCTATTTCTTGGTGATAAGTATTGTTGATTAAATTTTTATAAGGATTTTCTTTACCAGTCATAAAAGAATAATAACCGGAAGTGGCTTTAGCGATACTTGAGTTCCCGTAGAAAGAAGCTCTTGAAGTTTGTTCCGTACCTACAGCCCAACCGGTAGGGACAGAAGTGATCTTCTTCATTCTTTTTGCGGCAGGAGTAGAGTGATCTTTCAAAATATACGAAATTAAATACATAATTGTCTTTATTTGCCTACATTCCAATTGTTGAGGATCAAGTTTGTTCACCCAATTGTTATATTTTAAATAATTCATATAAATAGTTCTGGACACAGGATTCATAACGTACAGTTCACTTAAATGATCTGCCCAATAACCTAATGGTTTTCCGTAAACCACTATGTCATCGATATAATCACCAATATCATGAATAGAAGAATGCAAACCATTCCCATCTATATATTTGTTATATACGCTTTTATCATTTTCTAGTCTAGAATCTAATATATTTGCATTTTTTAACGCCTCATCTTTAAAATAAGAACAAATGTTCATTATTTTGCTTTTTAAACTTAATTCAGAAGTAATGATTTTTTCTATTCTTTTATTGTGAACAGTATTATTGAAAAAATCTTTTGTAGGATGTAAATATATTTTTTTTCCGTTTATTCCTTCTTGCACAAAATGAAAAAATTTGTCACTTGTAATCAATTCGCAAAAACCATCTAAAGAGCGAAAAACAAATAAATCGCTTAAGTAAGAATAAATTATATCTAAATTACCGTTAGCACATACAATAGCGGCGATAATAATACGTTTTAATTCATCTTCTGAAAAATTTTTATAGTAACAATAAATTTTAATAGTGTTGAAAAAACATTTTAGTTTTTCGTCGCCGGCGACGAAAGGGTACAATTCTTTCATTTTTTCAAACTCGGAAGTTGAAATAACTCTAGGTAAATTCTGATATATATGCTCTATTTTGGAATCTGTTAGTAACTTTACAATATTTGAGAAGTTAGAAAAACGTTTTTCTAATTCAAGCAAATTGATATCATTCATGAAACATCACCTTTTTTTGAAATTTCAATCTTTCTTCTACATCTAAATCTTTTCGTTCTTGCAAAGTGTTGGATTGTATTCTTTCTAAAACTGCCTTATCGCTCAAAACGGTTTCCAAAGAAGATGCGTTTTGTATCAATGTATTGTTTTTTTCATTTATGGATAAAAACCAATTGTATATGTAGTTTGCACTTTGGAGGATAAATGGATTTTTCGTTACGCTTGCCACATTAAAACACCTTCTTTTTATTTATAAAATAATCTAGCCTATATCTACATTGTTCAAATGCATAATCCGGTTGATCATCATAATCCAGCTCATATTTAATAAAATCTAAATTTCCGTTAATATCCGCTTTTATACTATCTTTTTCGTCACTTAGTTTTACAAAATCATTTAATGTTTTTACGTTTTTATACTTTTTAGATTCTTCGAAATTCACTTGTTCCATAAAATCATTATTGCGATGAAAAATATCAATCAATTGTTGGGTAGGAACATGTTTTAAAGCAAAAAGCATTGCATCGTATAAATCTAGATGTTCTTCAAAAGGACATAAAAATTCTTCGTAGTTATATTTTGAAAAATCATATTTGTAATAATCAACTTCGTTCGTAACATAAGATTTACTTCTTTCGCTTTTTCCACCGTAATACTCATAACGAATTTTATAAACAGGTTTTAATCCACCGGATGGAAATTTTAAAAGTCCTGCATCTATAAGTGGTTGAAAATGAGTTTGAAATATTTTGATATAATCCATATCAATTCTTCTTTTATAAGCTTCTACATCGATATAATCACTATCTTTACTTCGACCTCTAGGAATTCTTGCGTATCTTTTTTTTCGATATTCTTTTAAATAAACGAAATAACCAATATTATCCGTGCACTTATCTATACCTTCGTAAATAGCAGATTCCACAATTGTTTGCATAGAGCTTTTAATATCTGTTTGTGATAATAAAATTTGTTTTTTTAAGTACGCGTATAACAAAGCCATTAGTTTTCTCGAAATAGAATCTTCTCCTAATGCATTTGTATTCATTAAAGTGTCTTGTATTAATGGATTATTAAACATATTTCCAAATTCTTGGATAACTACATTGTTATCTCTAGGATTAAATGGCTTTCCTCTCCAAATTTTTTTATAAGACCATGGAAAAACATCTATCAATTTTTCATTAGGATCAAAAACAAAAACTCCGCAAGCATCATATGTTAAACCCGTTACTTCAGGTGGAACCAAATTGATTACAAAACGATCTCCGAATTTAACAGATTGTAAATTGTCTAATTCTTCGACTGTTTTTAAAGAAGCTCCATGCGGATACGTTGCATTATCAAAGCCACTCTTTGTTAAATCTGTATCCAAAGGTGCAGGGACGCATTGAAATAAATCATTTATTTTTTCAGAAATCCTTTCTTGCCATGCACATAAAGCTCTCTCTAATAAACCTCCAATACATAATCCACCGAAAATACGGATTCTTTTGTATCCCATTAAACGAGGAATATTTGCGTTAAATAAACCAATGGAAGCGCAAAACCTATAAATATATTGTATTAAAGAACGTTTTACTCCGAGCTGATTACTCGAAGTCCACATACAAACATGACCTGTTCGATATGTTCTTCTTGAACATCCATTCCTACTAATAGAAATAGTGGATTGAGTTCCGCTATATTTCACAGTTCCGTTAGGTGCAAAAACAATATCTTTATCTGTGATCGGAGAAGAAGATAATGGCTTTACACCTCTTTCTCCACCACCCCATAACAATAAGGAAGTAAGTTTAGCGTAAGGAATGTCTTTAAAATTACAGATTCCAAGTTCTTTTTCTTTCGTATTGTATTGTTTAATTTCATCCACCATGCTAACTTTTTCTTTTAGCTCTAATAAATCCCCAAGATAAACGTTTTCTAATGGTAATTCTATTAAATATTTCTCTTGAAAAGTAATAGGATAACCCTTATATACTGCATAAGTATCTTTTTTTATTTCGATGTCTTCTATTTTTTTAGGATGTAGTTTTACATATGTTTGAATTTCTTTAACCCTATCTTTAACATTTTTAGGGTTAATTACTTCTTTGTGATTTTTTTTCAATTCATTAGAAGTCATATCGTTTTCTTTGATTATTTTTTCCACATCGTCGAAATAGTTATCTAAAAAATCTTCCGGTAATTCAATTCGAATCCCATTTTCCGTAGTTACTTTATTATTTAAAGGATCGATAAATTTAACTTTTTCTCCGGTTAAATTAGAATTAAAAATAATTTTGCGATTCGGGTTATAAACATTTCCATCAAAATCTACAGTGAAACCGTTTTCAAAATTCATTTTATCCGGTCTAATAATCCCTGTTTTCGACTGCGGCGTATGTAAAATTTCATCCACTGAAACCGGAAATTCATTCATAAGTAAATCTCTTGCATCTAAAAAAGCTTTTGGGTTAATTTTATTCTTGTCATAGTATTTAGGATAATTAGGAATGTAAGAAGAAATGAAATTGTGTAAATTATCTAAATGTTTCAATAACTCTTCATCGAAGAAAGGATCTATAGCAATATCTTCATCTAGGATTTTTTTCTTTAGATGTTCTACAACTTTTTCGATATTTTTTAAAGTTGGTTCTATTTTGTCATCGCTAGTATTTGGAAAAACTTTTTGATAAGTTTCAACATGTTTTTCCATGATTTTTTCATATTCGGAAAATAAACTTTTCTTTACTTTGTTATTTTCATATTGAGTCAAAAAATCCACCGTTTGAGCTACCTCCTATATCGTATCTCCGTTTCGCAACGGACATCGTAGTAGTCAGTTTAACACCGGACAAAGAGTTTACTCCAATTTCCATATTTTTTCCATATAGTTCAGGAGGTGGTGTTACCCCAGCATTTAAATAAGACTGTGTATTGCTGATAGCAACCGCAAATGTTCCGGTTGTAGGATTAAATAATTCGTTTAAATTTTCAATCATAGCAAAGTTTGCAAGCATAAGCGCATCTATTTTGTGGTCTGCACCTGCGAAAATAGGCTGCCCTTTATTGTCCCATCTATCTATGTGATAGTACAAAAGTTGATGATATAAACTACCGTTTTGTTCTGGTTTTTCCATTTTTGTCGATATAGTGATTTCGCCCTGTTCAAAACGTCTTTGTAAAAAAGTAACCATCATTACTTTTTTTCTTTTATTTATTGTGTTTCCGGTGTGAAAATCAGTTACGGGATAAGCAGCATTAAAATCTACAGCTTTAAATACGTTTTGTTTTCCAATTTCAAAAAAGTATTTAGAAAGCATTTCGTTTTGCATACCGCCATACCCTTCGTCAGAATATACATAATCTGCTTCAAAATCATTAAACAATTGAATAATAGTTTCTACTGTTTCGGTTTGCAAGTCTTTTGTAATACCATTTGTAGATTCTTTTGTTAACGAAACTGTTTTTAAAATTTTAAAAGGTTTTGTACCAGCTATAAAAGGTGAAAGACCTAAAACACATATTTGAACACCGTTTTTAAAAGAATTGTAATCGGTACCAATAGCTATTTTCCAAGCAGTTGGATTTTGTAACTCAGCACGAAAATCCACGTAATCATATTCTGAGCTTGCTTTTTTTAAATCTTCAGTTTTAAAAACTCTATCTGAACCTTCTACAAATTCAGCTTCTACTTCTGTTAAATATCCAATTTCCGTTAAAGATGCACGTAATTCCTTTTCATCTCTTTCAGCGAAATTAGGTAATACACTAGAAGGATAGTGAAAATCCTTCCAACTCGCGTCTGACTTACACCAGTCTTTAAATTTTGTTTCTAAAGAATTAGGAGTTGAAGCGGCACTAAATGAAACATCTTGGTTATCCATTTTGAAAGCCATAAATGCTTTAAAAGCTTCTTCCGGTAAATAAGCTGCTTCATCTAGATAAATTCTATCGGCTGATTGACCCCGTATGGAATTTCCGTCAGTTGAAGTGGTAAACCCCTTGATAACGGAACCGTTTTTCAGAGTAATTTTTTCAAAAGGAGTTTTCTTTCTGGAGTATTCGCCAGCGAAGGCAGAATTGGAAGAGGAGAGTAAATTTTCTAATCTATCGAAAATTTCTGTAATTAAATTAAGGAATGGTCCAATGATCATAATTCTACTACCAGGATTGTTAATGGCATAATGTATAGCATCCACTGACATAACTTCGGTATTATGAGTAATAATGTCATTAGTAATAAAAGTATGAGTTTTAGGAATTGTAATAGCTAACGTATGTTGATTTCCAACTGGTTCTATTTTAGCTATTTTTTCAAAAACATATTCCTCATTGGTATTATGTAAACCATAAATTTCTATTCTATATTTTCTTCCAACAGAAACGATTTTATATTTCAAACCAATTCTTTGCATTAAATGCTTTAATTGCTGAACAAAAAACCAATTAGAAAAAGTTTGTTTTTCTTGCAATAAAGCATCTACATAAGAAGAAATATTACCAATACTCGTTTTAAAGATATGATAGCTAATTGATTCATTTTTAGCTGCTTTTTGTCCTAAGAAAGCATATAAAATTGGATTTTCATTGAAACGATCAGTATTTAATTTGTGATAATAAACAGGGGTAGCTATTTTATCTCCGATTTTTAACTCAGAAGCTGTAACCCATGTTTTTTCTTTTGAATAATAAGGATGATTTGTTGTAACAATATCTTCTTTACCACTTTCTGTCACTAATTTTAAACATTTTTTATAACCGTTATCTTCTATATGCCATTCTTTTGTGTAATACATTTTTCCGGTTTTTTCATCGAAAGTAACTAATCTATCTGTTATTTTTAAATTTTTAGCTTTTACCAAACCTCTTGTGCTGGTCAAAATAAGAGAATCATCAGCAACACATTTTCCTAACCGTCTACCAAATCTCATTACTCTATTTTTTGCACTACACAATAAAAACTCTTTTTGATAGTATTGATAAAATCCCTCACGATTCATGTTGGTAGGGGTCCATCCTAAAAACTCCTTAGCCCATAATAATTTGTTAAAATGTAATTGCAAATCTGTTTTTTGTTCTTCACTTAGTAAAGAATATGTCTGCGGATTCAATATTTTTTGAATAGGATAAAATGGAATGTTTTTAGAATTAGTAGCATCCATTTCTTTTGGAACAGGAATGCATTCTACTTCCCATTTTCCCTTTTGTTTCAAATGTCTTTTGATGCAATGTTTGCACATATCTGCAATTTCGTATTTTATCTTCATATTGTTTCCTTTCACGATGTTTCAAAATCTTGGATTCCGCCAAATTCATAATTATTTAAAATACTATCGTAATAAGGCGAAATTTCATCTCGTAATTCATTCGCTGTATTTTTATTTTGATAAATTTTAGAAAGTTGTTCTAGATTGCTTTGAGAATGAAGGAAGTGTTTTTCTAAGGAGTGTTGAGAAGAATCGTTATTATATAAAGCGGGTAATTCAGTTGTTTCTCTACTTAATGCAGTTTCTACGTAATTGCGAATTACATTTTCCTGTCGAATAGAAGCGACAGTACCGACAACTGCTCCGGCAATATTTAAAACTGTTCCGACAGTACCACCGGCAGTTCCGGTTAAAATTCTCATTACTTTATTCGAAAAGATTTTTTCACCTAAACTTTTATTTGTTAAATTGGTAGCAAGTTGTTCGCTAAACTCTTTTTCTACAGATTCGACACCTTCTGTAAATATTTTCTTATTGATTCCTGTTATTTTACTAACTGTTTCTTTTTTAGCTTTTAATGAATCTATTACATATTTGATTTCGTTGAACTTTCGACTTCCCTCTTCTAACCCCTCTAATACTTTTGTCTTAGCTGCAATTTCAGAATCAATACCGCTATTAATTACCCTTTTAATTTCTTTGATAATATTTGGTTCACTCACTCTTTCTACAGCTTCTATGGAGGTGTGAGATCCAATATCTTTATCGATTGCATCGGCTAAATTTTTTATAAATTTATCAGCAGTTGATTTATTTTGGATTCCCACTGCCGTGTAAAAATCATCCATTCGTTGAATAGTAATAGCTTCATTTTCTTTAAAGTTTTTTTTGATAAATTCAATAGAATCTGAAAAAAGATTTTCTCGATTAAACGCTTTGTCATTGATACTTTCATTTCGAAGTTTTTCTGCTTTCTTAAATAATTCTTCACTTTTTGCTTTTAATGCATTGGCTTCATCTTTTGCTTGTTTAGTTAGCTTGGCAGCTTCTTTAGAATCGCTAAAAATATCTTGTTCAAGATCTTTCAACTTTCTGGCTTTTTTTGACATTTCGTGATATTTTGAACGAGTTTCCTTTGCAAGTTTCATTTCTTCGTCGCCGGCGGTCAAATTAATACTGGAAGATTTATTAAAAAAATTGTAAAGTAATTCATTTTCAGTACCTTGACTGTTTGATTGTCCAGCTAGAGCTCGAATTGCTTGAATAGAAGAACTTTCTTTAGAAAGAGCTATTCCCCAACCAGTATTCATCATATCATTAGAAACATTGAAACCATAAGTTTTCTGTACAAGATTATCTGTTCTTTCAACCAATTCTTGCAAATCTTTATACATTGGATTTAATTTAGAGTTTGGAGTAATGTAAGATAACGGTCCTGTCTTAGAATGTTCCAAACCACCTCGATGAAATAGTTTGGTTAATGGATTTCCGAAAAATTGGCTACCAAACGCATGTCTATTCCCATATCCTTGTGCTAAACCTTCGCTTAAAACAGATAGTTGTGCATTGAAACTATAAGTTTTAGATAAACCGGATGCTGTAAAATTATCTATCATTGGCATCAAGAAACCGGCATTTACCATATTTCCGTAAATTGCATGTTCCCCTTGATAGCGATTTCTTTCTAAAATATCTTGTTGTTGTTCATAGGTCATTAAACATCACCCATCTATTTCGAAAACGTCTTCATCATTTGCTACATCTTGAATGATAGATGCAACATCGATGGTTTTATTAATATTGTTTAAATCTTCTTGTAATTTATTCTTAATGGAACGAGCATCTTTTTCTTGTTCCAATTGTTTATTTTTTAATCTATCTTCTCTATTCAACACTAAATTTTTCCTTAACTTTTCTGATAAAGTCATCATTTGATTAAAAACAGTAACATTATCATTTGGTTTTGTATCATACCTTACAGAACCGTCTTTATTTATTATCTTAACTTCTTTGACTACAGGCTCTATAGATAAGGCTTTTAAAGTTCTTTCAGCTATCATAGTTGTTGCTACTAATTGATTAGCAACGACCATATCTGTAAAATTATCTGGTTCTATTTCTAATTCGTTAAAATACCCTTGCACATATTTGGCAGATTCCGCTAATTCTAATGGGCATTTCATTCCTTCTATTATCATATTATTTAAAAAGAAAGGACACGTCTTATAATGAGGACATTGTCCTTCGTTAATACGAACTTTTCTTCTATATTTTTTATACTCTTCTAACGCTTCGGATACCGGATCGTCTGCATCTTCACCTAATTCATCTTGAAATTCTTCCAATGTTTTGTTTAACGGAATTACTTCTACGCAACAAGTTTTCACACCGTAAATATTTCCGTTTTGAGTATATTTACTCAACCATTTTTCAACATCTTTTTTTAAACCAGGGGAGATATTAATTTGATTTTTAATTTCATCATCCATTAATTCAAAACCCACGATGCTTAATAAATCATTTTTCTTTTCATCTTCCATAAAATATCACCCCTTATAAATACTGATTAATATAACTAGCCATATAAGGTGTTATAATTTTTTCAGAATCAATGTTTTTAAAAAGTTCAAGATCTTCTTCACTATTCAAATTGTCTTGATTATATTTGATAATAGCAAAGATATTTTTTGGAGTAATTTCGATATAAGTTTTTCGTAAAGTGTTATAAAAAGCGACGTGGTACTTTATCAAATTGTAAATTCTACGTATATTTAAAATTATAAAAGGATTTTCGATTTGAAAATGAGTTAAGTAATAATTTGAAGAATCTGCGTAAATTAAAATAGGAAAAGAGAGTTTGAAGAATTTTTTATTTTTTATTCCTTGTAATTCCCCTGCTTTTTCAAAACATTTTAAACCAAAGGTTTTTGTCGTTTTATTTATTTTTAAATTTCCAAACCTTAATAATGTTTCTTTTTTTTGAACATCTGTTTTTATTTGGAAATCATATCTATGTTTTTCAGCAGCTATACTTTCTAAATTTAAAAAACCTATTTTTTTCATTATTTTCCTTTCTTAGAAACAAACGTTTTAGAGTGTATTTTGGCGTTCATTTTATAAATCTGTTTCTTATATTCGTTTCCAAGTTTGTCGAATTTGTTTAAAAAAGTAGTACTTGGCGTAGTAATTTTAATTCCTAAAGTTGTACATTCTTTTTCTATTCTTTGTAACAAATCTTTGTTTAAATTAGCTGTCCAAATCTCAAATAAATGAATGCCAATTTCTTTGCATTTTTGCCTTTTTATTTTATCTTTATATCTTTGATATTCATCTGTTTTATGTTGTCTTCCGTGAAATTCAAATGCAAGTTTTTTTTCAGGAATAAAAATATCCAACTCTAAAGGCATGTTTGTTTCCGGATTAACAATTTGTTTTAACCTAACGTTAAAATAAATTTTTTCGTTTTGAAATACTTTTTTGACGAAGCTACGGAGCATTTTTTCCCCGTAGCTAGTTTTCATTTGCATATATTAAATTCCCCAAACAATGAATGAAATATCGCTTAAAACAACGCCTTCTACTAATTTAGGAAGCGTATAAGGTTCTGCTTTTACCCACATTTTTAAAGTCAATGGAGTCGTTAATTCATTTATTAACGAAATAATACCGTTTCTATCTGCACGATATTTAACACCTGAATTATCTTCAAACCAAATAGTCAATCCCGGATATTGAGTTGTTTTTAGATGAAACCCATCATCATCAATCGGAACAAATTCATAATCTATTCCATCTTGCTTGCAAACCAATTGGATTTTTACTTTTCTTGGTCTGCTTCCGTCATCCGCTGGTGCAAGCTCTAGTATTTTAGAAACTAAATCACCGTGATACATATCTATTCCGTCGAATAAAAAACGACTCGTATCATAAGAACCATCTGGATTTTTTTTACTAAGGATCACTTTCATTCAAATTCACCTAACCTTTTTATTATTCTTTCTTTTATTTTATTTAAATTTAGTTCATTTATTTCTTCGAAAACCTCCGCCGCAACGTTGGATAAAAATTCTTCTTTATAATCTATACTCATAGATTTCCATTTTACCCCTGCATACATATTTGCAAAATCAAGTAAGAAATGTTTTGTTCTGTTTTTCATTTTTATTTGATATTCTTGACGTTTTATTTGCATCATTCTTAATTCAAACGGAATACTTTCTAATTTTTGAATTTCTTTATTCTCGTCAACAGGTATTAACTCATCTTCCAAACGTTCTACATTTATTTCCATCGTTTTAATTTTCCAACCTTTTTTATAAAATTCTAGAGTACAAGGAATTAAATTTTCATGAATCATAGTTCTTTGATTTGGAGTTACATGAATCTTTTGTCTAAGTCCTTTGGAAATGATATGAATACTTTCACAGTTTTCCACATATAAAAAGAGATTTGTTTTTTTCTGCAAAATTACCTCATCGTCATTTTGGAATAAAAGTACATTATCTGTTGTATACAAGTTTTTAATTTTGAAGTTCTTATCTTTTCTAGGAGAAATAATACATTCGGGAAGAACCTTTTCTACATATTGATTTTTATAAATGTATTCATTGGTACCGTTCATTTTTGGTATTTTAAAGAAAATCTTTTTTCCTTCTATTTTATAAGGATAAATGTTTTTTGACACTTCAGAGTTTTTGAATATCAATACATTATCTAAATGCCCCGGATAAATAGGTAATAAAACATCTACTCTAATTTCATCTATATAACGAATCATTGTATATTCTGTAGAAAAAGTAAAATAAGATTCGATATCGTTAGCCACTACCACGTAATATCTATGAATTAGCTTATTCGTATTGAATTTTTTAGCATATAATTCAAACGTATAAGTTCCTTCTGAGATATCTATTTCATTGGTGGAATCTTTTTCTAAGTTAACGATAGATGTGTTACCGTATATATCTATAATGTTTAAAGAATAAAAATATTCATCCTTTTTCTTTAACTCTAAAATTACGTTAGAAAGTTCTCTTTGAGTTTTTATGTTATACGTTTCAAAGTTTTTTAACTTTGCTGAATTCTCTATATATTCATCAAACGGTATAACTTCGGAAGCAGTAAAGACAATTTTATCTTTTTTATCATACAAAACAACTAAAATTTCTTCACTGTTAGAAAACAATTTTTTATCAAATTCCAATTTTAATAAATTCGTAATGGTGATACCATTACTAGTATGGAATTTCACTCCGTTGTGAAAAATTTCCATTTTGTTGTATGTTACCACTTCTTTTTTATATTGGTTTTTTAATGAAATTTCCAATTTATCGTTATTTTTAGCAAAACTACACAAAAGATTATGTTTTTCTTCTACATATAAAACCGGATCGTTTTCAAATAAATGTTTTTTGATGGTAAAATCCATTTTTTTTAATTTGATTTCTATTTCGATAGGAGAAGGTTTTAAAGGTGTGGTGATATTTTGGATAGTGTATACATTTTCTTCTTTTTTTCCATACTTAAATCTTTTATAAAAATTAATTTCAGTTTTATCATATGCTCGTATATATTCTATATAATCAGACTTATTTGTTTTAATCTCTACACTAAAAGAGTGTTCTTTTATTTTATGATCAATGTGATCACCTAATATTTTATACGATTCAATTATGTTGTCATTGTAAAAAGTACCTTGAATTGTTTTTGAGATAGAATTGAAAAGTCCGGAAGGATCAAATACGGTTAATTCAAGTTCAATATCTTCCATGATATTCACATTGTTATTTCTTGAAATATCTATTACGTTATCTTTAACGGAACAAGAAAAAGTATTTTGATTATTGTGTACTACTGATAATTTAGAAAATTCATCTTTATCTAATGTTAAAAAATAATGGTTTGAACCGGAAATAAATTTATCTTTATTGCTGGATAATAGCAATTGATTTTTCTTTTGTAATGTAAAATGACCTATCTTTGTAGAAGTTTCTTCATAATAGATTTCATACATCACTTCTTCCGGAGTAGCATTAAATTCAAAAATAACAATTCTTTTCCCACTTTCGTCATCTTGAATGATTTGTTGCTTTACTGTTTTATCGCTTTTAATACGAATAATTTTATCTTTTGTTTTTAGTTTTTTTGTTTCATTTATAATTAAAAATTGGATTACAACGCTATCTCGATTCGTTACAATGGCATTATCTTTTACATTAAATTTACCTAATTTACCGGTATCTATTATTGCTTTAATACCGTTATAATTCTTTTCTACTAAAAACTCTTTTTCTATTTTATTTTTTAATATATCTTCAAATAAGATTGAAAAGTTATTTTCACCATCTTCTATATCTATATCCATCTCAAAGTTGTACAAAGCATCACTAATTTTTTTACAGATATAATTGTGATAAAAAATACTATTATTTCCTTTTTTTAAAACAGGTTTATAATAAACTGTTTCTGGATCTTGAGAGTTTAAGTGATCATCAAAAAAGATATAATTTGAATTCGGGGTGAAGAATTCTCCAGCTTTTAAAGAAATTGCCAAAAAATTAACCAAATTATCTGTTGCTCCGGTTTTTTGAGAAATAATTTTGTTCTCATTAAATTTGGTAACCGCAGTTTCTATAAAATTTTTAATCATTATGATTTTTGTTTTTTCAAAATCACAAATGATTTGTTTTTTTGGATTGATTTCGCAGGAAATGTTTTTAGGTAAAACGCGATAAAGGAAGGAATAATCAAAATCTGCTATTCCTAAATCAAAAGAATACGTTCCTTTCGCATCGTTTCTCATGATTATTTGTAAAATATAAAAATCACTTATTTCGATAAAACGTTGAGATGTAACAAAGGACAAAACACTTCCTTTTAACTTTAAACCACCTTGATGTTTAATGATATTATTTTCATACATCGTTAATTCTTTTTTCGAAAACCAAATATAAAAAGATTTTTCCCCTTCATCTGTATAATCGTTTACAAATTTAAAATTAGTAGTGGTACTATTATTGAAATCTTTTACTACGAAATCTTTTCCTAACGTTTTGCAATAATAATATTTATTGAATTTGATAAGCGGTTGCACTTCACTTCCAAAGTGTACCTCTTTTAATTCTTCTTGACTTTCTAAAACTAATAAATTAACATTTGAATTCAGTTGTAACTTTTTTACATTGGAACCAAGAAAGAAAAAGTTTTTATCAATTACTTTTCCTTTTAATTTAAACTTTGTCGTATTTTTATCAGTAATGAGTTTGTAACTGTTTTCTATATTTGTGATTTCAACACTAGGTTTTGCGTTATCTATAGAAATTTTCATTTCGTTAGAAACTAACTTTTTATCTCCGTTCAAAACAAAAAACAGAACGAACTCATCCTTTTGAATTTCGTCGAAATACTCACTAAGTTGAAATAGAAAAGATTTATGACCTTTATCATAAGTACCAATTTCTTTCTTCCCATCTATTTGTACTATTCCGCTTTCTGTCATATATGCTATGACCGGTTTTAATTTTTCGACATTTCTACTTTCATAAAGAACACCGAACTCTTCTTTCCAATTTAAAATTTGTATTTCTGGATTCAAAATGGAAAGAGCAATCATAACATTATTTTTAGTGGTAATTGGAATTTTGCGATATCCAATATTTCCAAAATTATCTTTTAAATAAAAATGCAAATATGTTATGTTGTTTTTAAAATACGAAGAAGATAATTCCGTTTTTAATTCAACGAAATTGGAACTAATCGGTATAAATTCTCCATCGGACGGCTTTTTTCCTGTACTGTCAGAATCCAAATAAAAAGAATAGGTAAAAACTCCTGTAGTTTTTTTTATAGAAAGATCAAACTTCAACTCTTCTGTTTGTTGTTGCAATTCGAAAATCTCATTTAATTCGATAGCATCATGCACAATTAAATTAAAATCAGAGTTAGAAGTTTTCAGTTGAATATAAACAGGTTGATCCTTTGTGGTAAAAATGGTTAATCCGCCTTGTTTGCAATCAACATATAATCTATATTTTGTTTCCATACCATTAGAATCTTTTAATTCGCATTTATCAAATTCTATTAATCCGTCTGCAAGATTTCCAATTATTTTATTATTAAAAATAAAGTTTCCTTCACTCTCTTTTTCAATCATTAACTCGAATGAAGTAATTTCATCACGATAACGGTTTTGAATTTCTACAAGAAAGAAACTTACTTTACACTTCTCTAAATTTGTTTTTACAATTGCGTTCGGTTCTAAAATTAAATTTTTAGAAACTGCATTGTCAAAAAAAGTAAAATATAAATTCAAGTATTTCACCTGCCTTTCTCATCATTGAAACAAGAAAAACTTTTTTTGTAAAATTAACGTAAAAAATATTCAAAAAAAAGTGATTGAATTGTTTCGTTTATGCATTAAGATGAAAACAGTGATATAAAACAAAAGAATTATCAATATAAAATAAAAACGAGGTATTTAACCTCGCTTTTTTTTAAATTACGAAACTGAGAAAAACATCTAAAGGTACTTTATTGACTTTCACAGAGATGTCTTCTTTTTTCACTCTTAATTTGTGATTTTCGATATCTATCAATTCAAATACTTGATTATTGACTCGATAAATTCCGACAATTGCTTCTGCATCAAAATTTCCTAACAATATTTTCGGATTCAATTCTACTAATACATTTCGAATCCAAAAGGAAGAAAATAAATTTGCTTGCAATAAATCTACCGAATCGTTTTCGTGTTTAAAATTAATGTCATTATTCATAGTTCTTTTAATGACTTCATCTATCGTTGCTTTTCCGCCAAAACGCTTCTTCAATTCTTGAAAAATCATCCTTACTTCATTTTGAGTGCAGATCATTTGATGTCACCTTCCTCATAGGCAGCATCCAATAAATCTTGCTGTTCTTCCACCAATAACTTTACAGGATCTTTCAAAATATCAGAAACCCATTCCGGAGTGAATTGCTTTATAAACAATTCAATTAAACTATCGACCCTTTTCTTTTGTTCTGCAATCTCCTCTAAAACCATTTTCATTTCATCACTCTCAGAAATAAAAGAAATGATTTTAGTTTTGATTACATGCAACTCACGAAATGACTTTACATTCCATTGTGGCATACTGAACATTACAAACAAGTCAACAGTTGTTTGTACCAATTTAGAAATCGCCATTCGTTGCCCCATTAATTTACCGACTTTTTTTTCTTTTTCCTTCTTCTTGAACTCCTTCAACATAAAAAATCCTCCTTCTTTTAGATTTCTTACGTTTACCACGTCATTTCCGTCCCATCTTGGACAATTATATTGTAACAAAAGAGTTTAAGCGATTCAATAGTTATTTACAATTTAGAATTAAAAAGCTGATATATCACTACACATATAATTATAACTCCAACTACATATAAAACAAAAGGCAATAATTGAATCATAGACATAATTCCTAATACAAAAAACACTATCCAAATAATCATTTTTAATAAATCTCCCATGATTTCATCCTTAAAATTTTCTATATATAAGTAAAAAACCCTAAAAAATTTTAGGGTTTTTTTTACTTCAAGCACAAGTCATTCCCACATTTCGAGGTACCCCCCCCGTTGCCGGCGACGACAACGAAGAGAGAAACATAGAGAATATTGAAGTAATTACATTACTACCATACCACATTCTATTCAATCTTACAAGAGAAAAATTACCAAAAAGAATAAAAAAAGAACAGTTAAACTGTCCTGAAACATACAAATATGAGCGAGATGAACGTGATCAAGAGATTGCAGACTAAGTTCGCGAAGTTTGTGGAGTTCACAAAAATGAGAGGGAGTACTAGGTATCTCATTCCAACCCCCTGTACCTCAGAAACAAGTTTCGAGGTACCGGGTCTTTGGAATTTACCCCCGATTTATCTTTAAGTGGACCACAATTCACTTACAAAGAAAAGAAGGAGGTGATAAATATGAACAGTATTAATGTGTTCTACGATTCAGAAAGAGACCTTTGGATCGTAGAGCTAAACAATGTTGAAGTTCATTCATGTAATGAAGAAGCTGAAGCTTACCAAGTTTCAGACGATTTATGTGAATAAACTCCATGGTCCTGAGTACGACCATAAACTGCTCAAATACATACAGAAAGGAGGTGTTTTGCCGTTGAATTATGAAATCGAGTTCATGAACGGTTCCGCTATGGAAGTATCCAAAGAGGAATACGAAGATTTCATTAACAACAGAGTTTGGATTCTAGGCGCAAACTAGAATTTGATTATGTTGTGAAACGGTAGCATCCGAAACCCTACTACCGTTAAATTTATTTTTCCTCATTTCTATATACTTACATTATATAGAATTAGAGGAATATGTCAATGTTTATTTAAATCAATTATGGAGGGAATTATATGACGAACGAACACAAAGAACTTTTGGATGAAATTTATTCTACTATCTTCACTTTACCTTTTTCTTTGGAATATCAACCAAAGTTAAATGGTAGGGTTTTCCGGAAAGAAATTAAATTTGGGGAAGAAAGAAACTACGGTTTCTGGTGCAAATGCTACCCAACTTTAAGAAACAGGGAAAGTTGGGACTTATTGAGTAAGTTGCAATGGATGGAGGAAACTATCCTAGTATCTGATGATGAAATGCTTTCTATTTCAGATATTAAGAGGGTTTGTAGAATATCCAATCATCCAGAAGAATTAGAGATGAGATTGTTATTGTGGCTTTGTAGCATAATAGAAAGGAGGAATCAAGAAGTGCGTAATTTAGTAGAGCACTTCAAAGAATTAAAAGGAAGATACTAAATCTTCCTTTTTTTTTAATTCTCTTATTCCTAGTGCAAGCCATTTCTATATAATATATATAAAATAAAACACCACCGAAACAAAGCTTCAGCGGTGTTTTTTTCACCCGATTTATTTTTAAGGAGGTGATCATATGCCTTATATGTATTTCGATGATGATTTGCAGAAGTACATCATCGTAGAAAATGAAAAAGTCATCTATGAAACAGAAGACGAGTCCAACGCTTTTCTGGTTTTAGATGACTTAACAAAAGAAGACTAAGCATCTTCTTCAAAAAACGAGTGGGGAGAAATCTCCACTCTTTTCTTGTCCTGAGCATGACTTAAAACTACTCGAAAGGATTTTAACAACGTGATCCTTGGACAAATACAGTTGTGTCCGAAAGGAGAATTAAATATGAAAAACAAATCATTCGATGAAAAAACTAAAACTGTTTTCTTCGAAGATGGTTGGTCCCTACAACTAACCGAAAACGAATGGAATGATTTTATCTCTGGTAATGTAGATTACTGGGGAATTGCCTTAAACTAATTCTTCAATATCCTAAGTAAGATACAAAACTGTTAATCCTTTTTACAGGAGGTGATTTCTTTATCAAACCAACAACCTGAGTACGTTGTAAAACTGCTCAAATAAATACAGAAAGGAGTTGTTGCCATGGAAAAAGTTGCAACGCTACATCATCTTTCAGGCGCTGTTTCATACATGTTGTTTAGCGAATATGAACAAGACGTGAAAAATGGATATGAGTATTTTGATTTCGTCGTCGATGTTAAAATACTTTATTTGTAGTTCTTGCAAATATGATTTTCTAGTTGAACCGGTTTCGTCGCCGGCAACCAACGTTCACCAACCTTAGCAAGTTGTAAAACTGCTTACTAACCAGAAAGGAGGTAAATCTTTTTAGCATTGCTTTGGACAGACTTCCCTCTGTCCTTCTATATTATCATTTTATTTAAAAGAAATCAAGGAGGAAATTATGTTTGACAAAATTATGTTCGGATTATTAGTATTTGGGTTGTTTTTAGTTCTTTTATTTCTTCTAACAATTAAAGGAGTTGGAGGATTAGTTTTAACCATCATTATGTTATGGTTAACAGCGTCCTTCATCAAAGAAGGAATCAAAGAATTTTGGTAAGAACAAGGAGAGAATAAACTCTCCTTTCTTTTTATTGTTTGAATCTCAATTAAGCCTTTTCTTTATTTATATATAAATATATGAAAGCAAAATTTCTCATGAAATGGTTCCACCAAAGCCGTTTCTTTTTTTTATAATTAAAACAATTCGCTCCGCGTGCGCTCGTCGAGCTCGCACCCGCTTCGCTTTTTTCTACCCGATTTATTTTTAGATAGTTTTGCATCCGTTTGCAAAACTTCAGCAGTTTAGTTTATCGTGTGTTTGGCGTATGTACTACGCAGGAGGTAGAATTATGTTAGCTTTTATGTTATTGATTGTTGTTGCTGTTGTGGCAATTTTCGATTATAATATGTAATTGTAGAGGAGGTATTCTCATATAACACATGGGAATACAAGGGGATGTGATGTGAAAATGAACGAAAAGAAATTAAGAAAACTTGTGGATGATTTCGTCCACAAGTATCAACTAGAAGAATTCGATGCAATCGAATTCAAAATAATTAGGAATAACAACCCAATCGTGGGTTGCTACGGTTCTGTCCTTCGTTATTATGAAGGACAACTGTTCCTAATAACCGAATTCGAAGAGATCGAGTTCGGGCACATCAGGTGGGGAAAGGGTACTGGAAGGCTCATAGAAAGAGCTATAAAGCATCTAAGGCCTAACTTGATGTTTTATTACCGGGATGAAGACATCCTGGATGATATAGACATGGCGGTCGTGACACTCACTGACTGCCCAAAAATGTCCAATGGGTGGATCTATGTTCCATCCATTGGAAGTTCGTATGCACCAGATAGAAGCTGGTGGTACGACAAAAAAGAAACGAAACAATGGAGGCGAAGATTGAAGCCAAAATCTTGGCACCGTTGTTTCGTATACTAATTTTTTAAGGATAAGCTAACAGTCCTTTAAGTTGTTAGCTTTTTTTATTTGGCACAGGAAATGCGCAGGAGGTAGAAAATGAAATCTTTAAATTTATTGAAAAAGTTGGGAACCACAGGAGCTGGTTCCTTAGATGAGAAGGTAGCAAACGGGATCGCAAGAACCGTATTAGCTACCAAAGAAAATAAAGGAGCTTTGGCTTCTACTGCAAAATCAGCAGTGGTTGCAGGAGTAGCAACTTTAGCAGACAGTCAATTTGATTGCACTGCCACTAAGGTTGCAAAAAATGTTTGCGTTGGAATTGCAGCTGTAAAGGCTGCAATGACTGCGAATAAAATCTGGAATTCCGCAACGGAAATTTCAGAGGAAGAACTAAGTTTCTATTACGATGAACTTGGCTTATAACAAGAAAGGAGAGGATTTTTCCTCTCCTTTTTTAAAACAGAATTTCTCATGAAAGCGTTCTAGGGGGAGCGAGACATTTCTTTCACATAAGACTTATGTGGAAGTTTGTCTAGTACGGGCTAGGATTTTCATGAAGACTCATGAAAAACAATGGGTCTACTAATCCATAAAAAAAAGAAGCAAGTACATTGGAAATTTACTTGTTTCTTTTCAAAGGAAGGATTATAGGAGAGAACGATTTGAAAAAGAATCTGTTAGTCTTTTTCAAATAGTTAGGGGGATAGTTATATGAATGAATTAAGAGTGTTACCTCTTTCTTTTTTGAGAATAGCACAGTAGGCGTTAGAATGTCAAATTAATTCATTAAGTTAATTTCTTGAGTTAGTGGGTATAGATGTTACACCGTCGCCGGCAACATCGCAAATGTTAAACTCATTGATGTAAACTTGCTATGATTTCGTTCATATCTGTTTCATATAATTTCATAGCAATGTCATATAAGGCATCTAAATATCCTGTATTCACTGCATATTGGAGAGTAGATTTTATTTTAGGAGAATGTGTTTTGTTATAACCTTCTTTTCTAGCTTTCAAATTCACATGATGAGTTTCTTGAAATACTTTATAAATTTCACTCCATCTTTGTTGAAAGTTAGAACCTTTGTGTTTTACAACTCTTGATAGAATATGCTGCTTTTCATATACAGGAACAGAATTTGTCATTCCGTCTATGATGTCTTGCTTATAATGTAAAGAATGATTTAATGTTTTATTTTCTAGTTGAAGCTTTTCATTTTCTTCTACTTGAGCTACTAATTCTAATAAAGCTTCTTTATATGTTTGAGGTAATTTTGCTTTTGATTGATAAGAGCCGGTCTTTCTTATTTCAGGTAGTATCTTATCGCACACCAAGTCTTGGAATTTTCTAGCGGTTTCATTGTTTGCTTTCATACAAAGCTTATAAAAAATATTTTCAGGGATAAAATAATTATTTTCCCCACAAGTGGGGAAAGATAAATCTCGTAGATATTCTTCTACTCTATCCCATCTGACGTATTCTTTTTCATTTTTCATTTGTGTGAATCCTAAACCTCTAGCAACATCTTCAATCGCTAAATAAATAAGATTGTCTTCTCCAAGATAAGCATTTACACCATTTAATACTACTAAATTTTGATTTTCCATAAAGGTCCACTTCCTTTTGTCTTATAAAAATAAAAGTTAAATAAGTTGTCAAATGATTAAAAAAAAGTTTTTCCGTCGCCGGCAACGAAATACTAAATAGTGATATTTCCGCTACCTAAAATTAACCATGCCGGTTCTACATGAAACTTCTCGGCTATAACAAGTAATCTAGCATTAGTAGGAGTAGTCAATCCATGTTCCCAGTTCTTATAAGTTCTTTCGTTGACTCCGCAATGAACTGCCATAACTCTTTGTGATATTTTGTTTACATGCCTTAGTAGAGAAAGTCTTTCACCTAATGTCATTTTGATTTCTTCATTGTTTAAATTTTTCATAAAATCACTCCTTATTTATTGTTAAAAATAAGATAAATCATTTTTGTAGATTAGGCAAATTTAATCGTCTTTTCCTGTAGTTCCGCTTCGTTACTTCATGAACACTGCATCTCTGTTTAATGTATGATTTACACTTTATAGAGATAAGATAATCATGAAAAGAAGTGTTTTCTTTCTTTTGCAACCGGAAGATTGTTTCTCTTAAAAGTGAAAAATAAGATGTTTTTATTATAAAATACCACTTTTTTCACTAAGTGTTATTTTATTCTGTATCAGGACTAGGGTAAAACGTTCATCAAAGTACTATAAAATGGGACTTTGTATTTTTGAGCGTTTTTTCAGCAACTGTTATTTTATTTTTTTAGCATTTTTGATATGATAAAAGTGTGTTTACACACAACTCTTTTTGTATGAAAAATGTTAAAAAATACTTCTCAAACTCCTGAATTAAAGAGGAATTTAGAATAAAATCGTTTTTAAAGTGCTTCGAAACAAAAAGGAGTATTCTTTACTAGCCTAATGTTAAAAACGCGTTTAACAATATCATAAAGCTGTCAGAATCGATTTTACAAAATTTTACGTTTTTATATCTTTTTCCATTTTTCCGAAATTTCAAAAAGTGTTATTTTATTTTGAATAAACACTAGGGTTATATCTTCATCAAAGTATCTTAAAATGGGAAGTCTTAAAAAATGATATTTTTTAGCAAAGTGTTATTTAATTGATTTTTGCATGTTAAAAAACCTATATATACCAATGGTTTATAAAAACAAATAAAATTGAAAAACGAACACTTTTATAAATTTTGTACTAAAATTTTAATACAAAGTTCGTCGCCGGCGACGAATAAGTTACAACGTTAGAAGTTCGGCACAAGCATGGCTACACGAGCACTCGGTTCCTCGCACTCGTTCCGCTGTTTGCTTGCCCGATTTCTTTTTATATATATCTGTTTTTCTGTTAAACCTCTCACAAAATGAGAGGTTGTTTAACATATGTGTAGTGCCTGAAAAGCACAAGGAGGTAGAACTATGAATAACAAAGAATTAGCGGCAATGTTAGGAGAATTTATCAGAGAACACAAGCTTGAAGACTTCGATGAAATTGCATTTAAAATCATTCGAAATGGAAATCCGATGATTGGTAATCGTGGCACTGTTCTTCGCTACTACAAAAAACGACTTTGGTTGGAAAAACAATATAAAGTCGGAATTCCATTGGAACACGTCGTGTGGACAAAAGGAACGAAAAGACTAATAGAAAGGGCATTTAAGCATTTAAAACCAATTATCACTTATGATGAAGATCCGTCCGGAGATTACGGGTTTGTTGGTGATTTTGCTTTAGTCACTTTCACTGATTGTCCTAGACTTTCTAATGGTTGGATTTATGTTCCGTCTATGAAAAGATTGTACTCACCGGACAGAATGCGTTGGTACGATGAGTTCTTTACCAAACGCTATAAAAAGCACTTGTTAAAAATCCTGACATTTGCATACAAAAGAATGCGGCAACCGGGAGAACGTTGAAAAGCTCATTTTATGAGTGTTTGAGTTATTTTTTAGTTTTTATTTTATATTATCTGGAGGTAGATGTTTATGAAATTAAATGAAATGATCACTGCTAGCAAAAAGAAAAATGCAAAGTTTGAAAACGTCGATATTTCGGCGTTTTTAGACGGTCAAGTTTACTCTGCTATGAACATGGTTGCAACAAAAGAAGGAACCGGTTATGCCGGTTCTTTCGCCAATTGGTGCATGGATATGGGACGTATCGGAGGCTTCGATTTGCTAGAATGCCGAGAATTAGGGAACTTGATGCAACGTCTTGCTCTTGATTCTAAGCATGACGGCAACGGTTCTTACAAGGAAACATTGTGGTATGTTGTGTGCACGCTGAAAAATCGGCGTTTTGCGACAGATGCCGCCATTACAGCTGCTCTAGAAATGGCTTTAAATGGCATTTCTTTGAACTCTGTAAATTCTGAATTATGTGATTTTTTAGATTAAATGGGAGGTAGAAAAAATATGAGAATTTTTAACAACATTGAAATTTGTGAAAAAGGGCTTAAATTGGAGGATTTGAAAGCTTTAGGAATTAAGTCGTGGGAAATTTGGACTCACGACGAATTGGAAGCAATGTCGACCATCGATGAAAACACGCTAGTTTACGTGTGTTCCGACGTCGACTTAGAAGGGCAAGAAGCGTTTTTAGCACTACGAAAATTGATAATGTCAAAACGCGCTGTTCATGCTCCTTTTCAAGGAAGATTCTTCGCAATCCCTGAAAATACGGTGTCTAGCTATCAATTTAGCCTTTTGACGCTTGGAATTCACTTATTAGTAGCTGATACATCTGATAAGTGGAAAGGTATATTGAAAGGACTTAGAGTAGACATGGCTAAAATGGTTTTCTCTAAGGAATTTAAGAAGTTATACAACAGAAAAGTAAATGGCTTTTCTGGAGTAGCTTTAACTCATGGAGGATCTGTAGATGAAGTATTAGTTCCTTCGTGGACAGGTTTGAGAATAGGAGAAATGGTAAAGGTAGTACGTCATCCTGTTCAAAACATTTTTGTTTGTTGTAAGGTTGGAGGATTTACAGAAAATGAATTTAGAGTAAATCCTTGGACTTGGAGATTATTAGACGGAGACTTTGACGGAGATGAAATTAATATAATTCCTCTCTATCAATTTGGAAAAAAGGTTGTTTCCGCTAGTGATAGATTATTTCCTAGTAAGATATATGATTCCGTTGAATTTGCTTCTTTAATGGAGCAATATAAATAAATATTTTAGGAGGTAGATATTATGAGTAAAAGAGTATATGTAAACATTTCTGATTTTAAAACTTTGAAAGAACATTTTAATTTTTTGAAAGAAAGAAAATATATTTCTTTAGGAGCTGGCGGAGTTGTTTTAAACTTTAAAACAAAATCTCCTATTTTGCTTTCTCGGTTTTCTGAACTGATTAGCTGGACTGATAGAAAGATGCATCAATGATGCGTCTTTTTTTCCGTCGCCGGCGACGAACTTCTTTTTATTTTTTTATTTTTCTTTTTGTTTTTATCGTTTTATTTTTTTGTGCATTTTATTTTTTTTATATTTTTTTAGGAGGTAGATATTTATGTTAAACAAAAAACAAGTGGAGTTATTAGCTGGATTATTGAGAACAAAGAAAATGTATTGGGATTACAATAAGGCATTTACTAATACTGGAAAGAAAGAAGTATGGAAAAACTTCTATGAAAATGTACATCTTCCTATTTATCTTCCGGAAGAAAGTCATCTTTCGGTTATCTTTGATAAAGCGTTTAATTATCAAATTAAACGTGAATTTTCTTTAGAAGAAAAGTTAAAACTTCAATCTTCTGAAGTTCATAATTTAGAAGTAATTAAAAATGCTTCTAAAATTAAAATAGAAGAAGAGGAAGAAATGATTGAATTTTCTTCGAAAGAAATTACCGGAGAAAAATTCGAAATTTATTCTTCTATTTTCAATTCTATCATGAGTCAATATAGCTGCGTTGTTTCAAAACTTTTCTTAGTTTTGAAAGTTAATGTAGCTGGTACTCGAAAAGATAAATTTCTAGATATAGAGTTTAATTACAGAAACAGAAAAACGTTCCGAGTAGCGGTGCCTTTAATTGGTGCTCGTGATTTATTTTGTACCTTCAATAATCATCTTTATTCTTTTGCATATTCTCCTAAGAATTTAGAAGAATATCTTTCCGGAGAAGACGATAAATTGGAATTGATTCATCCTTATTCTTTTCTAATGTTAGAAGCTTTACATACTAGTAAAACTTCTATGTACTCAACTGATTTTTTCGAAACAATCGTTATGGGTACAAAGAAAAGAATGCGTTTTCTTGAACGAAAAGTAGAAAAAGTTCTTTTAAACGCTAAAGACAATCCTTGGGATGACAGAAATGTTACTCCTATTATGTGGATTGATCCGGAAAGAAGTGAGATCGGTAAATTGATGTTAGCAAATAACATTCAATTAAACCTTTCCTTTGAAGCTTTACAAAACTGCATAGGAGTAAAAGGTTTCGATATCAATACAGGTTCTACATCTCAACCCGGAAAAAGATGTAGAATCGCTGCGAACTATAAAATAGTTCGAACAGAAGACGGAAGGTTTTTCCTTGAAAAAGTGATTAATGGTTCTGAAATATTTGACCATATCAACACTTTGAAGAAAATGATTTATCCTGCTTTCTTAAAAACTTCCGGAAAAAGAGATAATACTAGTACTATCAAAGATACTTATTCTTTAGTAAATCCTAGTAATTATCAAAAGAAGTTTAAATTGAATTTTTAATCTGCGTCGCCGGCGACGGCGACTCTTTCTTTTTTTTATTTTTAATTTTATTTTTTATTTATTTTAATATTTTGGGAGGTAAAAAATTATGAAAAATTATTTAAATGACGTTATTGTGCCTGCAATGGTAGCTAAGATTGATATTGTTGATAATTCTTTTCTTGAATTTGGAATGTATCCAAATCAAGATGATAGCTTTATCATTAGTCAAGAATTTTCCGATCGTTCTGCGACCAATTTTAATCATGAAATATGGAAAATTGGTTTAGGAGATAAAATGATTGGAGCTTACAGAGATAAAGGCTCTTGTACTTCTATTATCAAGGAAGGTTACAAAATTTTATGTGATTTTTCTGTTTCCGATATGGAAGAGGCTAATAATTTAGCTGTTGCTTTAGAAGAAATGGGAAAACATGTATATCGTATTTCAAAAGACTTCGTTACTTTTGAAATCGATGTTATAGCAGGAACATCCACCGGAAGAGATAATGTTACAGCTCTTCTACTGGATAGTTTCTTAGAGTTTGACGGTATTTTAGATAATACCGACGTTATTTTAGATTTGGAAACTTTCCAAGATCTAACATTAGAAGATATGGCAAAAGTAAGGAATCGTGATCATAGAGTTTATATTGTAAACGATAAAAACAAATGTATTTACGATTTCGGATTACAATGTATAATCATCGAATCTTTCTTTTGGCAACCGCACCAATCGAATAGATTGAAAGCGAAAAAGAAGCATATTAATATATGCTATAATCAAGCCTTGGACGGAATGGAAATATTATTTCCCGAACTTCGGGAAGTCATAGAAAATTCTATTGATTATAAAAGAATCAAAGAAGTGTTTCTATGTTTAGGAATGGAAGTTGATACTTCTATTCCTGAGCTAGAGGGAAGTTCCGAAAGAAAGAAGCAAGCTAATTTCAAATCTTTAGAATTAGCAATGTTAGAGGAAGAATTATTATAAGTTTAAGGGGAAATGTACTTTTGTACGTTTCCTCTTTTTTTTCTTTTTTGAAAGGTAGTATTTTCCAACTTACGTTGGAAAATTTTTTTTCACGACATGGTAAGAAATTCACTACCGTGAATTTCTCTTTTTTTTGATGCTCGAAAACGCAGTCGCGATTTTCTCGCTTTTTCGCTCAGCCTGATCGCCAAAAACGTAGTCACGATTTTTGGCTGGCTTCGCTCAGGATTGCATCTCTGTGAATGAAACTCATTCAGAGTTCATAGGTTACCTGCGGGTAACGAACTCATTCTGAGTAATAATTCCCAAAGAAGTATACTTGCTTCTTTAAATCCTACCATAGTGAGATTATTCTCTTTGAATCTCAATGAGATATAGAACAGCTGCGGTTGTTACTCTCTTTGAGTTTTATAAAAAAGAAAAATAAACTCACAAAAGCATGAGTAAAAAAGGAGTTGATAAAATGTATGCTGGTTTAAGAAAATGTTACAAAATCTTGAAAAATCAAGAATGGGAAGATGAGAACGAATTATATCCCATCGCTAAAATGGTTCATAATACGCAAACAGAAGGAGAAGATCCTAATTTTGTATTATGGGTCAGAGAAATGGAGGATATGCTAAACGATATTGGATGGACTAAAAGAAAAGTCCGTAGCATACAACTAAATAATGAAAAAAAATTTTTTAAAAGGTTTGAAGGAGAATAAATCATGAAACATAAAACTGATTATCAACAACATTGTGAAAAATTAAACGAAACTATAAGTTTTTTAATAGAAAATGATTTAGCTTTTTCGTTAGAAAGCGATCATTATTTAGATGATGAATATTTTAATTTTCGTAACGTGTTTAAAATTTGGAAAAAAAACGAAAAAAGAGAATTATATCTCGAATTGAACAAAAATGAAAAGGCATTATATGTCTATACGAATGACTATTCCGCTAGAACAGGACGCCCGGATGAAATCATAAAAGGTATTAGAAATATTAAAAATTTTTTAAAAAAGTAAAAAAAAGGAGAAGTGATAGTATGAAATTAGGACTATTAAACACATCAATTTGTACCGCATGCGGTACTTTCAAATTGGAGGATTTAACAATCGAAGAAGCGAAGAAAATCGCAAAAGAAAATAAAGATAATTTACTTTCTGCGATCGGGCATGATAGTACCGCTGAAATAATGAGCGAAATACTAGAAGTTCCGGTAGAAGTAAACAGAATTCAATTTATGCAGGAAGCCGGACAAGCAGCTCTTGTATTTAAAATTCTAGGAAGAGCAAAAGAGGGACAAATCCTAGATAGAAAAGCAGTAGAAGAAATTGGATATAAATTTCAACTACTTGGAAGACTGGATTAATAAAAAAGAAGTGAAATTATGTTAACAAATAAAATTATGTCATTAGATGTAGAAAGTAACGTATTGTGGGGAGAACCAATCTCCATAGGTTTTACAATTGAAGAAGACGAAAAAATATTAAAAAAGTATGAAGCTTGCTTTATTGACGAAAGCAAACAATACAATGATTGGGTTCAAAAAAACGTAATTGAACCTATGAAGCAAAATAAAAATATTCTTCATTTATCATCGTATAAAGGGTTATTATCATGGTTTGCCGACCATTATAATCGATATAAAACTGAATACACTGTCTTATACCACATGGGACATATTGTAGAAGCTAACTTATTCAAAGAGTTAGTTTCTAGCGGATATATCGGAGAATGGGACGCTCCTTATACTCCGATTGAAGTATCTGCATTACTTGCAGTATGCAAGTACGATATGGACAGTGTGGATAAATTGGCTGAACTAGGTTTGATTGAAAAACCTAGTGAAAGTCAAAAACATCAAGCGTTATACGATGCAAAAATAACTGGTAGAGCTTACTGGTTTTTGAAAAAAGAATTAGAAAAATAAAAAAAGGAGATTATGAAAAATGGAAGGAATTGTAGAATTTAATTATGTAGATCAAACAACCGGTCTACTAGAAACAGGTTATATAATAAAAGAAACAGGTTTACGCTTCTTTGATTACTTAGATTTGTTAAATTTTATTCGAAATCAATAAATAAAAAAAGGGAGTTAGTGTGTTTACATTAACTCCCGAAATTGAGTTTTTGTTAAAAAGCTTTGTTCCTCTACCTCGCAAGGCTTTTTATAGAAATTCAATTTAGAGTAAAGAACGCAAGAAAAAAATCTACCTCCCTTCTTTGCGTTCTTTGCGAACTAAAAAATAAGTTAAACTCTCACAAAAGCATGCAATTTTTGTGAGTTTTTTTATAAAAATTATAAAAAAAGGAGGATAAAAAAATGGGATTAGATAAAAGTAAAATGATCGTAACAACTCTAGCTTCACAAGCTGTTAACGAGTTAGATAATACATTAGGAAATGTAATCTTAGCTACAGTTAAAACTGCAAAGAATAATAAAAATTCTTTGAAAGTACTAGGGTTAGGAATGGCAGCGAATGCAACGGTACACGCTCTAGATCTAGACAATATGATGTCAGGAGTAGGTCTAGATAAATTAGTTGGTATTGATGCCTTTGTAGACAATATTTCTGATGTAGCAATGCTCGGAGCTGGAGCTAAATTAGTTCACGATTTAGCAAAAAATGTAACAAACGCTTTAGAAAATCGTAAAACAAACGATGAACTATTGACGGCGTTTGGAATTGAAAGTGAAAATAGTATTGAAAGCATTATGGATTAATTATTTATTATTTATATTTTAAAATTTAGAATTTATAGGAGGAAAAAATGGAAAAAAATAAAATTAAAGGATTTGGAAATGTAGTGGGATTAACAAAAGCAATCAAAGATGTAAATTTTTATTTAAGTACAGGAAATCGAGAAAATGAAAAATTTCCTGAATTAGAAAAAGACTTGTTAGATAAATTAGCGTTAAATGGAGTGTTTGATCCCAGAAAAGCTGTATTATTAAGAAGTCTTTTTAATGACAACAAAGAAAATACAAAAGAATATCAGGATTTATTAGAAGAAAAAAAAGAACCACAAAAACAATTTATGAGTGCTATCGGGCAACCTTTAAAAGAATGGGTTAAAACAGAAATTGGAGAAAATAAAAAATTAGTATTAATCGCTAGAGAAAAAATTATTTCCAGAAAAGGAAATTATGTTGAAAAAAGAGATATGAATTATACTCCAAAAGAAATGGATTTTTTCAATAATCCGTTAAAAGACGATAAAGAAGGTTCTTCTGTATATGTAGCACAAGCCACTACTGACGTAGCTGATATTACAAATCAAAAACTAATTAAAATTGGTGTAGGTTCTATTTGTTATGATCACATCAAAAAACAATACGTGACTCACCAATGGATTTTCACTTATGACGTAGTAGAAGAATTAATTTCTGCTGAAACTGCATCTAAGTTAGAAAATGAATTGGATGAAATGGAAAGTATTCTTTAAAGAAGTGGGGAGAGGGGTTACCCTCTCCTTTTTTTTGTTTTTAAAAAAATGAAAGAAAGGAAAAAAATGTTTATAGAAGTAACTAAAGAAGAGGCGAAGTTAATAACGGATTTTCGAAAAAGAAAAAATAAAGAAAAAATATTTAAAAATCATTTAGAAAATTATAAAAAAATTATTGCTGAAATGAAAATGATAATATCGAATATGGATAATTTTTTAAATGATGACGATTTTTATGATATTTTTCGAAAAGAATGTGATGAAGAAACTTTTCTTACATTAAAAGATATTGTAGATGAAATAAATTCATAAACTATTTTTTTTACAATTTCTATTCACAAAAGCAGCTCAAAATAGCAAGAATAAACGCTTTCTGATAGACTAAAAAAGTCAAAACATGAAAAAAGGAAGTGTTATAAATGTGGAAATGCAATTTATGCAATTCTACCAGTTTCTATTTTGAAGAAGAAACTGTTGCAGTAGATGCTAAATTTGATAAAAATGCAGAATTAATAAAGAACAAACACATCGTTACTAAAAAAATAAAATGTAATGAATGTGGAAACGAAACAGAAAATAATATCAAAGAAATCGCTACGTTTGTTGAAGAGTGATAACGTGAAAGAAAAAATCACTTTTATTATAAAACAAATTATAAAGATAACAGTATTTATTATTTTCTTTTATTCTTTGATTTTTAATTTAGTTTCTTCTAATAAAAAATATGAATTAACAAATCAATCCATTATCTTTTGTCATCCTGAAAATAAAAAAGAAATACAACTTTACAGAATTATTGCATTAAAAGATTTTTTTAATGTGAAAAAAGGTGAGTTAGGCGGTTTTGTAGAAAATTACTATAATTTATCTCAAAGCGGTAATTCTTGGATTTATGATGACGCTAAAGTGTTTTACGGTGGTATGGTACTAGATGATGCAAAGATCTATAATAATAGTTTAATTTATGATAATTCTACTATTATGGAACGAGCAATTGTATTAGATAATGTAAAAATCTATAATACAGTAACACTTGGAAGAAATACTTTAGTTTCTAAAGACACTGTTTTAAATGAAAAGAATTCTTTTTTTACAAAAAATAAAAGAATTTGCAATACTCCAAAAAAGAACAAGTATTTAGGAAATAAAAACAGTGCATATCTTCAAAAGAAAAAAGAACTAAAAAGAAAACGAATGATTGAAAATAATAAAATAATAAATGAATTTATAAATATAAATGGAGGAGTTCAAGATTAAAGCTTTATTTTATTTTTTATATGTAGCAATTCTGTTTCTAGCTATTTACGCAAGATATAAAAATATTTGTGAATGTCAAGATGTAAAAGAGTTGCCTTCTGACATAGTACAAATTCTAGTACTATGGTTAGGTGGTTTAATTAGTATTGGAATTATCCCTGTTTTTAAAATAGCGTTAGTAGTAATTATTAGTATTATTATTAAAAATTTAATATTATACATCTTACCGGATACACCAATAGAAAAAAAGAAAAAAAGAAAAAAAGATAAAGATTGCTATGATTGCAATCCTTATCAAAAATATTTGTAAAGGTCGTTATTTATATGGCTGTTTTAAAAAAAATAATTCAAAAAGTTTCAGATATGGACTTTAATGAATATAGTTTTTATTTATGGGGAAAATGTTCTTTTAGAGCGTTTTGTCATACTTGCACCAACGAATTTATCATGATGCATTATAATGGAGGACGTATAAAAGAAAGAGTCAAAGTTATTAGACATATCCCAACCGGAAAAATGCTGCGCTACGCAGTGCTAAAAGACTTTTATTTTCACTTGGTTCATCAATTAGTCAAGAACAAAGAATTGACTTACGAAAGATGTAAAAAAATAGGATTAGCCTCTATTGAAAAAAGTCTTGCAAAATACAAAAAAATGGCAATTCGTTTTCTAAAAGAATTACCAGATTATGAAAACGAAAAACAAAAAATCTATAAAGATTTAGAAAATCATTTAAATTTGATTAAAGAAATAGATTTCGAAAACAGCGTAATGGATTGCTTTCGAGAAAAAATCAGTATAAAAGATTACATTCCTATGCGAATAAATGAATTAAAACCGTATTATGTAAAACAATTACCTTACATTGAATACGGTAAAAATCCCGGAATTATTTCTTATGATATTTTAAATGTTTCATTAAACGAATTCAAAGAATTAGATGTTAGTATTGTTTCATTCTTTGATTTTCAACCGGGTCAAATAAGAAAAAACGATTTTTTATGCATTTTAATTAGATGGTTAAAAAAATATAGAAAGTGGCCGGAATTAGAAGAAAAATTAAAAGTCGCCGGCGACGAACAACTTTTTTTTAATAAATTAATCATCTACAACCCTTTGACTATTACTAGAAAAGAAGTGTCATACGCAGACATTGACGGGGTTTTTGTAGAAAAATTTTTTCTAAAAAAATTAAACTCAATTAATGAATCTTGTATTCTTCCTTCTTTTGATTTAGAACAATGTAGATTTTGCGAAAATGCAAGAATCTGCATAGAAGAATCACGAGTAACAAAGGCATATAGTCTTGAAATGATTAATAATTTTCAAGAAACTTTAGAAAGAGAACAAAAAAAATTTTTATAAAACTAAAACACTTGAGGATAGAAAAGGCAGCTATCGCCCATGTAGGAAATGTAGGAAAGGTCGCCCTACCAAGTGTTTTTTTTTATTTAGTAAAAGCGAGGTGAAAAATGAAATTTTCTAAAAAAGAAAAAATAAAATTAGTATTTGCGAAAAAATATTCTTTTCGTTATTTGATTCTTCTACAAAGAGAATTACAATTCCATTGGGAAATGCAAAAATTTCAAAAGCATTTTGGACACGGAAAAACCACTTCGCATCGCAAAGGAAAAATCGAACAAAGAGTGCAAGAGATTAAAGCGAAAGTATTTTTTGTAAGAAGCATTATCCGATTAAAAAAAAACTTAGAACGAAATTTCTTTTCTTCGTCAGAAATAGAAAATAGTAAAACTTTATATGAGTTTCTTGATTTAAAGAAACACAACATCCGTTTGAAAGGAGTGAAAAAATGAAAAAATATTATTTGTTAGGATTAGTATCTTTTATTTTAATCATTCTGTTAACTTTTTATAACATCATATGTGAACCAATTCCGACATGGTTAAAAGTATGTTCTATAATTATAGCAACCATCTGTCTTTTAGATGGTTACGCAAAATATATTAATAAAAAGTAGGTGATATTATGAAAAAACCTTTAATTACTTCTAAAATTGAAAATATCGAAGAATTTCCATTCTCTCAGAAAACAGAGGCTTGTAATTATGTTTCTTTACTAAATACAATCAAAGAAGATAATGAAAATTATTTTGTATCCTCTGAAAATAAAAAAATTATAGTAAAAAAAGAAACGATTATATATAACGATGAAGAAATTAAGAAAAAAGATTTAAACAGAAGAGAATGGACAGATTTAGAATATGCCCAACTAGTCTATTTAAGACAAAATGGAGCTACTTTTAACGCAATAGCTAAAACAATTCAAAGAGAACCGGTTGTTTGTAGCAAACGTTATGCAGAATTATATGCAGAAGATATTCCAAAATATAAAAAAATATTTGAAAAAAATTTTAATATAGAACAATTTCAATATATTAAAAAAAAAGACATTGTAGAAAATGAAAAAAAACAAAAATTTAGAAAACTTTGTTATTTTTCGGAAAAAGAAAAAATATATTTGGTCGGTTTAAAAGAAAGTAAGATCGAATCAAATCTTTGGAATCATTTGTTAAACCGAAAAGACGCTGATGTTTTAGATTTTAAGCAAGTATTATCCAAAATGTCTAGAAGAGAATTGGATAAGTATTACCAAGAATTCAAAAGAATGAAAAAAAAATCAGAATTTTTACAAAATATTTTAATAGAATTATCTGCACTCCATTATGGAGAATGGACCGCTGATGATATCACAAAATTAGTCTATTTTAAATGGATTAAAAAAATGACATTTATAGAAATTGGTAAAATATTAGGGAAAAACCATTCTACTTGTCAGAAAAAAATGAAAAACATGGAACCTGAACAAATAGAATATTTTATAAGAAAAGGAAAAGCACAATATGGAAATAGATAGAAAAATCGATGCATTAATCACAGAGTTCAAAATAATAAATACAAAAATGGAAAAACAAGCCTCCGAATTTAAAAATATTGAAAGAAAATTTCAAAAAGAAGCTACAGATTTTTTACAAAAACAAAAAAGAAATTTAGAACAATTAGAACGTATTAATAGCGAATTAACGGAATATTTGAGGATAAAAAATGAAAAGCTATAATTTAGATATTATAAAACTAAGTAAATATATCGTTACTTTAGCAAGTTTGCATAATGTAATTATTACACCAATTCAATTATATAAATTACTTTATTTGCTTCAAAGAGAATGTTTACAACAAGAAGATAAATTATTATTTAATAATGATATTTATTTCAAAAAAGAAATCATTTATATCGAAGAAGTATTTTGCGAATTTCATTTTCAAGTGGGTGGTATTTTTCTATTTAATAACGAAAAAGTGTATGATTTAAAAATTCCATTTTATTTACAATTGGTTTGCAATCATTTTTTGCTTCAATCGCATTTTAATAAATCTTATTGTTTATCTAATATTATTGACTATTTCAGAGTAAAATACAATGATAGTGAAAAACATCTGATCACTTACGACTTCTTTCTTAAAACTGATAACGAAATATTAAATGATGAATTCCTTATTCAAGAAAGCTTCAAAAAAAATCTAGAAACTTTGATACACGATTATAATAATAAAATAAAAAAAGTTATTAAACTAGCACGTGAAATTCAACAGAAAATGAAAAGTGAAATAGAAAATGATACTCTTTTAAATATTAACGATATTGAAGAAAAAGAAATATTTAATTTTTTGTTAGAAAAATCTCGAAAAGTAAAATAAAAAAACATAATATAAATCACATACTTGAGTTATACTTCTCATTAAAAAAAAAGTAAGTACATGATTTTTTCCAAATTTTGTAGAGTTAGTCTTCTCTAAAAAAAAGGCATATTGACACACCTCTTGTCCCAGTTAACTGGGACACTTATGGAAACGTAGTTTAATTTGGTAATAGCACCTTGCTAGATTTAGTCATAATTTTCAGGCTAAGTTGTTTAACCCAAGGAGATTGCAAGTTCGAGCCTTGCCGTTTCCACCATATCAATATTGACAAAACTTCCACTACAGAGTTTTAAAATGCCAAGGTGACATTGTTTTAAAAGTAGGGCAATAACGGCTCCCTCTTAACAATTGCAAACCAAAAGCCAAGCGATTGAGCAAAGATAGCTAGAAGGAAATGTTATTGAACATTAAAGTTTCGTCGCCGGCGACGAAACTTTTTCCATTTAAACAAGGAGTGATGAAAAATGATAATTACACAAGAAGAAAAAGAATTGATTTTAAAATTTAGAAAAGAAAAAGAAGAAAAAACTAAAAATGAAAAAGATAATTCTAATTTACAAGAATTATATATTGATATGTTAAATAAAATTTTTTATCCAATTATGAATAAAATTGAAAAAAGGATGACTACAAATCCAGAGTTTGCAACATTTATGAATCAAAAGTGCGATCCTAAAATTTTAGCACAATTACTTGATGTAACAATGAAACTTAAATAAATGCAAACTAATTAAAAAAAGGAACGCTAAGCGTTCCTTAATTTACAGGGAGGGATAAAAATAAAAATCATTTTCTTAGATTTCGATGGAGTTATAAATCATATGAACGAAAAAAAAGGAATAGAGATTACTATTGAAGATAAAGACGAAAAATATACAAAAAAATTTTTTCTTGCTGATATAGACGGAAATAATCTTCATTGGATTTGCCAATTATTTAAATATTGCAAAGAAGAAAACATTAAAATAGTAGTTAGTAGTTCGTGGAGATTTGACTATACAGTTAAAGATTTTGAACATTTTTTTAATAAATTATTTAATTTCAATCATTTCAAACAATACAAAAATAAAACTTTATTTTTAGGTTTAACCCCTAAAAATGGAGACGATAGAGGAATCCAAATACTCGACTGGATTACAGAATACGAAAAAAATAAAAAAGAAAAAATAGAAAAATATATCATTATAGATGATGAAATTGATTACGATATTTCACAACATATTAGCGAAAAACATTTATGTAGAACAGAAACGTCAAAAGGTTTTTTAAAAAAGCATTTAATTCAAATTAAAAAATATTTCTCAAAATAAAGGTGATTTTATGAATATTAAAGAAATTAACGAAAAAGCTAAAAAAAAAGGAATAGAAATCTATCAAATAACAGCAATTGAATTAACAGATGAAATGGATGTATTATCAGAAATGATTGGCTATGAGCCGTTCATCCATTCTGAATTTCCGGAAGGTAAAGAAGCGATTGATTTTAAAACTTGGTATAAAAAACAACTTGATATTTATGACGTTGATTATAAAAATTATCAATGGTGTGTAGTATTTACAAGTTCTTGTTCTTTTCCTTCAGAAAAAGATATCGTTATTATTCAGTTTTATGAAGATATCAATAATTTGCAATTACCAAAAAAATACAAAGAATAAGAAATGATTTTTTATGCTTAATGAATATAAACGTATTAACGCTTATTGTAACTTTATTTCTAAGATATGTATTCAATATATTTTAAAAAATATTTGGTAAAAGCAAAAAAAATAAGAAGATAAAGGTGATTTTATGAAAATAGAAAATTTAGATCAAATACGAGAGTTAATTGTTAAATACGAAAAAAAACAAGAGAATTTAAAAGATATAAAAAAATTAATTCAAGAAATAAAAAATGAAAAAAATATTAATATCATTACTAAAAGTAGTCATATCGTTAGTTCTAGTATGTTAAATTACGAAAATTCTTTAAAAATAATTTCATCAAACATAGAATCAGATTACAAAAAAATAATTTTTTTAGATTCTTTACGTAAAATTGTAGAGTCAGAATTAAAAGATTTAGAAAAGAAAATATCTGATTTATAAAAAAAGAATAAAGGAGTAAAAATGGAATTGTTAAATTGGATCATGTCTATTTTTGTATTCTTATATATTTATTTTTTTAGTAGTTTTAGCTTAGAATATAAAAATAAAACATATGAATTAAAAAACATTATTTTATTAATCTGGTTAGTATTTGTAATATGGTATAATATAAATAAATAATAGGTGATAAATATGACGAAAAGAGAAAAATGGAAAATTAAAGCACGATTCTTTAATTCTATAAAAGAAATGAGTTTTTACGTTATGCTTTGTATTACTATTATTACAACATTTCAAGCTTTAAGTGGTAATATTAGCAAATTTATTCCTATTGCTTGTTTCATCATTTTTCTACCAATAACATGGTTTCATGTAACTAGAAAATTTGATGAATTCATGTATGACAATTTAACAGAACTTATTTTAGAAAACCAAAAAAAGAAAATAAAAATCATCAATTTAACAGGTGATAATTTATTTTTTTGTAGAGAAGATTTAGATTTGATATTGTTACCTGCAAGATACAAAAAAAGAATAAAACCTTTAATTAGTAATTCAACTTTACCTGAAATTATTCAAAACGCTCCAGATGAAGAAAATAATGTTTTTTATATTGTCAACCAAAATAAAAAAACATTATTTACCGAAAGTGGAAGAAATGATATTTTATTTATAGAAAAATCAAATTTTTATATAACTGAAAGAGGTCAAGAAAAAATACCTGGTAAAGAAATAATCCAATTAAAACATATCAATGAACAGGAATTTAATTTCACGGTATATGATATAAAAACAGAAGGAGATGATGAAGAAATATGTTAGGTTCAATCATTATGTTACTTTGTATTGCAGTGTTCTGGTGCATTTTAACAAATGTCGCCGCAACTCAAGCAAAGAAAAATCCAAATATGAAAGAAGAAGAAAAAACTCCGGCAAAAATCGGATATATTTTATCTTGGGTTATTGGAATCTTTTTAGTTTTTGTTATTCTAATCTGCATAGGTAATTTATAAGGATGTGATATATGTTAGAAAAACTATATATAATTCTTTATAAACTTAATTTTAAAAAGTATAGCAAATATAAATTATCTTCATTTTTTTACATAACGAATTGTATATTACTAACTTTAGTTGTTATATTTGGTTTTTTAAATATTTATATTAAATTTTTTTCTATTCTTCAATATTTTTGTTTATTTCTACAATGTATTTGCTTTTTTTTACAAATATACGCAAATAATAAATGGGATAAAACGGAAATACAATTATGGAATAAACTACAATTTGATTTTAACTATATCGAATTTATAAATGAATTGTTAGAAAAAAACGGTTTTGAAAAAACTGATAGAAAATATGCCTATTGGTATATATTAAGCGGAAACGATAATAAACTAACAAAAGATGAGATAAAAACGTATTTTATGCATTTTGCGAACCACTTTCATACTGTTAAGTGGGAATATAAACACGGTCCACTATAAGGAGTATTATGAAAATTATTAAACAAATAGTTGTTTTTGAAAAAGAAAACAATGGCTATCACGTATTTTTACCAGAATATCCAGATATATTTACAGGCGGAGGTCCATCAAAAGAAGATGCTCGTTACATGATAAAAGATAGATTATGTTGTGAAGTATTCTGGAATCAAAAATTTCCTTTAGTAACTAATAAAACAATTGATGATTATAAAAACAATATTTCAAAAGACTGTTTCATAGAAGAAATATGTTTTTATTATGATATTTTCGTAAAAAAACATTGGAAATAAAAGCTGTTTTAAGAAGGTGCATATGATAAAATTCTTTATTAAAAAAAGAGAAAAAATAAAAGATAAAGTAGTTATAGGTATTTTAATAGAAAATATTTTTTTACAATTTTATACTAGTACTAATAATTTTACTTTTTTTCGAGCAGAAAATGTATTGCATAAATTTCAAGTAATATCTCTGTTTGAATTAACAAGTCAATATCCAGATTTATTAAAAAATATATTAGAAAAAATAGAAATTGCTATAGCAAATGAAGAGCTTAATAATCACATAGATTTTACGCTATCTTATTACATTCTTAAAGCTGTTTATGCAAAAGAAATATTTTCTGAAAAACTTTTTATGTATGAAATTACAAAACATCTTATTGTAAAACTTAATTATATAATTGAAGAATTAGAAAAAATAAATTAATTACCAAGTAATCTTTTTGATTACTTTTTTTTATTAAAAAGGAGAAAAAACATGTTAGATACTAATTTTGAGTTTGTACAAGATAAAAACAATAATATCTTTCTTTATATAACAAATAAACAAGTAGATTATGAAATAATTTTAAACGATGTACAAGAAACTTCTGTAAAACCTTTTAAAAAATTAACTTTATTAGAAATATCACAGAATTTTTCTTATAACGATTTAACAGAATATATTATAAATGATTTTCATAAAACTTTAATGAATATTTGCTTAGAAGAATTAAATCGTAATCAAACAAAAATAGCCGATATTATCAATAACGATTTTAAGGATATACAAATTGAAAGTTTATATTCTAATTATCACTCTGTGATATCGTTCATTCAAACATTTAAAGAAACAAAAATATATTTAGAGGATTTAAAAAAACTTTGGTTTACAAAAGAAATAATGAAAATCAATATTACTAAAATTAACGACAAATATAGTTATTGGGCAATTACCGAATTTAACGAAGATTTTATATTAATGCTACAAGAAAAACTGTTGTATTATTATAACAAAAAATACAAATGCTGTTTTGGTTCAACACTTAGTTTTGGTTTTAAACTTGAATTAGATGATAAATATTACGTACCATTTTTATGTATTCCTGAAGGGAAAAAAGAAAAATTATTTGCTCCTCAGATTATAGAAAATCGTTTTATAGAAGATTTACAAAAATTAATCAATCTTTTAAATGAAGATTTTCAAGAATGGAAAAGAAATAAAGAAAAGGTGGCTACAAATGATTAAAATTATTTTAACTTTTATGATATTAATTAGAATCGCTTTATTCATAGCAGTGTATTTTTTTGATCTAAGAAAAAAAAACATACAGACGTTTAGAAGCGCAAGAAAAAGAATATTTTTATCGTTATAATATTATATATAACATTTACAGTATTTTGTTTTACTGCGAATTAATTTTTATACATAGTTTATGTAATTTCATAGTAAAATTTTTAGAAGATTCCGGAATTATTGTATTGGAAAAACCGGTTAAAAAATTAGCTAAAAAAACATATAATTTAATTTTTGAAAAAAATAAGGAGTAAGATGTGAAAGCAGTAACATTGACAGATGAAGAATATGAAGTACTAATTGAATATCGAAAAAAACAAAATTTAAAAGAAAGATTAACTGTTTTAAAAAAAAACTATAGAGAAAAAATTTACGAATTGCAAAAAATATGTGATGAAATAAAAAACATCACAGAAGAACAAAAATTTTACAATTTATTTTTTGATGATGAGGATTCAATAACGTTTAATGATTTAGTTTCAGTGTTACAAGATTATGAGGAGTCAAATGAGTTATAGTTTTACTTTTGTTTCAAACAATAAAGGAGAGTTCGCTATAAAGTATAAGTATGATGATAATTATTACATCATACCTTTATCTCGAAGTACTGATCCTTCTTATAACCAAGAAGTTACACTTCTTGAAATGACATGTAAATATACTTTTGAAGAAATTCAAGAAATCGTTTTAAAAGAAATAACAGAAAATCTTTTACAAAGTATTCATTGTGTAAATTTAAACGAATATTTGCCAGATTTAAAAAGATATCGAGAAATCGATTTAGCTTACAAATTAGAAATAGAAAGGGATATGATCGATATATTAGATAATTTTGATTTCTATATAAGAGTTAAAGAATTTCTTGAAGATATTGAAAAAATTTGGCAATAAAGGAGGAGAAATGAAAATTATATTTTTGACGCTTGATAAAATATTGTTTAACGAAGAAGTTGAGGATGTTATTTATTTACCAATAAACGATGAAGATGGTTTTAAGATTCCAACGAACTCTTTCTCAGCGATTAAAGAGTTTTTCACTTTATGTGAAAAATACGATATACAAATATGTATAATTAAAGAAACTCCATTTAATGGAGTTGTCGCAAACATTACAAATGGTATAAATAGGTGTTTCCAAACGAACGTTAAGTTTACAACGTATTTATCTGATGTTTCACAAATAAAAAGTGAATTAAGTAGATATAAAGAACTTATTGAAAAAAGTGCTTTTATTCATTATAAAAGTTTACCCCAGTGTGAAGAAACTGATTTTTTTTATATAGCAAATCCATTTTCTTACGATGTAAACCGATATATTTTTAGTCATCTCTTAAAAAAAGAAGTTCAAAAAGTTTCTTCCGTTATTGTAAAAGATCAAACAGGAAAAATCTTAACTTTTGAGCACAAAAAGAATAACTGGAAAAGATTAGTTCCATCCGGTAAATTAGAAAAAGATGAAAATTTTTTTATTCAATGTGCAATTAGAGAATTAAGAGAAGAAATTAACTTATCTGTTGCTTGTGCTGATTTAAAACACATCACAACAAAAGAAATATTTTGTGAAAAATATAACGATATACCGGAAGGAATGAGGTTTATAGAAGCGTTATATGTCGTTGAAATAAATGATTCTCAAAAACAAAAAATAAAAAATATGGAGCCAAGTAAACATAAAAATTTAGAGTGGCTTTATCCAATTGAAATTATTAATTTTCCTGAAAAATTTACTTACGAAACTTGGGAAAGCGTTAGAAATCTTTTTAAAAAATTATAATTTTATTCGGAGTCAAAAAATGGAAATTTATTATAAAAAAAATTATTATGGTATCGATAATGATGCCTTTTTTATTATAGCGAAAGAATTTAAAGTATCATTTATCGTAGAACCCAACGGAACAAGTAACTTCGTATATTTTTACGATACAATAACTTCTACTTTACACGAATTTACCAAAATTCCATTATTTGAATTTTACGCTATTCTTTCAAATAATGACATTACAAAAATTATAGAAACTTTTCGAAAATCATTCGAAAAAAAATTATTAGCTTGTAAAAACGCTAGAATAAACGAAAACTCATTTTATGATTATCTTGATGAATTATTTAAAAAATACTTAAAAATGTACAAAGAATTTGTATTTTGGTTTTCTGAATTATTCGCGGTGGAGGAAAAAATGAATTTTTACAAAGAAGATGAACACTCATTTTATTTTACAATAAATAAAAAAGATGTTGCACGAATTGTAATGGAAATTGATGAAAAAGAAAAAAATGTTCATCTTAATTACTATATCGAAAACGATCATAATGATATTTTTTCAAAACCTATCTCCGTTATCGAATTTATTTTATGCAATGAATTAGTAGATATAGCTGATTTTTCAATAACAAGTTTTGTCTTGAAAGAAGATAAAGAACTTATATTAGAAGAATATTACAAAATATTTTATAATTCGTCGCCGGCGACGGAAAAGTTATAACACCGAAAGGAAAAACTATGAAAATATTTAAAATTCCGGAAAAAGATAGTTCATTATATGCTTATTCCGTTTGTAATGACGAAGCCAATTGTTTTATTTCATTAGCTAGAGAAAAAGACGGTATATCTGTTGCTTTTAATAGTGAAATAGTTGAATCTAAACTTATTCAAAAACAAGGTTTTATCCCAATTAATTTTTTTGAATTTTTTAACAACATAGATAATAAAAAATATTTAGTTTTAAATGTTGTATATACTATAAATTCTGACAAAAATACAAAAAAATTCGTTGCAGAATTTCGTTCTTTAATAAAAGATTTTTTTGAAAATAAATAAGAAGGTGATAAAAATAGAATTAATAATAGAGTTTTTCGTTATCGGAATAGTATTCATTGCTTTTCTTGAACTTGCTCCATTACTTTTACCATTAATAGGATTTTCCATTGTAGCAATTATAATTGGAGCTGTTATATATTATATTTTTAAAGCAATTATAGATACTTTTTTTTAACAAAAAGGATGATTAATTATGAATAAAAAGAAATTTTATGCTTATTTTTTAGAAGATGAACGCGAAAGCGGCATCTTAAACAGTTGGAGCGAATGTGAGAAAAAAGTTTATAAAAAACGTTCTAAGTATAAGTCTTTTTCTAATATGCAAGAAGCAAAACAATGGCTCTCAGACGTTATGAGGGCCTCTTTAAGCGATGTCACAAATGTAGACAGTATTTCTTCCAATGCGATCTTCTTCGATGCAGGAACAGGTCGAGGAATCGGCGCAGAAGTAAGAGTAACAAATAATCTCGGAGATTCTTTGTTAACTTCAAATCCAAAATGCAATCAATTTGGCAATATTTGTTTAGAATTTGAAAAAACAAATAATTTTGGAGAATTACTTGGTTTATTTTTCGCTATTGAACATGCGATTGCAAACGGAATTTACCAAATATATGGTGATAGCAATTTAGTTTTGCAATATTGGTCAAAAGGAATTTATCATGCTGAAAAACTACCTCAAGAAACGATAGATATGATCCATATAGTTACAGAAAAAAGAAAATTTTTCGAAAATCTAGGAGGAAAAATTTCTTATATTTCCGGAGATATAAATCCAGCGGATTTAGGTTTTCATAAACGGTGATTTCATGAATTTCAAAATATATAAAACAAGTTTTGAAGACGTAATTTACGTTATCGTAACAGATAAAAGAAAAACATATGATTTTATATTTACAACTTTTCCTCATTTTGTAAAATACCACACTCTTTACGATTCCAAAGATATGCAAGAAGTTACGTTGTTTGAATTTCTTTGCGATGAACGTATTCAAAAGTTTTTCAATCGCGAATGTCCTATTTATATAAAAGAAAGTAAAACAATTCAATGTTTAAGAGAATTATTCATAAATCAAAAGGAAAACAAATATGTTTAATATTTATAAAAATTTATTAAGTTCTGCAAAATTTCAATATGAATATTTCATACTTAATGAAAATAAAAATATTTGCATTTTCTTATGTGAAAAAAAATCTGGTTTATTTTGTCATTGTGCTTATATACAGCTCGGTTTCTTTTTAGGTAAAGAAATGATTAAGATAACAAATTTTGAATTTTTTACAAATAATGAAAATCAAAAATATTTGAATGAAACTATTAAATGCGATTACTTTACAACGGACGATTATGAATCACTACAAAAATTTGTAAATATTTTTAAAAAAGAATTATATTCTTTTCAAGAATAAAAAAAATAAAAAAAAGGAGATTACAATGAGAAAATTCGAAGTAGTAAAAAATGAATTTCGAAAACATCCAAACGCCAAAATTCAATTACCAAAAAGAGGTACCAAATATGCAGCTGCTTATGATTTTTATTTACCTGTAGACGTAACGTTACATTCAGCTGAAAAGAAAATCATCGCAAGCGATGTAAAAGCATCCATGGAATCAAATGAAGTATTAATGATTTATATTCGCTCCTCTGTCGGAATTAAAAAAAATATAGTTCTCTCAAATGGAACAGGTATCATCGATGCTGATTATTATAACAACGAAGACAATGACGGAAACATCGGTTTAGCTTTATATAACGCTTCTGATAAACCAGTAGAGTTGAAAGCAGGAGAAAGAATTTGTCAAGGAATTTTCCTGCGATATGCAATTACAGATGATGATTCCGCTGACACAGAAAGAACCGGAGGAATCGGTTCAACTGGAACCAAATAAATTTTTTTAACAAGCTATAGAGTCAAAGATTTTTCTTTGACTCTTTTTTTTACCAAAGGAAAAATAAAATGGATTACAACAACATTGAAAAAATAGCGTTTAAACAGAACAAAAATGGATACATTATGTTTTGTAAAACAAAAAATATGGTCTTTGAATTTGTAAAAAACAACCATAAAAATAATAAAATAGGAGCATACGATATTTCTATAGCTACAAATATATCAAAAACATTAAATGAAGCAGCGCCAATTACTATGTTGGAATTTCAAACTCTTTTTGAAAAAGATTTTCTTTTAATAAAATCTATAACATTTGGTTGCGCTGTTAAAATAATAGCTCAGACTCGTTTTAAAAGGTTAAGAAACTTTCTATTAAAAGAAACAAGGTGAAAAACAAAAAAAATGAAATATAATGATATTAAGCAAATTATAATGTTAGAAAAAGAAGGGTACGATGGATACATCATACAAGTCGAAACAAACGATAATACTATCTTTTTATTTGATAAAAGTGTTCTTAAGTCATGTATAAATATATATGATAGTGTAGATGTTCTTCCGTTTTATTTAGATTTTTTCGAAGAAACAAGGAAAATTACATTTTTAGAATTTCAATGCGTTTTCGATAAATATTTTATAGAAATTGAACATTTATCGAGAGACACAGCAAACGTTATAAAAAAAGAAAAACAATTACAAGCATTAAGAAAATTACTAATAGAAGGAGAAGGAAGTTAATTTGTATGATTTTATGAAAAAAAATCCGTCGCCGGCGACGGAATTAAAGGAAGTGAAAAATGACCTCGTATGAAGATATTAAAAAAATTGCTTTTATCTTAGAAGATGAAGAGTATAGAGTACTTTTTACAACTAAAGAGCGGAATAATTTTTTGTTTTTTTAAATCAAAAATAAAAACAGCAATAGGAGTTTACGATGTTGCAATAAGTCCTAATTATGAATATTGTATAAACGATGCTCCTGAAATGTCTATATTAGAATTTTTTAGTTTTTTTCAAGAAAATTTTATTTCAATTAATTCTCCATCTTTTGGTCTCGTATACGGAAAAGAAGCTCAAAATCATTTCGATCAATTAAAAAGTTTTTTATTAAAAGAAATCGGAGGACAAAATGAATTATATAATCATAAGTAAAGATTTATATCTTTGCAAAAATAAGTTGAACGAAAATCTTTCGTTAATAATTACAGTTGATGAATTATCTTTTGAATTTTCATTAAAAAATAAAACAATTTTTTTTTACAAAGCGAGTAGCTTTGAATATGAAAAAAAATCTTTAGAAGAATGCTATAACATTTTCTTTTATAAAATCAATATGTTTGAATTTATTTCTTTGTTTCAACAACATTATAGAAAAATAAAAGAAGAGTACTATCCAGAATTTAGCACGTTTTACAACGAAATTCCAAAAGATACAATATTAAAAACATTATATAAATTACACGATTTTCTACTAAAGGATTACTAAAATGAAATTTTTCAATTTTTTAAATGAAACTCCCTCAAGAATATATGTTTTTTACGAGCAATTAGATCCAACAATCGTGTTTGTATTTTGTGTAGAAGAAAAAGGTGTAGAAATAAATATATGGGAAGTTAATAACTCTTTCATTAATCGACTATCTGCCAATGAAATCACTTTTTTAGAGTTTCTTCTTTGGTACGAAAATCAATCTTTTTATTTAAAATACATTCAATCAACTTTAGATAAAAAAAAGGTAAAAAAATCATTAAAAAATTTTTTACAAATATGTGAAAATACATTGAAAGGAGAATAAATTGGAAAAAGGAAGAGATGTATTTCTAATGGAATCAATTACAATTGAAACTTCTAAAAGAATTATTCAAGAATTAATTTCATTAGATAAAGAAGAAGGAGAGATTACTTTATATTTAGGAAGTCCAGGAGGGAATACCAATGAAGGTTTCGCTATTTATGATGTTATAAAACATCTAAAAAATAAAGTGACTTGTATTGTCACTTCAAGAGCAAATAGTATGGCTTCTATTATTTTACAAGCAGCTTCTACAAGAAAAATTCATAAACATGCTCATATTTATATTCATGAAACTATGGTAGCTTATACAAATAATGAAAGATTCAAAAAAGAAGATTTAGAAGAACAGAGAGATAATATTTTAAGATGGAATGAATGGATGGTAAATATTTATTCAGAACGAACAAACATTTCAAAGGAAGAATTAAAAGATTGGTTAAAAAAAGAAACTTGCTTATATGCAGAAGAAGCTTTGAAATATGGATTTGTAGATGAGATTATCTAATAATATTTCTTTTATATGTTATCCTTTCATATAAGGACTTGTTATTAGTCATACTTCTATCTGTTTATCTTTGTTTCACTCTCTTACATTCTATTCTTTATTTTTGAGTAGACGAGTGCCTTTTGATAAAGAAAGATAAAAAACTTACTTTATAAAAGCTAACAAAACATACGAAGTAAACATGTTAAAGTTAATGTCTTGCGAAGATGCGAGTGAGGCGAGCAGATGAGAATTAACGCTTGTTAAAGTAAGCTAGCGCAGCGAAGCTAGCTAACCACGAGAGGAGACAGTAATCCCCTACTTTCACATACAATGTTTTTTAATAGTTGTTTAAAAATCATCATACGTGAACGTAGGGGAGTATTTTTTCGCATAACGACACCAGTCGTATCGAGCACTTCTTTTCTTTCATAGAGGTTTTGAAATACTTTGAAGCGCGGTCCATATTGTTATATGGACAAATATCTTCTTATAATCACAAGAAGCCACATTGGTACCTATTCTTAGATTATTGTTGCACGATACCCACAACTCAAGCTTGTGTTGAAACAAGCTACACAATGCAGTCCCGTCTTATCGACCCGACCTGACCTTTTCTATTGGGTAGCCACCACCCGCAACAATTCTTTCATGTCTGTTATTAGCAACATTTTTTAGTTACCTCTTCACTAATAACTCCATGCACGCATAAGTGCTCATGCGCTCTAGCAACCTTTTCTTCGCTTCTCTTTCTTTCTGTAGGTTCTAGAAATTCGGTATGTTATATTTAGTTTATTTTCTAATCGTAAACCTTATAACATAAGATAAAAATAAAATCAATTTTGTAAAAAAAATATAAAACGGAGGGATTAATAAGATGTGGAAATGCAAAAAATGTGGAGGAGAAATAGTAGCTTTATTAGGAACGCAAAAACAAATTGTTTCCGAATCTTGTGAATTAGGAAAAGATTTAGATGAGCATATTATGTTACAACTTGAATGCAAAGAATGTTACTGTCATGTAGATAATTTTAACCAGATAGATAGAATAGCTGAATGGATACCTGACGAGGAAAAAAATAAACATGGAGATATATAAAAGAATTTATAAAAGTCGAAAAAATATCATCGCAATTGCATTTCGTTTTACAGGTCCATTACTTTTGTTAGTCAAATACGATATTCGAACAAACAAATTTACTTTTCAGCATTTTTATAATTATGACGTTTTACTACCTTTATCTAAAATACATTATCAAAAGATAAGTTGGTTAGAATTATTTACTCTTTTGTATTTTTCAAATATAAATTTTATTTTAGAAGGTTGCCGGCAACATTGTATTTCTGAAATTAGAAAATATCGGCAATCAAAAATCATTAAAACAAGAAAAAAATGTTTTCATATCTATCAGTTAAAAAAAGCAAGGGATATGATTTCTAAATATATGTAAAAGGAGAAAAATGATAAAAGAAGATAAACTTTCCATTATAATGGAAAGTAATTTTTTTAACGAAGAAGAAATTAAAAAAATAAAAGAAGAAGTTCTATATATTTCGTATTCTAAAGAACGAATGAAAGCATTCTTTAAACAAACACAAGAAAGAATGAAACAACATTTTCTATTTAAGTTCGATACCGAAAAAACTTTTCTATTTTTTAAAAAACAATTATTCGAAATGTACTTGAAAGAAACAAAAAACTTTAAAAGTGATACGAATTTTGTTTTTCATTATGAAATAAATGCAATAAACGAAATCACATGCCGCAGCTTTAAATTTATCTCACCAAACATTTTATATAGAACAAAAAGAGAGTTAGATTCTAACTTATTTGATACTTTAAAAAAAGAAACAAAATTACTTCAAGAAAAAGTACAAATGAAACTTAGTAACGATACTTTTTTAAAAGAGCTATTTTCTGAAATAATTATAAAATTAGAAGCAAAGCATAATTATGATAATGAATTTTCCGTAATATTTATCATAATAACAAAGGAGGATATCGATGAAGCCAAGAATTAAAAAAAGACCAACACCGTATGAAATGTACTTAAAAAGATTTGAATTAGTTACTAATGGTAAATCTTTATGGAATGCGGACGAAACAATTTTGAAATTATTAATTTCATTATTAAGAAATTATTTGAACGTCGCCGGCGACCAATTTAAAATGTCAAAAGAAGAAAAAGAGACGATTAAATCTATTATTTCTTCATTTCAAGAATATATGAACAATAATAATTTCAAAGGCGAAGTGTTAAAAGCAAAAATAGAAGAAGCTTTTACTAAACTTGGTAAAATTCTTCCAACATTATGGACATAACGGAGTAATGATATTATGTATGAAAATGGAATTTATATAGGCTATAATTTTGTTATCTATAACCGATCTAATAAAAGACAAAAGTTTTCTTATAAAGGTGCTGTTTTTTATATTCCTTGTAGCAATGAAACGTTATTGGATGAAGAAGTAGAGTTTTTTGTGAAAAAGCATGAAATAGATAAAAAAGTATTATTTTGTATAAACAAAAATTACTTTACTGTTATATATGGCTCAAAACATAAAGCAATAAAAAATGATTATCTTTTTGAAGAAGTACCGGAAATTATTACAATAGAAGATTTCATTAATAAGAAATTAACTTTTCCGGAAAAATATAAAGTATATAAATAAAAAAGGCTAAAAAAATAGCCTTTTTTGTTTTATGCAATTCTTTCCCAAACATTGAAAACCATATAGCCAGGTCTATTATCAAATGCTTTGGAAGAACCTAAAAAATTGGTTTCAAAAGTATGTGTATGTTCTCCGGATTCTTGAATTTCTATTTTTTCAGCAGTGGTATGACCGGTCCAACTATCAGAAGCTCTAAAACTATAAGTTGAACCCCAATCATCACCTTCGCCGGTCCTCATCCATGTTCCCCATTTAGCGTCTTGTTTAAATGCACCACTTGGTGAAGGAGATTGCCCTTCTCCGCCACCTCGACGAACAGCATCGAATCTTCCCTCGATCTCCATATTACCTCGACTATGTTTATGTTCTTTCGTTTCATGAATATGTGCACCAGAACTTTTAGTAGTACCGGAAACAGAAATAGAAGGAAGATTTTCTTTTGTTAAAACAACCTGGTCTTGTCCGCCGGTATTACCGGCTCGTTCTTTATTAGAAGAAGCTCGAATAAAAGTTCCTTCTATTTTCTTCCATTGAGTTTCGGGCCAAATAGAAGTTGGGTTTCTTTCACTAGACGTGATATACAAATCTCCAACTTCATGAGGGCATTTCTTTTTCAATTTCTCAATTTCTTGCTGAAATTGTATTTTAAAAGGTTCGAACATTCGTTGAAATTTTTCTTCATCTAAAGAAGAGGCAATTCCTTGTTGTACTTCTTTTCTAAGTTCAAAAAGAGCTTTACTGGAAGGAATTGTTTCCGTAGTTCCTAATTTATGATCATGAACTACAATGTTCTTTTTTAAATAATCTCCAGGATTTAAATTTTCAGTATCCCAAATGGTAGGTTCTTTATCTCCTATTTTATATTTTAAATGAACTTTGTCATTCATAGGGATTCTTAAAATAGAAATTCTCTGTTTATCTATATTGTAATCATTACCGGTATATTGATTATGCAAAGCAATATTTGCATAATTATCTTTAAAGAAAAAATCAATGTTGTGCTTTTCATCGTGTTCTTGCTTAGTTTCTTTAAAGCTAATTTTATCAGAAATAGAAGTTTGAATCTTTTCTTCTAAAACTTTGATTAATTTTTTAGCTTCGTTAACAGATTCTTCTTTTAATGTTTTTAACTTTTCTAATTCTTTTAGTTTTTCGTAAAACTCAGTAGTACTTAATTTATCTGATAAAGCACTTACCTTTTCTTGTAAATCTTTCTTTATGGTATCAATTTCGTCTTGTTTTTTTCTAAGTTCTTCTAGTAAAGTATCCACTTCTGTAGATATTTTCTTACGAAGTTCTTCTTGAAAGGCACTTAGTTTATCAGCAACATCTGTTTGCAATTTATTCAAATTTTCATCTTGATGTAAAAATTTTTCTAAATTGTTTTTCAATTCTTGTTTTTGCTCAAAAGTTAAATCAATAATTGGAGAATAATATTGATTGAAATTCCAAGAGCGAGGATATGTTTTTAACCAAAGATGTTCTTCTTCTGTTATTAAAAAATCAAATAATGAAAGCTCCGCAAATTCAAAAGACCCGTTTTGATATTTAGAATAATATTGGTCATTTCCTACTGCAAATGAAAATTCAATGTTATAAGTATCGTGTGTAATAGTAAATGGACCAAAAGTTTGATTATCGACCACAACCCAAGCTTTTTTCTTAAATATTTTTAATCCCAATTGATATGTATGTAAAGAGGAAAAAGAAAAATTTCCAACTTTATTTTTTTTCATATTATCGTAAAAATATAAATAAAAATCTTTATCATAACAAAGGCCGATATTTATATTAGAAGTTCTACTTTTAAAAGAAAAAATATTTGCGTATTCATTTGTAGGAATATTTTCTTTATTGGGATAAATTCTAGAAATATTTTTAATTAAAGCAGTTATAGTAATAGGTTTTGTTTTTAAATTCACTAAACAAGCAGAAGATGTTACTTCGGACTCTTTATCTAATCCTAAATAATGAACCGATTCGTTCGAAATCTTTTTCGTCTTTTTAACGTTTAGTTTTAATTCTTGATCTTGATAACCTTCGGAAGATAATATTCCGTTACCGCTTTCAGTAATTTTGTAATTATCAAAAAAATAAGCAGGAAAAAAATCAACTTGTCTAGTCCACACTTTGTGACCTTCTGATTCTCGTAATTCATAAATTTGAGAATTGAAAGTCATTCTTGTAAAAGCTTCTTGATCAGTTTGAAGCGGTATGAAAGAGTAACTGGAATATCCGACCCAAGAATTTCCATTTTTAAAATATAAACCGGTTGGAACATCTTGATTATTATTTACGAAAAGATGTTTATATTCCGGAAAATAAGTGGTTGAAATTTTGAAAGAGTTAGTACTTCTTAATCTTTCGATTTCATTTATATAATCATGTATTTGATTACCCTTTTCACGAATGCACTTTGGAAGTTCCTTAATAGGGATCGTGTTTTCAGGGTAATTTTTATCGTATGCCGTTTAAATCACCTCAATTTTGAAGAATTTACTTATTTATATTAAAATAGTTTACTGAATTATAAGGAGTGAAAAATATTATGTCAAACAACGTTTATAAACAATTAATGTTCCAAACCTTACGTGCAGGAAAACAAGGAAACGGAACATTACTTCAAGTTTCTTTAACACGAAACGGGTCACTAATGTTTCACATGGCTCAACAAAACGGAATTAATCAAAATGGGTTACCGACTTTTGATCATCAAAATGCAAGTAAATTTTCCTTTTCGAACATTGAATCTGCATCTATTGTAAATTTCATTGAAAATGCAATGCAAGGAGAATTGAAAAAAATATCTTTTATGCACAGAAACGCAAGAACGCCAAAAGATATTGTTTTTGAATCGTCAATATACAACAATATGATTCAATTCAAAATTTCTGTTTTTCATAAATTACAACAAGATCAAAGAGTTTTTAATCTATATTTATCCGTAGATGAAATGGAAGTAATTAAAGAAAATTTAAAGTCTTCTTATAATGTTTATCAAAAAGCAAATGCAATTTTAGCTTTAATGAATATTTTACCTATGAGAGAGGGGGCAAATGAAAATTATTAAAAATATTCTAATTAAATTGGTAGATATACCGAAAGAAAAAATAAAACAAGAAATAGAAAATTACCTAAAACAAATATGCATCAAAAGTCCAGCTACTCTTTCTTTGTTAAGTATGTATAATAATGAACATTTATATTTCATCGTTTCTCAAAATATTGCCTCGGTATTATTAAATGCTTATGATGAAGGAGTACAAAAAAATATAAACGCAAAAACACCGCCTCTTCTTTCTTTTATTTCTTCTCACAGCACTTCTACCGGAAATAATTTGTACAAAACTAAATTTACTGTAAAAAAAGAAGAAATATTTTTAGAAGTAAAAGCAAAAGATATCGGTGCAGAATTTTTCTTTTATCAAATCGAAAATGCAATAGAAAGTATGAAACAAACTTTCAAAGAAAATTTTCAAATAGAATTTGAGAAAGTCTTATTGGAAACTCTTAAAATCAAATTCGATGAATGTTTGAAATATATAAACGATATTTTTTTAATCGAAAATAGCAAAACAAATTCGTCGCCGGCGACGAATGTTAATGAAGAATTCTTGAAAAAAGAATTATGTATCGTACTTGGCAACAATGGTTTTAATTCTGAATGTGCGTATTTATATGCAAAAATATTTTTAAAGAGGTGATTGTGTGAAGAAGTTTATAACCTATTTTATACTAAGTTTTTTATTTATAGGAAGCTGCATTGTTTCGATTTTATCTTATATAATATTTGGATTTGTTCTTTACTTATTTTATAATGCGGTGTCTTAATTGAAAATTATTAGAGATACACATATGTATTTAGTTCCAGAAAACGCTTATGAACAATCCAAAATTGAAAACATTTTAATGAAAGAATGCATCTATCCAAATCCAAAGTATTTACAAAATAAAAAAAGAAAATTTACCTATTTCAGTAAAGAACCAAAATTTATAATTACATATGATACAGAGAGGTTTATTCATACAGATGAAGAAGGTAAAAAAAAATCTTTAAAAAAATTCAAACTAAATAAAGGGAATTATTTTATATATACAAAAATACAGGAAATGTTTCCTGTAAAAATAATCGATCAGAGAGTCTCTTATGAAATACAAATAGAATCTACTGCATCCCCTAGAGATGATGAACAAAAAAGAGCGATTGATGCAATAGATTCCTTTCATTTCAATTACGGGGTTTTAGAATCCGGAACTGGAACTGGAAAAACTTTCATGGCAACTCAATTAATGTGCAATTTTAAAGAAAAAACTTTAGTACTAGTAGATATGAATTTGTTAATAGAGCAATTTATAGATTCTATTCTTAAATTCACGAATATACAAGAAGAAGAAATAGGCATTATTCGTGGAGAAGAAATAAATTATCAAAATAAAAAAATTATTATAGCAACAATGCAAACTCTTTCTAGAAAAATTGATATCATGAAAGAATTAGCGGAAGAAATAGGTTTTATTGTACAAGATGAATGTCAAATAGCTTCTTGTGAAACAATTCAAGAAATTTTAAAACATTTCAAACCAAGATATATGCTAGGATTATCCGGTACACCATACCGAGATGACCACATGGATTTCTTAATTCGAGAAGCAATAGGACCTATTATTTATACTTCCAATAAAAAATTCATGATTGAACAAGGGAGTATTATAGTACCTATTCTAAGACCAATTTTCTTAAAATGTGATAGATTGTATCAACAACACATTGAAGGTGAAACAGAATTAGAATTTAGAGGTGTAGTCGAAAAATATTATAACGATCCTAACACCATAAAAAAAATTAGCCAATTTATATTGAAATTCTACGATACAGATTCACAGCTTATTATCTGTAAAGAAAAAAAATTAGTCGATACTTATTTTTATACATTATTAGAAATGAAATATCCGGAACTAAAATCTCAAGCTGGATATTACAAAAATAAAAAAATAAAAGAATTAGAAAGAGAAATATTGAAACGACAAGGTAGGGATTCGAAAAGATCGCAAGATGAAATTAAAAGATTTCAAAACAAGATTAATATTTTAAAAAATACGCCTTGGTACAACATAGAAGAAATGAAAAAAAATCCAAAATTTCATTCTATTTATCGATTTACTGGAAATTTAAAAAAACCGGAAAGAGATGCGTTAGCAGAAAAAATAGAAAACGGTGAAATTAAGATTTTACTAGTCACTACTACAGCTGATAAAGCTGTTTCATTTGATAGATTAAGTATTTGTCATTTATTATTTTCGACCAGAGAGCGTAATAATACGATCCAAAGGGTTGGAAGATGTTGTAGAAACCATAAAATGAAAAATAAAGCCATTATATTTGATTATATATATGACCATTACATGGCTTTTTATCAATTTTTCAATAAAAAAGAAAATTGTAGATTAAACGCTTTTAAACAATCTACCAAAATACATCCAAGTATTGTAGAATTTTGCAATTTAATGTCAGATCGATACAAATATCAAAGGTATGATAAAAAAGCTTGGAAAAAATTAGAAAAACTATATGTAATAGAGGTGGTATGATATTTTGTTAGATATCAATTATTTTTACGAAGTAAATGATTATTTTTTAAAACCATTTCAAGAAGAAATGAACGAAAATCCGCTTCTTCTTTATTATAAATTTATAGAAACATTTAAAGAATCGTTAACTCCGGAAGATTTTGAAAGTTTTTCTGTTCATTTAGGTCCTATAGAAAAAAACAAAATAGAAGAGTTATATATGAAAGATGAAGAACAATTCGCAATTCATTTATTAACTCTATATTACTCTTATTTAGATATTTTAGGATTTGATACAGAAGAAATTACTGAAGAAGATATATACGATCCATTAAAAGAAAAAATACTTTCTTGTTTTAAGAAAAGGCTGGTAAATTAACATGAAAGCAGATTGGATAGAATTGGAATTAAATTCTAAATATTCCGTTCAAGGCTTCTTTTTTAATTCTTCTGTAAAAAAAGGTTTTAAAAAAGATTTTTTAGAAAAATATACGATTTATAAAGTATTAAAAAAAGAAGAAGATTCTTTCTATCTTATTAAAAATAAATACGATATCAAAGAAAGTGTTTTAATTGGATATTTCTACATTTACAAAGAAGACGATATTTTATCTGAAACTATTTTTTTTATCACAGGAATCGGTGAAGCAAAAGATGTTATATTTCAATATCAAGGATAATCAATTAAAAAGCATCCTTTTTATAGATAAAACAGAACGTTTGCGTTTTCGTAGAGCAATAATTTTATATAATTCACCTAAACAAAATCATATTTTTTTTTCAGAAACAACAAAAGGTAGCGAACAGTTAAAAGAGAATACAGCGGAAGCTTTGATGATTTTAGAAAACCCAAAAGAAATTATTCAACAAATATTATTTTTTTTAAATAAAAGAGTAGAAGAATGTTCTACGCTTTGTAGTGGAATATGCAAATCCGATGAAATAAATTTAGAAAGTAAAATGTGGGCAATGTCTTCTATTATTTCAGAATTAAGAAAAGTCATCAAGTACACTTAAAAGGAGGAAAAAATGAATTTCAAACTTTTCGTAAGCCCAATTGGAACTTTAATAACTTCAATAAATGATACAATTTCGTTCTATATAGATAATGAAAATCGGTTAAAATTATTTTGCTTACAAAAAATAAAATGGGAAAAAAAAGCTATTACTTATGAAGATTTAATGAGGCTGAACATTTCAAAAGAACAATGTATTGCGTTAGTAAAAGAATTACAATTAAGTCATTTTGAAAATTTATGGATCGAAGAAATAAATTTTATGTTCGAAGGATATTGTGATTGAAATGTTTTTTCAATACATACCAATAAAAGAAAAAATTTTTAGAATTTTCTATAAAGAAATAGAAGCAGGAGAATTACGAATAAATCCAAAAAGAATTACTATTGAAATATATATGAAGCAAAACGTTATATTTTATAATACCATTAATAGCCCAACAACAAAATACAATTATTTAAGTAATTTTGAAGTTGCGCTGATGACTGGACAAGATTTAGATATATTAGAAAAGAAAATAATAAAAAAAATAGAAAAAGTACATGAAAAATGTTATGAAAAAATATTTAAAGAAAATAAAATGCTTTATAACGTTCATTTTTATCTAATGAAGGAGATACTTAACCAGTACAAAAAATATGATAACGATAGAAAAATTAAAAACGAATTATAAAATAAACATTTCTGGAGAAGAATTCGTTGTTGAAAAAGCAATGGATGCTCAATATTATCAATTAAAAAGTACAACAACAGGCTATGTTTTTAAAGAGCTATCTTTTATGTGTTTATACGAGATTGTAAAAAATAATATCACTTTTGAATATAACGATAAAAGAATTACTTTTGATAAAATTAAAAAGAATATTATTTTTTTGACGCAAATTGAAGTAAAAAAAGAATTGTAATATAATCAACTCGATTTATAACAATATTATTTAGTTTATATTTTTAAGGAGGAAAAAATGAAAAAAACAGTAACAGAATGGTTAGGAGAATTAAAATTAACTGAAAAGAAAATTCAAAAAGAATATAAAGAATTACAGAAAAAAGATTTATTTAAAGTTTTCTTTGTAAAAGACAAAGAAAATTACGAAGAAACATGGAAAAAAGAAATTGAAGAAAACAAAGCTTTGTTTCAATCTTTAATGCAACTTTTAAAAAATAGAGATAAAATTAGAGCTGCTATCTTAGCTTTTAACGCGAGCAATACTATAATGATCGGTGATCAAGAATATATTATTGCTTTAGCGTTAGAAAAAATTAAGAAAACAAAATTGGTTGATGTACAAAAAATGTTACAGAATCAATTACACAATATGCTTGTAGCAGAAAAAGAATTGTTAGAAGAAGAAGAAGAAAAAAGAGATGAAATCAGAAACTCTTTAGGATACAAACAAAATTCTTCGGCTAAAAAAGACAACGAAGCTGTAGAAGAAATCATGAAAAAATATGTCGTTGAAAAAAATGACTATTTAGAATTGGAAAAAGAAGTTTCAAGAATGGAAGAAGCAGAAATTGAATTTGCAGAAACTGTAAATATCAAATTGAACTTAAAGAATGCATCTTCTAGTATTGAAATTGATTTATAAAAATTAAAACAATATAATTATTTGGAATTATCTCGATAAAACATAATATATTGTATTTGGTATCTTTAAAACTATCATTTCTGACCAAATTAAAAAATAATTAGAAAAAATAGTTAAATTCTTATGCAAGAAGAGAAAAAGTTTAATAGGATGATAAACTTACATTGACAATGTAAAGTTTCGATGAGTTTCTTAGTTTTCTTGTTTTTTAAAACCTTAATTGAACGAAAAACTAGGGATGAAGCTTTTATCTTTTAAATTGTAACTTTTAATATCTAGTATTAAGAATTTAATTTTAAGTCATATAGCGTTTAATTGGTAATGTATGTAAAAATCCAGAAATAACGTTTTTGAAAATACAATTAACATTGTTTTTCCGTCTGGCTGAGATAATTCCATTCTTATATAAAAAATAGAGAGAAAAACAATTCTCTCTATTTTTATTTTTTTTTAAAAGGAAGTGAAGAATTGAACAAAATACAAACCATTATAGATGAAATTTATGAAGAAAATTTAAAATTTATTCAAAAAAATAATTACGTATGTGGTACGTTGTCTATTTATTATCACGAAAAACAAAAAGATGCTGCTAACATGTATGTTTCCAGTTTAAAGAAGAATTTTAAAAAATATTTACCTAATGTAACATTAAAACCTTGTTGTGTAAAAAATGAAAATTTACCATTTTTAGAATACACAATAAAAGAGGACGGTTCAAACGGGATAATCATCATGAATCCGTTAACTGAAAATAACAATGATGATAAATATTATTCTGCTATTCCGGAAACATCAGATTTAGATAAATTATCTTCTAAATATTTATTAACAAAAAAAGAAGAAGAATTGCCAATAACAGCATACGGAATTTTCAAAATCTTAGAAAGGTTACGCAATAAAAAAGCAACTTTAAATGTATGCTTAATTGGAAACGGTTTAACAGTAAATTCTCATTTGCAAGCTTTTTTGTTGAAGCATAAAAATTATAACGTTGCTGTAGTAACAAGAAGTCTGGAAGAAACAAATAGTTGGTATTCAAATTTTATTTCCAATGCAGATGTAATTGTATCTGCAACAGGAATTCCAGAATTCTTAGATAGTTATAAATTTTACGGAAAATTGATTATTAGCCCTACGATTGTTAAAAATAAAAAGAACGAATTTTGCTCCGATGTTTCCGCTTTTCTAAAAGATAAAGTAGATACCAACAATGTTTTAGGAGGTATTGGAAAATTAACAACTTCGGAATTATTAGTTCGTTATATTAAACAATTTATAGGAGAGTAATATGACCGATAAAAAAATTCAAAATTTAATAGAACAATACAAAGAAAAATTATCATTTAAAGAAGAAGCGTTGGAAAAAAATAATATTATTTTAGATATGGCTTTTTTTAATGATGCACTATCTGAAGGTGAATACGAAGATTTATGCAACACAGTAGAAACGGAATATAAAGAAATAGAAGAATTAAAAGAAAAAATAGAAAGATTAGAAGAATTGTTAGAAACGGAAAATTATAGTAGTTTCTACAAAGAATTCCAATTTGAGATCTGAAAGGAAATATATGATTCAAACTATTTATAAATATCAAGAAAACGAAAAAAGCGGATTTTTCTACTTTTTTAAAATCGAATATAATCAGTGGATTCTTTTTAACGAATCTATAAAGACGATCTATTACAAACAAAAAGTAGATTCATATATATTGAAAAATTCTCAACAAATCAGCACTTTTGATTTTATAATTCATATTCAAAATGTTTCTTTTTTAGAAAAAATAGGATTCTTTCAAATGTATTTTGAAGCAATAAAACAATTTTTAAGTAAAAAAAGAAATTATGTTGTAATATTTTCTCTAATTCCGTTATTAGAAGAAGCATTAGAAATTCCAGAAAAAAGTAGGTGGTCAATTGAGAAACTTGAAAAAGAAAAAAAAAGAACCAAATAAATTTAAAAATTCTTTAGAAACTGCCAAGTTAATAAAAAAAATATTAACTCCGATTCATTTTAAAATTTTTGAAATGTTAAGTAATTTACAAGATTCAAGAATTAAAATGAAAGTTAATACTATTTATCAAATTGCATATCACATGGTTGTAAATCAAAAAATAAATATACTTAATGAAAACAAATTAAAAACAAATATTGTAAATTTAATTAACTATGCAATGGAAGAGGTATTATCAGTTCCTACTATTTTGATTCAATATTTAGCTGCATTTACAGCCAATGATTTAATCGTTCAATATGCAAATTTAAAAGATCATTTAATTAAAAAAAGCGATCCGAAATTATTGCAAGATTTTGAAAATTTAAGAAGATCTTATAGTAAAGAATTAAATTTTTCTTACGATGTTGTTCTTTCGTCGCCGGCGACGGAAGATTTCTTTCAAGTTAATATTTTTCTAACAAGCATAATTACCAGATTACTAAAATATATTCCTTCTATTTTTAATGGTAAAAAATTAAAAGAATTATTTGATAAAAAAATAGAAGAAAAAAGAAAGGAAGTATTAGAAGAGTTAAAAGATGTTGATTATTCTCATTTTCCTGAAGATTTTGTTTTTTACGTAGAAATATTAGCTAGATTTAAAATTTTACATAAAATTAATCTTTATAATTTTAAATATGCAAAAGAATTTGAATTAGATGAAAAAAAAATCGATATTAAAGCTATCAAAGGTAATACAACTAGAAGTATTAATTATTTGAAAAAACATTATGAAAAATTACTGTTTTTAGGAGAAGAATAAAATGGAATTTATTTGTGCTGATATTGATTACGTGGGAAAATTTTTAAATTTTTACATTAAAGAAAACATACCTGTAATATCCGTTGAAATAACATTAGATAAAGTTGATTTTTATTATATAAACAATATCGACGTATTAGAGAGTTCTCCTTTTAAAATATCTTTGCTTGAATTTCTTTGCTTATTTACGGAAAAAGAAAAAGCATTGATTTTAAAAACATTAAAAAAAAGAAAAAAATTCCATACAGATTTTTATTGTTTTATTCATCGATACATCGGAAATAAATTAAACGAAGAAGAAGCAAAGAAAATAGGAGAAAAAATAAGAAAAAAAATAATTTCATTTTTTAAATAAAAAAAATTCATAAGTGAAATGATAACTTTATACAAAAGGAGTTTGATTCATCAAAAATGGAAGTAACCTTTGAATTATTTTTAAAAGAATTCATAATAATACATTTTAGAAAAGAGACAATGGATAAAGGTCTATCTTTATGGATAGAAGGTTTTAAAAAAGAATACGCAGATATCAATTTAACAGTATTTGGTAAATCGCTTATTTCACCAAATATGAAAGCGTTGGAAGTTATAAATTTATTACCAAAGCATCATAAAAAAATTTTTTTAAAAAGAATAAACGATTTAAATTTTTTCAAATACATGAAAGATTTTTTACGTAACCATTTGCGAATTTATGAAACAGAAAATGATGATTTCGCAATAGAAGTTGTTAAAATTTTAAATGAATTATTTTCATAATAGGAGAGAATATGAAAAAGAGTTTTTTGCTGACATTTTTGTTTTTTTCTGTAATATCAACATGTTTTGCAAAACAGCACTTCGATATCATCTTTGAAGAATTGATGAAACATGAAGGAAAAACAATTGTAAAAGCCGAAGACGGTATAAGTAAATATGGCTTAACAAAATATTATCATAAACAACCTGCAATATTAACGGAAAAACAAGCTAAAGAGATTATTTATGAAAAAGTATATAAAAAACATAATATAGAGCAACTAAAGACTTTAAGATTGCAACATATTTGTTTAGATTTTATTTACCATACAAATCCTTATAAAGCGATAAAAATAATTAGAAGCATCGTTAAAAGTAACAATAAAGAACCTTATTTAGACATCGAAACGATAAAGCTATTAAATAAAATTCCCAACGTTGAAGATAAAATTTTAAATCAAAGACAACGTTATATCAAAAGTTTGAAATTATATAACAAATATAAAAAAGGTTGGGAAAGGAGAATTTCGTATTTTAGAGAAGAAAATTATTTAATTGAAAACAAAAGAAAGTATCTCTTTCAGCCTATGTTTGAAACTAAACATAAAGTAGCCTTACACGAAATCATATTGCAACAATATTTATCGTTTATATCGAATGATTATAATTATGTAAAATTGTTTATTCAGGTTGGAAAAACAAGAAGAGATTATTTTTTCTATGTTCGAAAAAGTAATTTTCCGTAAAGGAGAATATCAAAATGAAAATTAAAGTCATCCAAACAGGATCCGATGGAAATTGTATAAAACTCACAAAAAACGAAAATTCCATTCTAATTGATTGCGGTTATGCAACAAATAAGAAAATGCAAGAACATCTTTCACAAGAATATTTCCAAGCTATTCTCATTACTCACGAACACACAGACCATTTTAGTCCATGGACCGGTAGAATAGCAATTGAAAGGAATATCCCTATTTATTTACACAAAAGACATTATGAAACAGAAGAAATCAGAAAAACAAAATACCTTTCTTATGAAAATAAAAAAGAGAGACGAACATATAAGGCACAAGTAATTAATATCGAAGAAGAAATTCCGGTCAATATTTTAAATTTTAAAATACTTCCTTTTGTGGCTTATCACGATGCTAGAAAAACGTTAGGATATAAATTTCCGGAAGAAAAATTTGCATTACTAACGGATTGCGGCTTCATTTCAAAACATATTCGTAAAACGCTAAACGATGTAGAAACATTGGCTTTAGAATTTAATTACAACCCTGAAATGTTAGTAAATTCTAAGAGAAATATATACAACAAATTAAGAACTCTTGGAAAATTCGGTCATTTAAACATCGAGGAAGCAATTAAATTTGTAAAAAAGCTTCCGAATTTAAAAACATTGATTACGTTACATAGCAGTGAAGAACATTGTGATTTAGAAGAATTAAAAAAAAGATTAAAAAACGAATTTCAAAATTTAACCATATATGTTTCCGAAAGAGAAAACAATCAAGAAATTACATTAAAGGAGTAAAACGTTATGATAATAATAGAATTTTTTATTTTTTTATATCACATGGCAAAAGAAATGATCGGAAACCCTTCGTTGAATTATGAAGAAAGGTTAAAAACAGTTGTAAAAGAGTTAGCCTTGAAAGAAAATAAAAAAACATTAGATTTGGAAAGAAAAAGTCATAATTCTGAAGAAGATTTAGCTTTAATTGGTTTAATCGCTCAAGAACTACAGATTCATATAGAAAAAAAATATTTACCATTATTTGCAATTATTGTAAACACTGTAGATAAAAATCAAGATATTCTCTTGTATCGGTATACAATAACAGAAAACACAAAACTATCTTTATTTACAATCACAAAAGAAACTGAAGATTATATAAAATCTCCGGAATTTTCACAAAAAATAAACAGAGTTTTAGCATATCAAGCAATGTTTCTGCTAGATAAAAAAATTCAACCAATTATAAAAAATTACAATTTTTATACTACAAATTTTAAAAAAATTTGCTATTTAAGTATCGGTATTGAATTTTTTCCATTTAAAGATGCAAAGCTTCGCAGATTCCAATAAAGGAAGGTGATAGGTTGTTAGCGGTTATCAATGATGTACAACTTATTGTTAATCAAGAAAAGTTGACAGTGGAATTAAGAGTAAGAAACAAAGATACTTTGAAAAAACTGGAAGATAATATAGATATTATTAAAAATAAATATAAAAAATATAAATTCTATATTAGTTTGCTCAAAGAAAAAGTAGAATTTGAAAATCTTGAAATTTCAGATATAGAAAAATTATCAAAACATCTTGGACAAAAACTAAAATTAATTTTGCAATTAAAAGAAGTGCAAGAAATTCAAAAAAATAATAAATATATATATAAAATGAAATTCTTTTTCTTAAATAAAAGAAAAAGCTTAAAAGCAGTTTTCTTTTCACCTACAATTCAAACATTCTTTGAAAACGGAATTTATATTGTTTCCGGTAAATTAGATGAAGGAGATCCTAAATTTATAAAAAAAAATGAATTAAAATTAGGAAAAACTGTAGATTATCAATTAAAAATAGATAATATTGCAGAATATGAATTTCAAGAAAAGGAAATTGAAAAAATTTACCAAATCCCTAGAGCAGAATTACATTGTCACACTATGTTCAGTAAAAATGATGCTTTTAATACTCCGGAAGATTATCTAAAAGCATTAAAACAAAATAAATGTCATTCCATTGCAATAACGGATCATGGAGCAGTATTTGCATTTATTCCTTTTAGAAATAAACTAATTGATTTTTTAAAAGAAAATCCTGAAAAAAAAGTAATTCTAGGTTCTGAAATGTACGCAGTTCAGTTTCACGAAGAAAATCAAAGATTTCAAAACGAAATATTAGCTTTAGAAGAAAAAAAAGCAGCTTTTATAAATGAAAACAATGAAAATGAAATAGAGCAGTTAAACATCCAATTAAGTGAAGCCAGAAAACAACGAGATACTTATAAAAGATTTTCTAATAGAAAAACAATTTCAGAAGAAGAAAAATTAGAAGCTTTAGAAAAATATGAAGAAGAAGTTAATAACATTAATGTTATTAATGAGCAAATAAAGGAATTAAAAGCATTATCAAAAAATCACGAATCTGAAATTATCGTTATCGAAAAACAAATTGAAAAATTAAAAACAGATATCGGTAATACAGGAAATATGGATAGAGATCATATCAACGTCTTAATTAAAGCAAAAGACGAAATAATAGATTATAGAGGAGAACCACTCACTATTAATCCGGGAGTTGTCCAACTATATAAACTAATTACGCAATCTTATCAAGAGTTTTTTTCCTCTCCGACCGATAAAGATAAAAAGTTTTTCGGAAAAAGACCTGTTATCCCTTACCATATCCTCTTTGAACCAGATATTAGAAAACATTTTATCATTACTTCGGCATGTGCTATTGGTCGTCATATGAAATATGCATTAGAAGATCAATGGGAAAAATTCAGAAAATGGATTAAAAACCTTGATGCAGTCGAGATTCACCCTTCTTGGAACAATTCTTATATGGTAGAAGAAGCAAGCATTCCTCAAATTACTAAAATAGAAGATGTATATGCACTTCACAGAAAGATTTACAAAATATGTAAAGAAGAAAACATCCCGTGTATCATTGTATCTGATGCTCATATTAATGATAAAGAAGACAGAATCATCAGAAGTAACTTTAAACAGGGTTACTTTGGTTTACTGGAACGAAAATATGGTTCTAAAAAAGAAGATGATAAAAGAGATGTAGGTGATATGGATTTCGCTATTGAAAGACAACCTTTTATTATGTCTTATGATGATGTTTTAGAAGATTATCAAAAACAAGGTTTTACACTAGAAGAAATTCAAGAAATGCATGAAAATTCAAATAAATTAGCAGAGCAATGTTCTAATTTACGAGATATCACTTTATTACCTGATAAATTATTTCTTCCTGATTTTCCAAATTTAAATGCTAAAGAAGAATTACCGAAAAAAGTTTGGGAATTTGCGATTAAAAAATGGTCAAAAGATGGAACAAAAAAAGGAATTGATCAGAAAATTAGAGAGAGAATCGAGTATGAACTAGAACTGACAGCAGAAGCAGGTTATGAAGTGTTATATATGTTAGCAAGAGAATCAGTAATGCAATCCAATAGATTAGGATATATAGTTGGTTCCAGAGGTTCTGTTGGTTCTATGTTAATTTCTATGTGTTTAGGTGTAAGCGAACTTTCTCCGTTACAAGCTCATTATCTTTGTCCTACTTGTAAACATATAGAATGGGTCGAAGTAGATGGAGAAACCGGTTTGGATTTACCAGACAAAGAGTGCCCGCATTGTCATGAAACAATGTACGGTGATGGTGTCGAAACAGAATCGCATAATTTTGTGGGTTGGATTTCACGAGATGAAAACGGAAAGATTAAAAAAACTAAGATTCCAGATTAAAAAATAAGTTGTGGTTTTATTTTTTACAATTTTAATAAAAAGCAGGAGAATAAAATCATGAATGAAGAAATTAAAGAAATGTATCTTTTAAAAAAAACTAAAAAAGAAATAATGCAAAAATTTAATATAAAATCGTACTCTGAATTAAATAATATTTTAAGTGAAATGAATTTGCTAAAAAAAACAAATTCCAATCGTTATAAAGTAAATGACGATATATTTAATAAAATAGATACCGAAGAAAAAGCATATTTATTAGGTTTTTTGTCCGCTGATGGTTATATATTAAAAGATGGGAAAACGATTGGAATTGCATTGAAAAGTGAAGATAAATATATGTTAGAAAAATTTAAAGAAATTTTACAATACGAAGGAAAAATATATGACTATAAATGTACAACTAGTTATGGTTATACAGAATATTCAAAATTAAAATTTACTTCTATTAAAATTTATAATTTTTTAAAAAATTTTGGTTTTACAAATAAGAAAAGTTATTTTTTTGAACCAAAAATAGAAATGATAGAAAAAAATGTTTATAAAGATTTTTTAAGAGGATATTTTGATGGAAATTGTTGTATCACTATTAGATACGATCATAAAAATATAAAAAGATTTTCTGTCCATATATTAGGTTTAAAAAATATAATAGAATTATTCACAAAACATTTTGATATTACAAAAGAATATCCTTTTTTACAAAGAAAAGAAAACTGTAAAACATTAGATATAAAATTTCAAAAAATCAATTTAGTAGATAGAGTTCTTGATGGGCTTTATAAAAATTCAAACATATATTTAAAAAGAAAGTATAAAAGATACATAGAATTTAAAAACACAACTTATAAAAAGGTCGTTCATATATGATGATAAAATATGTGAATTATAAAGCAACTTAACTGCTGGGACACCCTAAAGCTTATTGTGCTACAACGTAAATTAAAAAATTAAACGTGAACGCCGTGAAAACAGAAAAAAACAATAAGATGAACTATGTTGAAATAGCAGATTGGTCTGTAAGAAACAAAACAATTGTTTCGAACTAAGGTTTTTTTAACAATGGGAAATCAGCAACTAACCTGTTGTAAAATGCAGGAAGCTCAACGACTACGGTTGCTTACCGTTCAAATAAAATGCGGTAAAGGTATAGTCTAGTCCCTTAAAAATACACCGAAAGGTGGGGTATCAACGATTGACTTAAACTTCAGTGAAAATGTACAAAAGCAAATTCATGAATATATGATAAATTTATTCGGAAAAGAAAATGCAATTAAATCCGGAACACAACAAATTTATCAAGAAGATGCTTTAAAAAATGATATTTTTTCAAGTATCCCAAATATACAAGAACAAGTAAATTCAGAAGATTTTGACATTGATTGGATGTCGAATCATACATATACAATGAGAACAACAGGAGCTCACCCTAAAACATATATATGGGGCACATTATAGGAATATAGTGTGAAAAAGAGATTTATATGCTGGAAACTCCTAAAGGCTATTATACCTAAACAGTATTATGAAAATAAAAGCTGAACGGTTATCGAAAGATAGAAAAAAATAATAGTATGTCATATGCTGAAAGAAAAGCTGTCTATAACAGTGCTAAGTGATATTAACAATGGACAATCAGCAGAGAAACTATCTAAGTTGTTATAACAATATGATAGACTCTCAACGAGTACCATATCTCCACAAAGAACTTGTGATGGTGTACTCTAGACCCTGACTTAAAAGTCATAAATTAAAAATACTACGAAAGTAGGGGTATAATCGGGCGGTATACTATTTAAACCAAATGACATACCATTTGAATATGTAACTCCACTTGTATACGTATCAGATGACAATCGCAAAAAAGAAGTGTCAAGCTTCACGGAATATCATTTTATCGAGGAATTCTTAATTAAGGCGGATCTATTAGGTCATTCAGATCCAACTATGTTAAAAGAATTACAAGAATTAACAAAATTTGAATTTGATAGAATTAAAATGAACAATAAAGAAATCTATGAAGCTTTATTGAATCCGGAAAAATTAAACATACCAAAAGAAAAATTAAACTATTATTGTTTTCCGAGTTGTACTACAGGTATTTCAGAAATGAATACAGATTTTACGATGAACATTATCAAAGAGTTAAAACCAAAAAACTTTTTCGATATGATCTGTTTTAGCGGACTAACTCACGGAACTTCAGTGTTCCATGGAAATCGACAAAGGGAATTGTTACTATCCGGAGAAAAAACATTAAAAGAAGTAATTCCATATCGTGATATTATCTTCCAACAATTAACAAAGAAATACGGTTTTGAACCAGAAACGGCATTTAAAGTTTCAGAATCGGTCAGAAAAGGAAAAGGAATTCAAAAATGGCAAACTGAATTAGAAGAAAAATGTCCATCTTGGTATATTGATATTATGAAAAAAATCAAGTATTTGTTTCCTAAAATGCATGCATTCAGCTATGTTTTAAATAGTCTAAGAACATTTTATTATAAGATTTATCATCCTCAAGCTTTTTATACTGCCGCGTTAAATAGATACGGTATTACAAATACATCAAATAATACATTTGATTATTTAGGTTTTTACGAAAAAACAAATACTCCGGAAGATCTATATAGATATCATGCTTATGTAAGACATTCTACAGATAATGCAGCAAAAGAAAAAGCAAATATACATATAGGAAATATTGTATATGAAATGAAACTAAGAGGATTCGAAATCAAACCTCCAGAATTCTCTTCAAAAGCGTTAGAATGTACTCCAAGTAAAAAAAATAAAAAAGTAATTCTAATGCCGTTAGCATCTATTGCCGGCGTAGGAAGTGAAACAGCAAAATTAGTAGAGTTAGGATATAAAACATACGGCGATTCTCTATACAACATGACAAGAGAAGAACTGTTTGAGTTAAAAGTTGAAAAAGATGGAAAAGAAGTAAAAGCTTTTGGAAAAAAGTTTTTAGATGGCTATTTTGGAAAGGTAGATTAACTCTACCTTTCTTTTTATTTTACAAAATAAGGAGATTAAATAATGTTTTATAAATATCCACATATCGGTCAATTTAGAGATGTTGTTGATTACATTAATCATAATTATGAAGAAAAACCTATTATTGTATTTAAAGGAACAACAAAACTTCATGGAACAAATGGAGCGATTGTTTATACTTTAAACGATAAATATCTTGTTCAAAGCAGGAATAGAACTCTTTGTTTGGAACATGATAATCAAGGCTTCTTTCAATTTATGAATCAAGCAGAAAGAAAGAATTTTTTAACCTCTGTTTTAAAAGAAAAATTATTAGAAGCAAATATAAAAAAACCGGAAATCGAAGGAATTGTTCTGTTTGGTGAGTTCGCTGGAGAAAACATCCAAAAGGGAGTTGCTATCTCCAATATGAAAAAATTCTTTGCTCCTTTTGATGTTATGTTTATTGTAAAAGATAACGAAAATCTAATTCCAGCAGCATTAGATATTTTAAAAGATTTTTATTCAGAAGAACACAGAATCTTCCCGATTCCATTTATTAATGAACCTATTGTGCTACCTATTTCATTTAGAATGCCAAAAGAAATGGCTAATGTTCTTGAATTCTATACAAAAGAAGTAGAGGAACAATGTCCTTTTGCAAAGCATTTTGGAATAGAAGGGATTGGGGAAGGAATTGTTTGGGAAGGTCAATATGATGGAAAACAACTAATGTTTAAAACAAAAGGTAAAAAGCATGCAACTGTCAAAATAAAAAAAGAATTAATTCCTATTGATTATAAAAAAAGAGAAAATATGATGAATTTCATCGATAGTGTTCTAACAAAAAGAAGATTAGAACAAGGAATTGAATATTTTAAAGAAATGGAAATTCCTGTTACAATTCAAAACATTACAAAATTCATTAAATGGGTATCCGAAGATGTAATAAGAGAAGAAGAAAATACTATCTTAAATAGCGAATTTGATTCAAAAAAACTAATTAAGTCATTAAATACAGAAATAGCAAAACGTTATAAAAACATATTGAAGGAGACATTTTAAAATGTTACAAACAAAATTCTATAGAGATTCTGATTTTATTTATGTAAAAATCATTAATACGGAGTATAAAGGAAATTACATCTTTATTCCAAGAGCAAATACTTTTGTAAAAATAAAATATTTAGAATTTAAGACATATACTTATGAAATTCAAGATACGAAAATTACAGAAAAAGATGCTATATTTCAAGAATTAAAACATAGATTAGAAGAATATGAAGAAGAAATTGAATCAGATAATATTAAGGAAGAAGTGTTATCCGGATTACCATATTATGATTGGATGCTTTAGGATAAAATCAATGATTAAAAAATTTGAAATTTTCTGTTTATTAAGAAAATAAGAGGTTAAATGAAGAGTGTATACGGAAGTAAAAAATTCTTAAAATACTTACATAAAAAGTATTATAAAAAATACGGAAAAAGAAAATTAAGAAGAAAATTTAAAAACATAAGTAAAATATATTTCGAACAAATGAATAAGAAAACTCAATTTCATGAAAATTATTTAATTTGAATTAGATGAAAATAAGGGGCTGAAAAATGAAAGAGATTAAGTTTAGGGTTTGGGATAAAAAATCTAAGATGTGGTTAAAAAAGTTTAATGTAATTTTGTTGAATATAGACTCACTTGACACAATAGAATTATGTCAATATACAGGTTTAAAAGATAAAAATGGAATTGAAATCTATGAAGGAGATATTGTTCTTTGGATAGATAGCAAAGGAAACAAACGCCAAAATAAAGTTTTTTTCGAGCAAGGAGCTTTTAGACTTCGTAATATATATTTTGACATCTTAGAATATGGGATATTAGAGGTTATTGGCAATATTTATGAAAATCCTGAATTGTTGGAGGAAAGATGAAAATAATACATGGAGATGTTCGAGAGAAATTATGCGAAATAAAAGATGATTCTGTTGATTGTATAGTAACATCCCCACCTTATTGGCGTTTAAGAGATTATAAAAATCAAAAACAATTAGGGTTAGAGGAAACACCTGAAGAGTTTATTCAAAATCTGTGTAATGTTTTTGATGAATGTTACAGAGTATTAAAAGATACCGGAACATTATTTGTAAACTTAGGGGATAGTTATAGCAATAGTAATTCTATCAGCACAGTAGGGAGAAGAGGTTTTTATAAAGATGTAAAAGATATGACTTTGAAGAAAACAAAATGCATGGCCAGAAAGAAATCTTTAGTAGGAATACCAGCTATGTTTATGCTAGAGATGATAAAACGAGGTTGGATCTTAAGAAACAAAATTATTTGGCAAAAAACAAATGCAATGCCTGAAAGCGTGAGGGATAGATTTACTAATGATTATGAAGAAGTTTTCTTTTTTACGAAGAAAGAAAAATATTTCTTTAATAAACTGTACGAACCTTATGCAGAAAAAACCTTAAAGGCATTTAAAGATGGAAAAATTCCAAATTCACATAAATACCTAGAATCAGGAAAAAGTAAATGTGGAATGAGAGAGGGAAAAGAATGGTTAAATATAGTAAGTGAAAAAGGGAGAAATATGAGAACAGTTTGGAGTATTGGGACAACTGGGATAAAAGAAGCTCATTTTTCAACTTTTCCTTTGGAAATTGCTAGAAGATGTATACTTGCCGGTTGTCCTATTGGCGGCACTGTATTGGATATATTCTTGGGAAGTGGCACGACTTTGTTAGCTGCCAAAGAATTAAACATGCATGGGATAGGAATTGAATTAGTGGCAGAAAGTGTAAAAATAGCAGAAAAAAGATTATTGAATACACAATATAAATTAAAATTGAATGGAGAATAAAATGGGTTTAATTATAGATAATTTTGCGGGTGGAGGCGGTGCTAGTACCGGGATTGAAAAAGCATTAGGAAGATATATTGATATTGCAATCAATCATGATCCTGCAGCAATTCTAATGCACAAAACGAATCATCCTAATACAAAACATTATTGTGAAAATATCTGGGAAGTAGATCCTTTAGAAGCAACAAAAGGACAAGAAGTAGATTTAGCTTGGTTTAGTCCAGATTGCAAGCATTTTTCAAAAGCAAAAGGATCAAAACCAAAAGATAAAAATATTCGTGGGCTTGCTTGGGCGGCAGTAAAATGGGCAAAAGCAGTAAAACCTAAAGTTATTATGCTAGAAAATGTAGAAGAATTTAAAACATGGGGACCTTTAGATAATGAAGGGAAAATCATTAAAGAAAGAGCCGGAGAAACTTTTGAAAAATTTATTAATACATTAAAAAAACTTGGGTATGAAGTGAAATATAAAGAACTAATTGCTTGTGATTATGGAGCTCCTACTTCTCGAAAAAGATTTTTTTTAATAGCGAGATGTGATGGAAAGAAAATTGTTTTTCCAGAAGCAACACATGGACCAGGTAAAAAGAAATACAAAACAGCTGGAGAAATTATAGATTGGTCAATTCCTTGTAATAGCATTTTTGGTAGAAAAAAACCACTGTCAGAAAATACAATGAAAAGAATTCTAAGAGGATTAGAGAAATTTGTTTTTAATAATCCAGAACCTTATATTGTAAGAATTGGGCAAACTGGTTTTGGTGGGGATAGGCTGGTTTACCCTTTGGATAGACCATTGACTACTATTACTACTAAGCAAGAACATTTACTTATAGTTCCTTTTATACAAAAATACTTTGGAGGATATTATAAAGGGGCAGGCTCTGATTTAAAGAATCCATTGCCGACAATTACAACAGTTGATCATAATTCTTTAGTTGCTGCATTTATCTCCGAATATTATGGTTGCAGTATTGGCTCTGATTTAAATAAACCTTTACACACCATTACTTCGAGAGATAGATTCGCTTTAATCGAAATTCATGGAAAAAAATATCAAATTATAGATATTAAAATGAGAATGTTACAACCAAGAGAATTATTTAATGCACAAGGGTTTCCAGAAAATTACATTATTGACCACGATTACATTGGTAATAAATATCCAAAAAATCAACAAGTTGCAAGATGTGGCAATTCGGTCAGTCCAGTTTTAGCAGAAGCATTAGTAAAAGCAAATTTTAATTAAGGAGGCTATATGTGGAAGTGTAAAAAATGCGGGAGTGAGGATTTTATTGAAAAAGTATTTGGAGGATATGATATAACGGTTGCATTTTTAGAGAAAGATGAAGGATTTGAATCGGAAGATTGTCATATTCTTTTATTCCGAATGCTTTTTGCAATCAAAAAGAAACGGTTGATATTTATGAAGGGAGTGCTTTTTTTAAAGAGTTTAAAGTTGAATTTTCTGAGTTAAAGTATTTTTAAAAAAAAATATGTTCAAGCAACGAAACAAATAAAGGAGGAAAAATGATTATAGAAGTAACTGAAGAAGAAATGCAACTAATTGAAAATTTTAGAAAGAAAAGGAAAGATGAAGAGGCATTTAATATTTGTTTAGAAAAATATGGAAAAGCAATAAGAAGCTTAAAAGAAGTTGTAATAAATTTAAAAGATTTTTTAAAAAATGATGAATTTTATGATGAGTTTGGTAAAAAATATGATGAGGACATTTATAAGGATTTTGTAGACATTGTAAGATGCTTAGATTAAAGAATAAGGTCAGGTGTTAGAAAATGAATAAATTAAAAAAAATAAACGAACTTGCAGAAGAAATTAAGCTTTACGGAGGCGAAATTTCTGAGATTTATGAAAATATTGATATAGATTTAGATTATTTCGAAGAAGATAATGAAGAACTTTTTGTAAATCTTAAAATAAATGAAAATTATATAAGATTTGAAATAGACAAGAAAGGAGTATTTTATATAGAAACTTCTCTAAATAAGTTCGAACAACTATACGCAACCGTGTTTTGGGCAACAATGTATTTGAAAGCAACATATAATAAAGAATAAAATATTTATTTTTAAATCAAATGAAAGGAAAGAAAATATGGAAAAAGAAACAGTGTTAGAAATAGAATTTAAGCAAGTATGGGATAAGTGGGCGTGGAGAATTACGAAGAATGAACTATTTAACTTACATGACGAAGTGCAAGAATACGAAAGCAAAACGTTGCAATTGAAATTAAAAAAAGAATGTAAAAATTGTATTTTTATGTACAGTATTGTACTTGATGATTATAAAGAAACACCGAATTTCATATTACTTTATGAACATGAGAAAGAAAGATTAGAGGAGTTTGTAAAACGTATAAATGAAAAATATGCAAAACTTAAACCTAAAAGGTGGAGAGCGATAGAGAGATGGTGGTATTACTCTATAAACATCTCAGGAGAAATCATAAGAATACAGGACAAAAGAAGAATCTTTGATGATGATAACTACGATTTCGGAAACTACTTCCAAACTCATGAACAAGCTGAAAAAGCATTAGAAAAAATAAAGAAAGTATATCAGGAGGTTGTGGAAAATGAGTAAATACAAAGTGAAATTTTTTGTTTCGCCAAATTATGTGGTTGGAGCAACGACAGAAGAAACAATTGACTTAGTAGAAGACTATGGTTTTTCAGAAAAGGAAGCAAAGGAAATTCTTGAAGGCGAAAATAAATTACAAGAAATTTTCAATGAATGGGTCTGGGAAAAAATAGACGCTGGTTGGAAGAAATTAGAGGGAGAAGATGAATAAACATGAAAAACTTTTTAAAATTTGTAGTATGATACAAACTTTAATGCCTGACACAGAAAATATCGTCAAATCAAAATCATTATATATTATTCAAACTTATCATTTATTACTTTATGATATTCCTGCTTTCGAAGAAACTATTGAGGCGTGGATGTATGGTCCAAGTGTAGAAAAAGCCGTGTTGTTCTTCAAATTTCCTGAAATGTATGATTATTCAGATTTATCAGAAGAACTAAAAAATATTATTACAAATGTTTGTAATAGTTTAAAAAACATTCCTCCACATGTTTTAGTTTGGTATATGATGAATTTAGAAACATACAAAAAACATTGGATCAGTAATAAAAAATATAAATACGATGCAGTAAATTATGTTATACCGATTGAAGAAATTAAAAAATACCATAAAAAAATATATGAAGAAACAGGTTCTTATTTTCCCCCACTTAAAAGAATGAAAGGAGATTAATATTGGAAGCTAGAATTTTACAAGAATTTTGCGGCGTAATAAACGGCATAACAATCTATGATAGATACATTTATTACTCTGTACAATACTTATTGGAAAAAATAGAAGAAAAATTTGGTTTTGTTTATAATGAAGAATTCATTTTGTATTTATCAGAAAACATTGAAACAATATCTATGAAATATGATTCCTTTGATTTTGCAGAAATGGAAAATGATTTTTCAGAATGTATTCAAAAAGCAAACTCTTTTAATGAAATACAGTTCAAATATTGTGGTTTAGATTGGAAATTAGAAAACTTTAATAAAGATATTAAAGATGGAAAATTTTTACTATGAGAAGGTGATGTTTTATTTTTCAAGTTACAACAAAACCCACTACTTTACAACAACAAATAAAAAACTTAAATACAAACACTATTAAAGAAAAAGATAAAGAAATTATTTTTTTTCATAAAAAAACAAAAAAACAAATCAGTCTTAAATATACATGTAAACACATAAATTCCGTATCTTTTTTACAAACACTCGAAAATGAAAACGATATATTTGTTTTTCTTCAAAAATTAGAAAACGAAATCAAAAGAATTATAAAAGAAAATATTTTTTTAGAACCGGATTTTTTTTTGTTGTTACATAGTAATTTTATCGAAATTTGTTTTGAAAATGATATGCAAACAATCTACTATAGAGCCATTTATCAAGATAATAAATTCGAAACAACAATGTTTGAATATTATTTTTGTGGTACAACAATTATAATAGATGATATTAAAAATTTAACAGATAAAGATGTTGTAAATATTTTTAACGATAAAAGAGAAGAAGTTTGTTATATAAAAAATAAAGAACTATTACAAGCTTATGACAATTTAACCTCTCGTTTAACTTCTAATAAAAAAAATCATATTTTCTATTGGAAAGATAAATTTTACAAATTAGAACATACAAAAAAAGGTCGTATTTTTTCTAATGTAAATTGTAAAATAAAAGGAGTTACCGAAAGAGTAAAAAAAGCATTACAAAACGAAAAAAACGGTTTTTTATTTGAATTATTTATTTATAATATTCCATATACGAAAACAATAAGCGAGTTTTTTTATCAAGAAAATGATACTATATACTTATTGCAAAACAATATTTATGATTTTCTTGTAAAAAATCAATTTTCAGAAAAAGAATTTGTTCAAAAAAGTAAACTTGTGTACGAACAAGGTTTTATAGGAATAATAAATATAAACGGAAATTTTTTTGTATCACGAATAGATAATTTTTTGGCAAAAAAAAATTTATTGAACTGTAAAATGAAAATAAATAAAATAAAAGATTCAAATTTGGAAAAATACTTTGGAGAAAAGACATTTTACTATTATCAAAAAAAATCAGAAATATATTACCTATATTCTCCTATTATAAATTATTGGAGAACAAAGCATGTAGTTTTGGATACAAAAAATATTTTAGCGTATAACGATTTAATATGGCAATATATCGAATTTAATAAAAAAAAGATGCTATATGTTATTGATTTTAAAAATGAAAAAGAGTATTATTACGAATTAAAAAAAAATGATCATTTATCGGAAAATCAAATCCTTTTAAATGTGAATTTTGAATCTGATGACATATACAGCGAAATATATTCTATTTTAAGAAAAAAAATAGAAGAAAATAAAGAAAAAATCGAATTAGAGACGGAAGATTTTGAAATTTTATTTTCTTTTGTATAAAAAAACAAGGGGAATTATATGAATATTACAAAACACGCTATGATTCGTTATTTAAGTAGAATCAAAAAAGTTCCAGAAATTATAAATGAACAAACTTATGATACCTGGAAAAGAAATAATGAATCTATTATAAAAGAAGCTGAAGCGGAAATTCAAAATTTATTCTCTTCAGCTTCTTTTTTTACGAAAGGTCAATTTGGCAATAACAAAGAAGCTGATTTCTATTTATTAAAAAGTGAAATGTTAATTTTCGTTATTCAAAAAGATTCCATTTTAACTTGCTATGAAATTTCTTATGATATAGATCACAAAGGGAATAAAGAAATTTTTAAAGCATATTTAAGATCTTTGCAGCGTTTAGAAAATAAGCAAGAAGAATTATTAAATAAAAATAAACAAGAAAAAACAGAATTGACCAATGAAATTACAAATTTAAATATCAAAATAGAAGAATTAAAAACCAAAATAAAATATTTTGAAGAAACGAAAGAATTATTAAATCAACAAATAAAATTATTAACGTTAACAGAAGAAGAAATTTCAGAACAAATACATAATGCAAAAGACAGAATCATAAGAAGTAAAATTGTACATTAGTTTTTATTCGTAAATTTGCAAAAATAAAAGAGGTATGTTATAAATGTTTTGTACATAGTGCTACCTCCTTTTAAAAATAAAAAAAAGCTATTGTACATTTTCTCATAAAAAAAAGATTCTCCTTTTATTTTTTCCTTGTTTTTTTGTATAAAAACAAGGCAGAAACCTGAAAGCCATGCTGGTACATGCTCTCCAGTTTGGCTTTTTCTTTTTCTTCGTCGCCGGCGACGAAAAAGGAAGAAAACAGTTAAAAAAAGTAATATTTTTTATTTGACAAAAAAAAAGAAACATTATATGATAAGTGAAATTAATAAAATACAAAAAAAATAGGAGGTCATATAAATGACAAGAAAAGAGTTAGTAAATGCATTATTTGAAGAAATGGATAAAAAGTTAAAAAAAACAGAATGTGAAAATATAGTAAATTTCATTTTCGACACAATTGTTTCATCTCTAAAAGATGGAGAAGAAGTTAAAATTCCTGGATTTGGAATTTTTCAAACGGTAAAAAGAGCAGAAAGAACATGTATAAATCCAGCAAATGGAGAAAAAATGCATGTACCTGCTAAAGAAACAATTAAATTTAAAGTTTCATCTACTTTGAAAAAAGAATTAAATAAATAGTTCATAATTTTATTTTTATAAAAGAGAAGCGGAAAAAACGCTTCTCTTTTTTTTATGTAAATTTGTTTCTTTTGTTTTACAGAATTATAATAATGTTACTTTTTTTATAAATGGAGGGAAAATTTTGCCTACAAGTATTGAAGAATTAATGCAATTGCTCAAAGAAAAAACATTACAATATGCAATGGAAATGGGCGTACAAATTAACGGAAGCGGTTTCGCAAGGTGTTTATCCGGAACACACGAAGATCGCAATCCAAGTATGCATTACTGGGAAGAAAAAGGAATTTTTCATTGCTTTAGCTGCTCTTTTGTTGCAGATATATTTACATTATGCAACAAATTGGAGCAAAAACCAATGAACGGACCAGACTTTATTGAAGATAATGTATTTTACCTAGCAAACAAGTATGGAATTCCTTATGAACATTTGAGGAAAACGTTAACACCGGAAGAACATAAAAAACACATTCTTCTAAGAACTATGAAGACATTTGCAGAATACGTTGTTTCGCATGTTAGAGAAGACTATTTACAGCAAAGAAATATAACAAAAGAAACTGCCAAGAAGTTATGTATTGGTAGTGTTCCCAATTATCAAGAATTGGAAAATTACATGTTATCTCAACAATGCGATTTAAATGTTATGAAAGAGATCGGAATCAAACAAGGTTTTATCAATGAAAATAAACTTATTTTCATTATAAAAGATCATTGGAATAGACCTGTTAGCTTTGTATCCAGAAATATGAATCCCAATGTAAACGGACCAAAATATATTAACGGTTTAGAAACATCGATCTATGAAAAAAGAAAAATTTTTTTCAACTGGAACAATATCAAAAGAGAATTTAATCCTTTAGATACTTTATTGATCGTTGAAGGATACATAGATGCTGTTACACCTTATCAACATGGTATTAGAAAAGTAATAGCACTAGGTTCTGCTTCCTTTACGAAAGAGCATTTAGAATTTTTAGAAAAAGAAAACAGAATAAATAGAATTGCTTTTGCTTTAGACAATGACAAAATAGGAAATCAAAGAACAGAAAAAATAGTAGAAGCAATCAAAGGGATGAAACTTCGAAAAAACTATTCTCTTGCAATTAATAAAACAAAATTTAAAGATTTAGACGAAGCTTTAAATAGCGGGGAAATAAATAGTGTTAACGAAGTTTACGATATTGTTAGTTTGTTTGATTATGAAATTCAAAAATTAAAAGAAAATAAAGAAATTTCAGAATCAGCCATTTTTGACAAATTTGTCACTATTATTTGTCAAACGGACTCTCCGAAAGAAAGAGAAGAACAGGCAAGAACATTATCGAAATATTTAAATGAATATTCTTATAAAACAATTCTGGAAGAGATTGATTTTAAAATCAACGGTAAAACAGAACGTTTTAGAAATGAAGTTATCGAAATTACTAAAAAAGCATTTAATAATATCAATAAAAATCCAGATTATGTTGAAGAAATCATGGATAACATCAAAGAAGATATCGATAATATAAAAGAAAAATATGACAAAAAAGAAGGAGATATTTTCGAAAGAGGAATGCTCTCTTTTGAAAAACAAGAACAAGAAAAAGCAAATGAATCTTTATATAAGATTAATTTTGGAATTCCGTGGTTCGATGATTTAGATTTGATGCCAGGAAACTCCATAATTGTTAGTGGACTAGCAAATACAGGTAATTACTTTGCCGTCTGTAATGAAAAGTACCCAAGTATATTACAGATTATTAGAACTGAATAAAGCTGGAAGAGTCAATGACTTAACCAGAGAGCGAAGAGTTATTGTAATAGATAATTCAGCCGCAGAGCGTAGATGGTGACACTTATTGTGAGGATGATAAGAATATATTCCATCCAAGAGGCAGTTCTATCAGGGTACTCCTATTTATACCGTCATTTATAAATAGAGTGATAAAAAGGTACGCCATACTGGGTTAGAAATGACTAACCGATGCAAATGAGAGTGATCTCCAGAGTATAGGATAAAAAACCTATAGATAATAACAAATAGAAAACAACTATTCTACAACAATTAGCTGTCAACATTGCTTGTTATACCGATAATGGCTTTATTCTTTATATCACAACAGATGATAATAAAGAGAAGGTCTATAACAATATCATTGCAAATATCAGTGGATTAGGAAGAGATTATTGTAGCAATCCATTTTATCATCCAAAATACGGAAAAAGCTTTAACACGGATTACGGAAATAAATTGTTTGAACAATATTTACAATATCAAGAGTATGTAAAACGATTGATTCAAAATAAAAAACTATTAATCTTAGATGTCAAAGACAGAATAGACACCTGGTTTAATTTTCAAAAAGTAGTCAAAGAAATTGCATCAAAAGAAATAATGGAAGAAAAATACAAAATTATGATTGTAGATTCTGCTAATAAAATAGATGTTGAAGATAGAAATGAAAAAGATCCTATCGGATTTGTATCCGCTCAAATTAAAAAAGTTTCAGAAAGATACAAATTTTTAACTTTTATCAATTTTGAATTAAATAAAACACATAATAGAAGTAAATTAAGTCAATTTAATTTATCTGGTTCCAGAAGAATGATCTATGATTGTAACGTATTAGGTTTTGTTTATAACGCTAAGAAAAACTTACAAGGCTATTATGAAACAAAAATGATATGGAATAATAATGGAATCTATATGCCAGTTTTAGTAACAATTCAAGAAAAAAGTAAAAACGGAAATAATAAAAATAATCAAGTTCCTTATTTTTATAAATTAAACGAATTTACAAGCAAATTAACTCCAATTACTAATCAACAAGAATATGATCACTATTTTGAAATTTGGAATTATGAGTTTAATGAACAATATGGAACAACAAACACAAACGGAAGGTAAAAAAAATGAAAAATAAATTATTTGATTTAAATAAAGAAGAAATTGATTCTGAATTATCCATTCTATTTATGGGAAGAATGGATAAAACACTTTATTATGAATTTATGAAAAGAATTCCAGCAATTTATGAATGCGCTACACATAATAAAAAAATGTACTCCGAATCATTAGAAACAGATAACATTAGAATGATTAATTTATTAAACGATATCAAAAAAATCACCTTTGAATTCAAAGATGGTGTTTATTCTTTTAAATTATCACCGGAATTAGAAGATTTTTGTAAAAAATATATCGAATTATAGTAGAAAAAGGAGAATATAGTATGAGAACAGGAGCAAATGGACAATTAGTCATTAACAATAAAAAAGAATTAATGAAAGAAATAAAAACAACTTTAGAATTTTCTACCATCCATTTAATCGGACCTTCCGGGTCAGGAAAAACGGAATTAGTGGAAAGTTTAGTAAAAGAAAAAGATTTAAAAATTGACGAATTAAAAATTGTTAGATTACAAGGAGTTTCTTCCGAGGATTTTAGAATTCCTGTAGTAAAAACAATTAAAAAAGCAACGAATGAAACAGGAACGTTTGGTGAACCAATTTACATTGAAGATAAAACAGTTGAGTTAGTGAATTTAGGAATCTTTCAAGATATTTTAGATAATCCAGATAAAACTTATCTTGTGTTTTTCGATAAATAATTTTGTCGCTTGAATCAGTGATGATTCTCGTATTAAAACAACTTAAACGGATTCAGCGGAGATAAGACTGAACATCAACGATATGTTCTTTTAGTTATTTATAAATAACAGACGAATATGCTGATATAACCAAGAGAGGCTAAGGACCAGAAATGGTTAGCTTGCTAACTTACCGTGCTAAATTATGTATTTTTACGTTGAAAAAACAAATTAAAAATACATTTAAAAGCCTAACGAGCAGACCCACATAAGGGAGATTACACATAAAAGAAATCTCATTAGTCGTAGGACCACAAGTAAATGGTGGTAGGTGAAAATCCTTTAAATCGAAAGAGTTGTTCTCTTTATTTTAAATAAAGAGTAAATATGTGCTCTGAGCTGCAACGAAAGTTGCAGATGTTATTGAATTAACTGCTAGCGTTACGAACTAGTGAACAAACTGGAAATTACACGTGCGGATGCCACAGTGGCGCCATTGTTATTCGGATTATTAGAAAGAAGAATCAACGGAATTAAAGTTCCTAATATGTGGACTATTTGTTCCTCTAACTCTGTTGCTGATTCAGATTATATTAACAACTTTGATTTTAAAGATTCTGCTTTAAGAAGAAGACAAGTGTTCATTGAATATATCCCAAGTAAAGAGGATATTGTAAATTTTGCTTATGAGCATGATTACCACCCAATGGTAATCGAAGCGTTAGAAGCGTTGCCTATGGAACACATTGTTTCCCATACTTCTACTAAAGAATTTGAACAAGATACACAATTAGGTTCTTGGGCAGGTTTAAATCATAGATGGAAGAAAAAAAATGTAACTTCTTATAAAGAAGGAGCATTAGATATGCAATTAGCCGGTTGTCTTTATTTCAATCATATTACAAAACAAGCGGTTGCAGAAAAAATGGAATTATTTAATCAAATTGCAGAAATTGATATTCAAAAAGAAATCATTGAAAACAATGGATTAGATGAAGGTAATGAAATTCGCACCAAAAAAGGAATAATTTACAAAAAAGAAGGAAAAGAATTGGAACTAAGAATTAGAACGAAAACATTTATTGTGAATGAATGTTTAAAGGATTATGATTATCTATTAAAATTCTTACCAAATATTTTACACATCTTTGAAAATGACGTTATCATTTTTTTATCTTTAATTGAAGAATTCCAAAGAAAATATATGAAAATATATAAAGAAAAAGCACCAAAAGGTAAAAATGCAATACAACCTGATTTATTTGTTGCAAAATCCTTTAATGAATGTAAAAGAAAATGTCTTCAAGAAATTGAAAATGCTAAAAAAGAAAATAGAGAAGCGGATCCTAGAATGGTAGCTAATTACAAAACAATTAGCAAAATTATAAAAGATTTAAATTTAGCGTTTATAAAATAAATATAAAAATGGTCGCCGGCGACGACGACCATTTTCATTTCTTAAAAGTAGGTGAAAATATTGAAAAATATTATAAAGTTCGATTTTCGTTCTCAAACATTTGAGTTTGATGTTAGTACTAGAAATGGAAGAGAAGAATTAATACAAAAATTATTATTAATTTTTAGAAAAAACTATGTTTTTTTCGTTAATATGTTACTAAATTTAGCAAACATTGAAGAAATACCGTTAACGAAAAAAGGAGAAATTGATCCGGCATTAGCTTATACTTTTTATAATCACGTTGATGAACGTATTCAAATTCGTATCAATTTCAGAAAAATGGCAGAATTAAATTTTAGTTATAAGGAAACTTTATTTGTCGTTTTTCACGAATTATTGCATAACTATTTTTTTCATTTCACAAGAATGAAAGAAGAAAACGAATTACATCCAAAATTTGCAAACATAGTGCAAGATTTATATATCAATGAATATTTAAAAGATTTGCTGGGAATTAATTTAGACCGTTTTCAAGAAATAGGTTTAAATGGTGTTTTTTTAAACACTTTTTTACCACTGGTAAAAAAGTTTCCGAAACAACTTTCTCCGGAAGAAATTATGTCCACTACAGAAAAACAATTGTTTTATTTTTATTATAATCAATTTCAACAATCAGAAGGAGATTTCTCTTACGATAATTCAAAAGGTAAACAGGATATTGATGATCATTCCAGAAGTATAGAAGCAATGAAAAAATCTTCTGAATCCTATAAAAAAGAAAAAGGAATTGATATTTCAAAAGATGATTTAGAGACTTTAATGGAAAATAGAATTAATGTAAAAGAACAAGAAATTAAAAATTCCTCTAATGAATTTACAGAAAAAGAAAATAGTTTATTTGAGAGAAAAATTAAAATATTTAAAAAGAAACCATTTTTAAATACATTAAAAATTAAAAGAGTCATTAGTTCTAAATTATCAAAAGACGTTTTAAAGAACTATTCTCGTCCGTCTAGAAAAAGAAATAACGGAAACGTAATTTATAAAGGCAAAACCAAACAATTTGGTAATAAAGTTGTAATAGGGATCGACGTATCAGGTTCTATGAGCGACGAAGATTTACAGCAAGTATTATCTTTAGTAAACACATTTTATGAAAGTCATAAACAATATACTGTTTTGGATATTATCTATTGGTCCTCTCATAAATTAGAAAAAAATTGTATTTTTAAAGACGTCAAAGATATTAAAGTTTTAGCGCAAAAAGGATTTTATTCTTCAGGAGGAACTGATCTAAAAACTTTTCACAATGCGCTAGCAGAATACAAAGAATACCTTTCGGTTATTAACATTACGGATGGATACTTTGGAAATCACCCTATACCGGCAAATGTAGTAGATTATCATTTTGTTATTAATAACGGTGATAAACGTTTTGCTTTCGAAGATAAAAGAGCGAAAGTAGTTTTCGTAAAAGACGAGGTGTAAAATTATGTCATTAGTAGAAGCAATGAATCAATCAATGAGAAAAAATATAAAAATAACGCCTTCCAAAATAGAATTTAGCCATCATAATAGAATTTCTAGAATTTCTAAGCGTGTATACATGAACAAAGAAAAAAATATAATAAAAACAATTCACTACAAATACATGAATTTAGGTGTTGGTTTAAAAATAGAGTTAGAACCGGAATTTGCTTTAAAATTTCGCTTTAAACTCAATGAAACTATGAATTTAAGATTATTAATTGCGAACCTTTGTTCTTTTTGCAGCGAAAACATTCTTGTTAATGTACTTAATCAAGATTATATTTTTTTAAAACAAAATGCAGTAATAGAAAAATGTTTTTTTGATATAAACGATTGTGAATTGAAATCATCGCCGTTAACAAAAGAAGAAAAAATGATATTTGATATACAAGATAAAAATAATCTATGTTCATTTACAAGTATCAATATAGAAACATTTAGAAAAACAATAGAAAATAAATTTTTTATATCTATTGAAAAAATATACGAAAAAGGATATCCAATTAGTCTGAACTCTTCTATGCAATTCGAATTACATTTAAATAAACGAATATCAATTATTGAAGATAATCGTATAAAAATAAATGAAATGACTTTATCGCAACGTGAACTTGAATTGGATTATAAAAATGATATTCTACCAAATATAGATAAAATCGATAATGTTATACAATGTTTTAGAGAAGGTATTTTCAACAAAAAGAAAAACTTTTTGCAAATGTTCGGAGTAAAAATAAAAAATTCTGAATTAATTAAAATAATCTTGAACAGTAAAAAAGCAACACGAAGCAGTTCTTTTCGCAATAAATATAACAATTACTATTATTTTATTAAAATAAACGATGAAGATATTTATCTGTATGATACAGAAAATAACACTTTTGATGTAATACAAAAAAACGATATAATAGCTGAAAATTTTTATTTTTTTATGTTTAATCTATTTTTTAGAAAAAGAATACCTTTAAAGTATATATCGCGTGATAATAATGAATATATTTCATTATTATTTGAAGTAGAATCCGCAGGAGATTTTTACGCCATAAAAGCTACTTATAAACTAATGCAGGAATTGAATATTCCTAAATGCATCGTATCTTTAGAAAACGAATTCTTAATGTATGCAAAAAATGAAAAATATATTTATTTTAAACATATAAAAGACGGTTTAAAACTTTTTCGTTTTGACACTGAAACAAAAGAAATTCTTTTGTGGCAACATAATTTAGATGAAGAACATATGAATTTTAGCAATATAGCACAAATGAATTATATATTTGAAAAATATAAAGAAAAAACGAAAATAAATTTTGAAGATTACGAACAATGTTGGTTATTTAAAAATTAATTCAAATTTTCTTTTTTTACAAAAAAGAATTACAATGATTTTACCATTTGAGAAAGATTCTTAAATGGTTTTTTCATTTGAAAGAAAGAGGGTGGTTATGATAAAAAGTTTTGAAGAAAAAATGAAAGCGATTGAAGAGATTATCAAAACAGAAAAAAAAATAGCGGAAAAAGAAGGAAGAGAAGCAAAAGTAGGTCGTTTATCAGATTTCAAAATTACCGGTAGAGAACATTATATGTTAACAGGTATTTTAGGGATTGACCTAAATACAAACGGCTACAAAAAAGGTACATTCAATGTAATTTATGGAGCAGAATCAGGAGGTAAATCAACTATTGCATTAGAGGTATGTGCTTCTATTCAAATGAATAATCCAGAAGCAATTATTCTTTATGTCGATGCAGAACAAACAGTAGATGACACTTTCATTGATAGAATTCCTTATTTAAACAAAAATAATATTATCTTTATTAAAGAAAATATCATTGAACATGCTTTTAATAAAGTTATCGAATATTGCAGAGAAGGAGTGGTAGATGCTGTTGTAATAGATTCTATCGACTCTTTAACTTCTATTAAAGAAAGTGAAAAGGGATTAGATGAAGCTGTTATGATGGAGAAAGCAAGGGTACTTTCCAGAGGGTTAGCGGAACTAGGAGGATACATTGCAGATAATCAAATTACCGTTATCATGTTACAACAAGAAAGAGTCAGCTTTAGCGGATATATTGTAAAAACATCAGATCGTTCCGGTGGAAAAGCAATGAGATATTATCCCGCAACTGTATTAAAAATTTCTAAAATTGCTTCGGAAAACGAAAAAGAAAAAGATGTATTAGTAGGAGATAAAATCGTTACACAATTTGTAAAAATTACAAATGATAAAAGTAAAATTTCTGAGCCTTACAAACAAACGCATACTTTTATCAACGTAGATAGAAGTAAAAAAGTAGCTGTTGAAAAAAGAAAAGAACTAATAGATTATGCAATTCAATACGGGCTAATAAACGGAAAAGGTTGGTACGAAATTGCTGATCAAAACGGTGAATTAATTAAAGTTCAAGGAACGAAAGGTTTAACAAAAGTTTTTTTAGAAAATACTGATTTATATACCATTACAAAAATGAGATTATATGCTTTAGCTTTACCACCTGAATTATTCATCATTAAATTTGATTCTATTAAATCACTTTTAGAAAAAGAAAACGCTTTTTTGAAAAAAAGTAAAATTGATAGAGCAACTTTTTTAAATTTGCCGGAATATATTATAGAAATGGATAAAACAGAATTCCATTTCGAAGAAACAAAACCGGAAGACTTTTTAACAGAGGAAAAATTTAAAGAAGGTACTTACAATTTAATGTCTTCGGAAGAAATTGAAAAATTGAATAATCCTGAAATGGAAAAAGAAAATAATAATAATGATATTGAAATAATTTCAGTAGAAACAAAAGGAGAATAGGAGGTTTTTATGTTTAACAATAACGGAAATTTCAATAACGGCAACGATGGACAAAGAAAAAATGATTCAGCGGGAGCAATCTGGTGTTCACAAAGTAAAAATGGAAATCAATACCTTTCTATTAGTATTGACGGAGTTGGTAATTTTATCGCTTTTAAAAATCAATACAAAAGAGCTGATAATCAACCGGATTTTAGAATTTTCAGAAAAGATCAATTAAATAATCAAAACAACAATCAATCTCAGCCACCAATGAGAAAACAAACTTTTAATAACAACAATTATCAAAATAATTATAATCAACAACAACAAAATAATAATCAACAAATGTGGCAACAACAAAATCAATATAACCAAAATCAAATGCAAGGAAATCAACAACAAAACAACAATTTCGATACAGCTTCCGACGATGAATTTAAAGATTTAAATCTTTTTTAAGGTGACTCTTTATGAAAGATGAAATCTTGATTGTATTTGAAACAAATAAAGTAGTAAATAAAGAAGTTTTAAATGATTCAATCGGGTTGCAAAGATCCGATTGCGTCATTGTAACTTTTGAAGAAATCATGAAACATCGAATAAATGTAAAAGACTTCTTTGCAATCATGGATGGAACAATAGGGAATAAAATTATCAATCAAAATAAAAGTCACGGCTCTTTTCTAAAAGAAAATTCCATAGAATATTTATTGATGAAAAATGGAATTTATGTAATAAAAGCTCCGAATATTTCGCAATTAACTGCGTTACATTTTGATCATTCGGAAAGAAATCAAAATATGTTCCAAGAAGCTATAAAAGAATATGATGATAAAATTAATTTTATTAAAAATAAAAATATAAAATTACGAACAAAAAGTGATTTTCAAAATTCATATGCGAATGGAATTATCCTGAATGATTTAATGCCGGTAAATCCTAATCAAAAAATATATAAATTAGTAAAAGCTATTCCACAACAAAAAGAACAAAATGTGGAATACTTAACTCTGGAGCATTTAGATATTTTAAAAGATATCGAAAAATTATTACAATATATAAAGTAGGTAGGAAAATATGTTGCAAAAAAGAAAATCAAATACAAAAGAATTTAAGAAAAGAAATCAAATCGTATATATAGATGGAAAAAATGGACTTCCTTTCGACAATATTTTTACTTTAATTCGTAGTAATAAAGACGAATTACTAGGGTTGGCAGAAATTTTATTTTATTCCATTATTAATACTGATCCTATTACATATTACAACATGGTAGAAAATGACTTAACAGAAGAAGAAATTGACGAGTGTTGCAATGACTACAAAAATTATTTAGATTATTACAAAAATTTAAAAAAATATACAAAAGAAGAAGTAGATGATGTTATTAAATTTATTAGAAACGAAGCAATTAATGAACAAGCGATTGTAGTTTTTTGTAGAGTTTCGGATAAAGAAGTTATTTATGAGCCACAATATAAATTTGATATGAAATATATTGCAAAAAAAATTCTTAAATATTATAACGAAAAGAAAAAGGAGGACGTAAAACGTTGAAAGATTATTTAAGCGTAGGAAACGAAAAAAAAATCATAAATATTCCTTTAGAAAAAATTAGTAAAAAAAATATAAATCCAAGGCAACATGGATTAATCCAAGAAAATTTAAAATCGCTTATAGAGTCAGGAGGAGAATTTCCGCCAATTCATCTAGGTTATTTAAACAATGAATTAATCGTAGTAGATGGTTATCACAGATTAGAAGCCACTCGACAACTAGGATTGGAAAAGATTGCAGCATATATTACTGCATATAATTCAGAAGAACAATTAATAACTGACGCTATCAACGAAAACGTTGTACATGGAGTCAGACTAAACGAATATGATATTGCTTCTAATTTATATGATTTGTATAAAAACATCACTGCGAAAAAACCATTAACTTCTTTAACACAATTTTTACAATATTTTAAAATGCCTGAAAGAGTAGCTAAAAGATATTTAATGTGGGCAATTTTACATAAAGGAGTATTAGAAGACACGGTTACAGAAGTTGCAAAAGTGACAATTGCAGAAGAAATTCTATTAGCTTTTTCTGTAAAATATAATTTCAACTTCCTATTAGGAACTATCGAAGAAGAGCATAAAATCAGAATTAAAAAATTCTTTGAAAAATATTGTGATGCTTCAAGAGAAATCCTTAGAGAAGCTATCAAAGCAATGAAAGATGGAAAAGAAGTCGAAAAAGACGAAATTGAAATTGCTTTAAAAGAGAAAAAAGAAAAATTACAACATGCAGAAGAAATTATCAAAAAACAAGAAGTAAAAGAAAAAGAAGAAAAAATTAAAAAAGAAACAAACGATTTAGATTCTTCGTCGCCGGCGACGGAAAAAATTGAAGAAAAAGCTTTTGAAGAAACGAAAGAATCTAACGATATCATCGAAGAATTAATGGAGAAAAAACAAGAAGTTATTTCTAATATTAAAGAACAAGTTGCTCCTATAGATAACGTTCCTGATTCTTTCAAAAGAAACTTAGAATCTTTGGAAATTTGCATTATGAGATTACGTTCTTATCAAAATAAAAGAGCTTCATTGATCGATAAAGAAGTGCTAAATAAAATAATCAATTTTCAAGATATTCTTCAAGAAATTATTGAAGAAACAAATCAGCATTTATATATGGAGCAAGAAATCAAAGATGTTGTCTAAAGGTCATTTGCACTTAAAAAAACTATTAGAAACATTTTGCAAGCTTCATGAATTAGAATTAATGACCGAAGTGAAAGAAGGAGATTTAAGGTATGATTTTTACATACCTACTTCTCCCCCATTAGTGTTAGAATTCAACGGAATTCAACACAAAATGGATTCACCTGATGGTTTCTTTTTTAAAACAACGCAAGATTTATTGCATTATAAAAAAAACGATTCTTTCAGAAAACAACTACATCAAACTGGAAGAATCATTCTTATTGAAATCGAAGATGAAAACATAGAATATGATACTTTAGAAAAAATACTATTGAAGTATCAAGAAATCATTAAAAAAGGAAGTAATAACAAAAATGCCCACTTCAAAAGAATTGTTAGCGATAGAGAACGCAAAAAAGAATTTCAAAGAAAAACAAGCGAACGAAGAAAAGAATTTGCAAAACAATTGCGTAATAGGGATAGATCTAAGTAAATCTTGTCCGGGAATCGCCATCATGGATACACAAATGAAGAAGTTGATTTATTTAGATAATTACCCAAACACAAAAACAACGCATAAAACAGACCACGAACGAAATATAGAAATTGTTACATGGTTAGATAGAATTTGCAATACTTTTCACCCGAAGACAGCAATTATTGAATCTGCTCATATTTCTTCTTTTACAATTAAATCAGCTATTCCTCTCTTAAAGTTACATGGCTTAATCGATGAATGCTTACTTGCAAAAGGAATGGAAATCTTTGAAATTTCGCCAAGTTCATCAAGAGCCTTTTTAAAAATAAAACCAAATAAAAAAGAAGCTGCATTTGAGTGGGTTAAAAAGAAATTCCCGGAAGCAGAATTGAATTCTTTTAAGAAAGATAATGACAAATCAGATGCTATTATTCTTGTTTTAAATTTTTTTAACAAAACAAAATTAAAGGAAGTGAAATGATGCGATATAAAATTTTATTATTAATTATAATAATGAATATATTGATTTCTTGGTATTTTTTCGAAAAAACATTTTCAGGAATCAAAGAAATAGCAAAAGTAACTTTAGAAAATAAAAAAGATATTTATATTTTGTTTCATAGCAAAGATCCAACATTTGACATAAAAACAGATGAAAAGTTAAAAGAAATCAATAATTTTTTAAAAGAAATAGAAGAAAATAAATAAAAACACGGAGTAATTTCCGTGTTTTTATTTTCGATGTTATACTTTCCTATATTTATCAATATAGGCGGTGAAAAATGAAAAAATATATTTTTGAAATTGAACAGTTAAAGCAAGGGAATATGTTTCCGACTAATGTTTTAAACGAAATAGAAAATTTACCAAAAGAATATAAACAAGAAGATAAATTTACCATCCTTGAAGCAGATGATTTTGATTTTCGGCTTTATCGTTATGATGAAAATGAAAACAAAATAAAAGAAAAAACAAAAATTCAATTATATAAAGAAAAGTTATATATCTTACAACCGGGCGAAAAATTCGATGAAGAAAAAGAAGAATTTTCTTTACAAGAAAAACCAAGTAAATATCATATTTGGAATGGAGAAGAATGGAAATTCGATATTGATGTTGTAAAAACGCTTAAAAGAAATGAATTGAAAAAAATTAGAGAAGAAAAAGTATATAAAAATTTAATCGTAAATTTAGACGGAAATTCTTATGAATTTCAAATGAAAGAAAAGGATGTCCATAATTTTAATGGTTTAAAAAATACTTTAGATATTTTAAAAACATTAAGAATAACAGATCCAAATGATGTAGAAAAACTTTCTTCATTTCATATACCTGAAAACATTCTTCAAAAAATTCAATTATTCTTAAAGACAAGAAAAGTCACTTGGATTTTAGTAGACAACTCTACAGCTTTATTCGATTTTGAACAAATACTTTTAATACAAACATTATTTTATTTACGAAAAGAAGAAATTTTCTTAGAATTTTGTAAAAAAACAGCACAATTGCAAAAAGCTGTTTCCATAAAGGATATTGAAAAAATAAAATGGGATTAACGATAAGGAGTAAGAATGGGGAATTTTATATTAATAGATAAAGATGGAGTTATATTTATAGCTCATTTTCATAAAAAAATGGAACCATATTTTAACGGTTATAACATTATTAAATTTATGTTAAAAACACATATCAACAAAAATGATTTTTTTACATTTATAAATTGGTTTAATGAAGAACATTATCGATACAAAGAAGGTTTCATAACTGTGAGAACAAGTTTTGAAGATGATTCTTTTTACTATGAAATTAAACACAGTGATTTTAACTATATTTATAACGCTTCTTCTGAAGAAATAATTTTACCAAGCGGAGACATAATTAAGCCTGATAACTTTATAATTTTGTTTTTGAATAAAAACAAAACAAAAGAAATTCTTCAAAAAGATTTTGACATTTCAGATAAAACAGAATTTTATCAAGATCCAGAAATAAAAGAAGTAGAAGAAGCTATTTCTATAATCGAAAAAACAACGCTATCTGCTATAGATAAAGGCTTCATCGTTGATTTATTAGAAGAATTAAAAAATATAAGAAGTGGAGAAATGTAATGTTACAAAAAAATATATATAAAAATTTCGATGATTGTTATAAAGACGTTGTAAATTATATTTGCAAAAATGGCACTTGGATTACAGAAAATGTAAGAACAAAATACATAGATGGTACTCCAGCTACCTATAAATCAGTTATTGGTTTGCAATTAGAATTCGAACCAACTTACAAAGATAGAATGCCGGTCGCTTTATTACCGACGACAAGAAAGGCTACTCCAAAATCAAGTATTCGAGAATTATTCTGGATTTGGATTTTTAGAAGTAACAAAGTAGAAGATTTAAGAAAATTAGGATGTAAGTATTGGAACGAATTCGAGTTAGAAGACGGCTCCATTGGTCGATCATATGCTTACCAAATGAATAAACCAATGTGTGGTTACCCTTCTCAAACCGATTATGTCATCGGGGAATTAAAAAATAATCCAAACAGCAGAAGGATTTTAACAGAATTATGGCATGTGGAAGATACTCCATATATGTCGTTAACACCTTGTGTGCATCTAACTCAATGGTCTGTTATTGATGGAAAATTAATTCTTTCTGTACGTCAGCGTTCGGCAGATATAGCCCTTGGTACTACCGCAAATTGGTTTCAGTACCAAGTATTACATCATCTAATTGCAAAAGAATGCGGATTAGAAGTAGGAAACATGATTTGGACAATTGATAATGCTCACATCTATGATAGACACATAGATAATTTACAAAAGCAAGTTAATCGACCAACATTAGAACCACCTACTATCTACATTCCTAAGTTTAAAAGTATTTATGATTTAAAACCTGATATGATTGAAGTACGAAATTATAAAAGCCACGAACCGATAAAATATGAAGTAGCTATATAATAATAACGGAGGAAATATGAAAACAGAAATTCTTGAAAAAATTCAACATTTAATAAATTCAAAAAAAAATATAATAGCAGAACAAGAATATATTAAAAAATCAGAGGAAGCAAGAATAGTATTCGACGGTACCCATTCGTTTCCTTATATTTCGCAAGAACATTTTTTTAAATTAAAAGAACATGCTGTGAATTATTACAATGATAGAATTCGAGAAATAGACACAGAATTAAAGCATTTAATGAAAGAATGCATAGAGGAAAATTGATGAAAAAAAAAGGTAAAAAGAAAGAAAGTAATTCTACTACAACAGGTAACTTTGAAATACATGAATATAACAAGAATAAACCACATCTTCAAATTTTGGTAAATAGTTCACAATATAATATTGATGATAATTACATTTATAAAAGACAAACATATCAAGGTATGCGATATGATTGTTTAGGGTGTCTTAATGTAGAGTTTCATAGGCAACCTATCCCAAATACACCGGATGGTTATAAAGATGGTAAAAAAATTACTTATACTTATGAAACTTATTGGGAAAGTTGGGATATTCACCACAGCGATGCTCATTATTCTGTAGGGCACTACAGCCCTTGGCTCCATAGTTGGAAACGACAAGAAGTGATATGGGGCATTGATGATAGATACAAACCGGAAGAAACATTCACGTTTAAAAGACCTTACAATATAAAACAAATTTGCGAAAAATTAAAAATTCCTTTTTCTCGAATTTCATTCATGAAACATCCAAAATTTTTATGGTTTGTTTATGGTGATACAAATTATCCAACTCCAAAACTCAGCGATATCGAGGGAAAAACAGTTGGACAATCAGAATGGAAAGAGGAAGGTAGAAAAAAGAAAAGTTATATAGCTCAAAATGCCAAAGAAGCAATTTGGGAAGGCGTCAAAAATGGTGATTATATAACTAAAAGTTGGATAGATGGGAAATTCGAATATGTAAAAAAAGTAGAAAATATGAAAATTTTAGAAAGAGAAATTGAATATTATGGTGCTAAAAAAGATGAAGGACTAAGTGGATACGTAGTTTTAAAATGGTTTGGAATAGACGGATGTATTGTGGTTTATAAACGAAAATATCACGTATGCGAATATGACGAGGTAACACTAAAAAGATACATAGGATAAAGAGATGTTTTTATTTCATCTCTTTTTCCTTTTATGGGAGAAAGTATGAAAAGTTGGAAATTGGAAGAAGATGTAAAAGAATTATTAAAAAACGAATTGCTTAATTTAGTAGAAGCAGTTCAAAATGGACATCATTTTTATTTACAAGACATTATAACATTTATATTCGAGTATTGTGGATATAACGCAAACGGTGTTTATACAATGTGGACTGATGAATGTGAAGATAACGTATTGCAATATATCAAAGAAGAAGGTTTTGAAATCCTTCATGATTTAATAGAAAATTACGGAGATAAAATCATTAGAAATCCTCATATATTAGAAATGGTTTTTTTAGAAATGAAAGGGCAAGAAATGATCAGTAATATCACGTTTAAAAATATAGATCCTGAAGAAGAAATTACAAAACCGGAACAAATATTAGCATTTATCAATGAAATTAACATAGAATTAGTTTTAGGAATTAAATTTGAGGGTTAAAATGTTTAAAATAAAAGGAACTATTATATTACATAAAGAATTCATTAAAAAAATTCTTCTAAATAATATAAGGGAATATACATTATTTTTAAAATATCTTCGTGTTATTTTTCCATTTAAAATACAAGTGAAAGTACCGTTTAATAAATTTAATAGAGAAACAATAGTTTTAAGTTTCTCTAAAATGAATTTTGCACCTTTTGAATTTTTTTTGATAAAACTTTCAGAAGAAATAAACTCAATGTTTAAAATAGATGAATGTTTAATCAATGAAGAAAAAACTAAAATAAATGAATTATTGCTTCGTTGGAAACAAGAAAGAACAACAATTGAATTTCATTTCTATGAAATGAATGGCATTGATTTGTTAACAGAAAACGTAATAGAAATAAGACCGCTTCAGGTGATGTGTTCTCCTAAAAAAACAATAGAATTTACAAAGCAAAATATTGTTCAATTAGGTTTGGACGAAGAGAATAATTGTGTAGATTTATCACAAATCATATTTTCTGATTTTTCAAAAGATTTAGTTAGATTGGGTTTAACTGTTTATTTACAAAATACCGATATTGATTTATTAAAATTATACAATTTCATTATACCGAAGTTTAACCATCTTAAATATTTAACAATTTTTGATTATTCTAGAATATTAAAAGATCAAATAGAAGCGTATAAAATAAAATGTAGGGGGGAGGATAATGGCAAACATTAGTGATACATCCGGTTGCATTAATATACCGAAAGAATTTATAGAAAAAGTTTTTTTAAATTCTAAAGAAGAATATCTAATTTTTATAAAACACTTTAGAGATACTTTAGAAAACAAATACTATTCTACAACTTTATGTGACGAAGCGGAAGAAGAATGGTACCCAGAAGAAATGTCTATTTCGTTTTATGCGGAAGGAAAATGGAGTTATCAGAACAATTTACATTGGTTTCACTGGTATTTTTGCAAATTTTATTCAATAGACGAATGTTTAGTAAATGAAGAAAAATTAAAAGTAAACGAAATGTTACAGCGATGGAAAAATAATCCGGATTTATATATTTTGTTTGAATATATCGATTTCGAGCCGGGAGAACCTTTTTTAGTAGAAGAAAACGTTAAAGTGCCTTTTGATAAAAATGAAATGATTTTTGAAACGAAAGATTATGGAGTCACAAAAGAAAATATAGTAAAATTAAATGTATACAATGCTTGTGATTGTGTTGATATCTCTAAAGAGGTTACGTTTGAAAAATTTTGGCAAGATGTTGATCATTGTATTACAACCTATGAAAAAAATAAAGAACTTTTTAATTATAGCGATGAAAAAAAACACGAAATATACGATCAATTTATAAAGGAGCATGGTCTTACTGAATTCATAACAACGTATTCGTATTATGATTTATTAGCTGATTTTTTAAATGATTATGAATATTAAAAGGAGAAAAACAACATGAATGAAATTACGATTTTAAACAAAACACAAATATTAGGAAAAGAATTTACAATTTATGGAACGATGGAAGAGCCATTGTTTTTAGCAAAAGATATTGCAAAATGGATTGAACATAGCGACCCTTCAACTATGGTAAGAAATGTAGATGAAGATGAAAAACTGATACAAACAATGTTTGTATCAGGTCAAAACCGTGAAGTTATGCTACTTACAGAAAACGGTCTTTATGAAGTTCTAATGCAAAGTAGAAAACCAATTGCAAAAGAATTTAAATCTAGAATTAAACAAATCTTAAAAGAAATGAGATTAGGAAAAAAAGTCATAGTAAACACAGAAGACTTTAATTTAACGTTTTTGCAAGGAATGTTAGATTCTCAAAAAATGTTAGTGGAAGCTCATAATAAAACGCAACTAAAAATTGAAGAACTGGAAACAAAAGTAAATTCCGAAATCACTTTAACAAACTGCCAAGCTTACCAATTACAAAAACTAATTAAAAGAACAGTTATGGAAAAAATTAACTCCGGAGAAGTCGTAGAGGAAAAGAAAAAAGAAGCTTTTAGAGAACTACATAGAGAATTAAAGAGTAAATTTGGAATTCCTAGTTATCGTGATTTAAATAAAATTGATTATGAAAAAGCAACCGAAATCATTAAACATTGGTTTCCTAGTTTTATTTTACGAAAAGAAGAATTGAATAACAAATAAAAAGAAAATATTTTTTATTGTATTTCACTTTCCTTTATGTTATAATTTTTCCGCGAATGGATACTTTAAAAATAAAAGAAATAAAAAAAATAGCAACAAAACTGTACGAAGAGTCTTTGTACTGCAAAGTAAGGCTATCGGTTACACACAGCCTTTCGCGTGCGCTCGTCAAGCTCGCACCCGCTACGGCCGTCTTCTACCCGATTCTGCATTCGTAAAATAATAGGAGGGTTAATATGTTTCAATGGAATTTACAATATATGATGTTTTAAAATTTAACCCTTTTATTATTAAAAAAATATTAGCGAATAAAGATAAATATTACAAAATTTTTATAATAAAACAGAGAAATGGAAAAACAAGACAAATTACAGCTCCGGTTCGTGAATTAAAAGTTCTTCAAAAAAATATTTTAAAAAGTCTTTTAGAGAAAATGGAATATAGTAAATTTGCCAAAGCATATACAAAACAAAAATCCATTAAAGATAACGCTAATTTCCATCAAAAACAAGCATTAGTTATTTGTTTAGATATTAAAAACTTCTTTGATAATATTCGTTTTAATTCTGTAAAAGATGTTTTTCAAAAAATATCTATAGGAAAAGCGGAAATATTAGCGGAAATATGTACTTATCACGGAAAATTACCCCAAGGCGGCGTAACCAGTCCGTATCTATCTAATTTAATCATGGAACCAATTGATAAGAAAATATCTAATTTTTGTTTCAAATATGATTTGAACTATACCAGATATGCAGATGATATTACTATTTCCACTCATCTCTTATCAAAAAATGAAAGAGAACGTTTTGTAAAATTAGTAATTGAAAATATTAATAATATATTATCTGAATATTCGTTTACACTGAATGAAAAAAAGATTAAAGTTCAATATGCTTATCAACAACAAAGAGTAACCGGCATTATTGTGAATAATACCATGCAAGTACCAAAAGAATATAGAATGAAAATTCGTCAAGAAATCTACTATATTAAAAAATACGGTTTAGATTCTCATTTAATGAGAAATCATCAAGAAAAACAAAAATATATAAATATATTAAAAGGTAAAATAAATTATGTTCTATTCGTCAATCCAAAAGATGAAAAAATGAAGGAATATTTACATTATATAGAAAATCATTTAAGATGTTAGAATTCAAAACTCTAATGTCTTTTTTTTAATGGAGGAAACATGCAAATTAAAATTCAAATAACAAATAATGACAAAATCTTTAAAATTATTGATGATATAAATGAATTTAATATGATTATAAGTGAATATGATTGCCGTGACGTTACTTTTGATGAAGAAAATGGAATGTTAGTAGTATATGGTCTTGACAGTTATTTAAGGGATAATATTCTTAAAACAGATAAAAGAATTATTCAAATTAAAAAACTTTTCAGAGAAGTTGCGAAAGAATATAATGCGGAACTAGATGAATTATGGGACGAAATATGCGAACAATAGAAGTTAACGAAAAAACACAAGACGAAATTATTGATTTAATTTTATCTAAGGATTGTTGCATTAAATTATCAAAACAAATCCCAGAAGGATATATGAAGACGGATGGAACGATTTCTCCAATTGAAGAGATTATTTTAATTAAAAAAAATTACATTACTTATAAAATATATTGAGGTAAAAAAAATATGTTAGAAATGATCATTGCCGGTATTCAAAAAGAAAATAAATTATTATTAGGAGATTCTAAACCGGAAGGTAATGGAATGTTATGGCACATTCCAGAAGATTTTCAATGGTTTCAAGAAAAAACAAAAAATAAAATCCTACTAGTAGGAGAAACTACTAGTAAATTCATGCCCATCGAAAAAATAAACGGCAATTTAGGAAGAAAAGTTATTGTGTTAAAAACAAAAGAAGATTCAAATAAAATTATCAAAGAGCTAAAAAAAAATCCTTCTGAAAATTACATTATATGTGGTGGTTTAACTATTTATAATTATTTTTTAGATCATTGTATTTTTGATAAAATATATTTTACCTTAATAAATAATAATGTAAAATATAAAATACCTAAAGAACCATTATTTTTAAATTTAAACAAATTCAACCAATATTCCTTTAATGATTTTCACGAAACGGAAAACGCTAAATTTTATATTTTGAAAAAGAGGTAAAAAAATGAATGAAAACAACATCATTAAACAAATGATAGAGCAAGGAAAAGTAAATGAAGACTCCAAGCATTGGCTAAATTATGTAAATGATGTTTGGAACATTCATACAAATACTTTTAACAATGAACAAGATTCCTACAAGAATATAGAACAAGAAAGATTCGATAAACAAAATACAATTTTCAAAGCGAAGGATTTTGGATTATTTTTACAAAATGATCCTCTTTTAAGAATTGGTAATTGTTTACGACAATTATATTTTGATTGTATGAATTCTTATCAAGATCCAAGAGATTATAATATAATTTTTGAGTTAGAAAGAAATTTTTTAATCAAAAAACAATGGTTAGAAAAATTAGGTTTTTGTGGTTTATTAAAGCCATCCACAAACGAGATAATAAATTTTTTTGGTTTATCAATTCAAACTACGGAAGATGCTTTTATTTATGATTACGAGAAAGAAAAAGAGTACGCTTTACTTATTAAACCGGTTAACGAAACGACACAAACTATTAAAAAAAAAATATTTACTAAACATGAACCTATTTTTTATCACATTGCAGAAATTATTTTAAATATGATTCTTTTGAAGAAACCAGTCAAAGTATTATATGTAGGAAAAAATAAAGCCGTCGCCGGCGACGAACTTAATTTTGGAATTATTCAAAACATTTTATATTGCAATAATAATCCACTAAAAAACATAGATGTCAGATGGGTTTTAGAGGATTTAAAAAAAATAAAAGAAATGTTAGAAGAGGAAATGCTTCCAGAAAAAAGTTATAGTTTTGAAAAAAGCTTAACGATAGAAGAAATAAACGATTTATTAAGTAACGAAATCATTCAAGATTTCGAAACTAAAAATTTATTAAATGGAGGAACGTATACTTCTTATCAATGCAAAGATTGTAAGTATAGAAGTGTATGCAATATGAATGCAACTAACGAAGGAACAACAAATAATTGTTAATTCTCCTTTAAAAGACATCACGGTAAATAGTGGACCAGGAATGGGAAAGACAACTTTGTTGTTAGAAATAACAAAAAAAGAACAAAATAAAAAACATTTAATTTTATGTTTTAATAGCAGCGTAAAGCAAGAAATACAAGAAAAAATAAATAAAAATAATATAAAAAATGCCGAAGTAATGACATTTCATTCTTTGGCATTTTCTTTTTTTAAAGAAAAAAACCATATAGAAAATTTTAGAAACCGAAACTTTAATATAAATTTGAACTATTTTTCTATCTATTCTATTCTATATAAACTAGGATTAGTTGAAAACTTAGAAGACGAGTTCATTCCTCAAATTTTAGATTTTTTTCATAAGTATACCCAAAGCGAAAAAAGAATTATAGATATTATTTCTAAAGAGTCTGTATTATATCCTATTATTTCCAAAGTAATGAATTATTTGATAAAAAATAAAGACGCTCCGATGTTTCATGAGTTATATATTAAAATATTTCAGTTAATGAAACCTAAAGTTTCTTATGATGTTATTTTAATTGATGAATTTCAAGATGTAACCCCTTGTTACCTTTCTATTATAAAAAGTATTTCCGAAGGAAAAAAAGTTGTAAAAGTAGGGGATAATCTACAAAAAATTTATGGATATAACGGAGCAATAGGGATCTCAAGCTTTAACTATTCATTAACGGAATCGTTCAGGGTCGGAAAAGCAAATATGGATTTTTGCAATCAATTAGTACAAAAAATCTTAGATACTAATATATACGATGTAAAAGGGAGCAATCCAAATCAAAAAATTGTAAAAGAACAAAAAAGAAAAGTAGTAAAAATTTACAGAACAAATAAAAATATGTTGCAAGAAATTATAGAAACTGCAAAGCAAGAAAAAATTTGTGCATTTTCGCAATCTATATTTGATTTATTTCAACTTTTCTTAGAATTATTAAAAATAGAAAAACATCCTGTTATATACCAAGGAATTACAGTTTTTTCTATGTTGCAACTAAAAAAAATTTTGAAAATCACAGAAGATTCTCATTTAAAATTGTTTTTTGCACTTGCAAAAAAATATAAAACAGCATTAGAAGAAAATATAAAAAACGTATTAAATTTTTCGGTACCGGAAACAGTGACTGACGACTATGATGTAAAGTTCATTACTTCTCATAGATGCAAAGGAATGGAATTTAAACATGTAGAATTAGCAAATGATTTTATCCCTTTTGATAAAATTCAAAAAGATTTTTTAGAAAAAAGAGATGTGACAAAATTAGATGAATTATACATTCTATATGTAGCATTAACAAGAAGTTTTGAAACTTTGAAATTAAATTTTGATTTAGAAAAATATAAGGATTCAATATGTTAAATAGAATTTTAATTTTAAAATTAGAACTAATGAACGACTCTAGCGATATAAAAGAAATTAAAACTTTTGGAAATTGGTTATGCGATAGTCTTACTAAAAATAAAAAAAACGTAATGATTTTTCAAGAAAACAATCACATTTATTGGATTAAAATAAAACTCAATAAAAATTGTGCTAGTGTTAGTTTATACAAACTTCTTGATAAAGTATATAAAAGCATAACAGATATAGATATGTTATTAACAGATGAAATAGTTTGTAAAGTAAGAGAATTTTTTGAAAAAAATAATTTTAACTTTAATATAACTAAAATATTTGTTGATATAACATCGGGAAGCATAGTTTTTTTAAGATTCTGTTGTTTCAAAGACAAAAATGATGTTTTTCAAATAGTTCAAGATGCAATTTATAAAGAACCCATAACGTCAAAACTTCAGTTGCAAAATTTTCATTTTGCAGACCCTTATGAAAAAATATTCGGTATAGAAGATATCACAAAAGAACTAGTATGGAAATATAAATTATTTTTAAATTTACAAACAGATGAAAATAAATTATTTCAAAGAATGTTAAGAATCTTTAGGAGTACACCATTTATGTTACAAGAAAGTTTAACGGAGAATTTCAGAACTTTAGATATATCGATTTTGTCAGAAGAAATGACATACGAAATGATTAAAAAAAATATGGAGAAAAAAAATGATTAGCAATAGAAGCAGTGGGTTCAAAAGGTTGATGGATCAACATGGAGATCCAGATTCAAAAGAAAATATTTTTGCAATGATTTCTTCCTATGAAAACAAAATTCAAAACAGAGTTCCGTTACAAGATATTAAACCGGAACATTTTCATAAAGCAATGAATGATTCTATTGATTTTATCGAAATGTCTGATAGAATTTTATCTTTCGTAAAACAACTTAGTTTAACAATTCGTGTAAGAAAAGAACTAGCTCAAAAACAATATGATTTTGAAGAAATTAAAGCAAGAAAACAAATAGAATCTTTACAAATAATTTCCGAAATATCGAACAAAACAGAAAAAACAAAAATTGTTCAAAGAATGATTCAAGAACAATTACTAGAACAAATAAACAAATACGAAACATTAAAACTTGAATATGATTTATCTTTAGCTTATGTTGAAGATGCAGTTAGAACAAGAGAACTAACCTACGCTTATTATCAAGCAGTTAAACAAGTGACTAAAATGTAAAGGAGGTTGCCGGCAACATGATATTAGATGGTTTAGAAGGAATCAAACAATTACAGAAACATTATAAGAAAAATTTAATGATTATGTTCCTTATCAAAGATGAAGAAGAAAAATATCTTATTTCGAAAAATCCATTTTTTAATACTCAATTTTCCTTCCCTTGTTTTCATTTAGAAAATACAGACAATATAGGTGCGGAAATTAACCATTTTTTGTTGCATGAATGTAAAGTGGTTGGTCATTTGGATAAATTCTTAGAAAGAGCTCCAAATGTCTGTTATATAGATAATAACTTAACAACTGTAGAATTCATGTGTTTAACATTAAAAAAAGAAGAAGAATTTACAAAAGAAAAAATAAAAGCAGAGACACCTGAACCAAGCGGAAAATACAAATCAGAAAAATTTGTTCCGTTACAAGAATTAAAAACAATGTTTTATAAAAACCAATTAAATAGCGTATCTATGTTTTTTGCATTAAGAGACGCGGAAATACCAATGCCGAGCGGAAGCACTACAATTACTTTCGACAGCTCAATAGGAGCGGAATAAATATGCATTGGAAAGAATTACAAAATATAGTAAAAATAGCTTTTCAAAAAAATCTGGAAGATTTAGTTGATTTAACAACCGGGAATTGGAAGTGTGGTACATGTAAAGAAAAAGCTAAATTTTTAGATAAAGAATTGATTTTAAAAGCATTGAAGGAGAAAGAAAATGAAATTAAACAACAAGATGATTTCTATCAAAAACGATGATTTTTTTCTTGTATTATGTTTTCCTTTTTTATATACTGAAAAAGCAGAAATATTCGGTTCTATTTATTCTGCAAACTCTATAGAAATATGTTATAATAAAAAAAATAAAAAACTTCATTTTCAGTTTGTAGGCAAAAAAAACGAAAGAATAACTGGCTTTTTCCCTAAAAAAAATATTTTAAAAAATATAATTTTTATAGCAAAAACTTATAAAGTCTCCAAAGAATTAATTTCGCAATTGGAGAAATTAGAGGAGGAATATGAAGAAGATAATCTGTATCATGGGAAAAAGCGCTACAGGAAAGAGCACTATTATTAATTACATTACAAAAAGAAACTCTGATTTTTTTTCTGTAAAAAGTTATAGTGATAGACCGATAAGAGAAAATGATCCAAACGATATAAACACACACATCTTTGTTGATAAAAAATTCAAAAAGAAAAATGTACTTTCTATTTATGAAGATAAAACAAATAATTATGAAAACTGGATCACCGATGATTGTTTTCATGAAGAAAAAATCAATTTATTTGCAATCGATTCTATATCATTTATTGATTTTTATACAAAATACAACAAACGATATGAAATAATCGGTGTATACTTATATTTAGATGAAAAAGAAAGAGAACAAAGATTTAAAAAAAGAAGTTCTTTACCGTTTTCGTCAGAAGAACATTTATCTCACAAACATTTAGATGATAACAAAACACCTTACATTATGATAAATATAACAAATAAAGATATTTCAGCATGCGTTGAATCGTTCGATCAAATATCATTTGTACATTTTAGAAAATAAAAAAAATGAGAAAGAATAAAACTTTCTCATTCATTTATAACTTTGTAAATTTCAGTAGTTAAAACGTTACCAACGAATTTCATTAATTCTTCGATGCTACGTTTAGCATCTAAATCTTTGAATTTGGAATCGCTTGTAACATAAGTATTTAAGATTTGTTCCATACTTTCTAAAATTGTTTGTTTCTGTTCTTCTTGTACTTTACAAGCTAACTTTATAGACTCATCATCATATGAAAGTCTATTTAAGTTGTAAATAGATTTATTAATAACAGAATCAACAATATTTTGAACCTTTTTTAATGTAATTTCCAGATTATTCTTATTAATATGATTTTGTTCTATTATCTGAAAAAATAGAATTTGTATTTGCAATAACATCATATTATTTTGAGAATTACATAAAATTTCAAAATCATTAACGGACATGTTAGTTTTATTTAGGATTAATTTTTTTAACTCTGACAAGTCAGCTTTATAATTTAACATGGAACTTTGAAATTCGCGTAATTGATTGATCAAAATAGAGTCAAAATCTTCTCTTGTTTTCTCATCTTTTTTTGTTTTTCTTTCAAAAAAAGTGAAGAAAAAATATAAGGTCCATGCACCTATCACAAGTAAAACTCCATGTTGAGAAATCAATTGTATCATATCTATTAACATATATCACCTGTAAAAATATATTTTGTTATCATTATATATAAAAAGATAATAAAAAAAAGTCAAATAAAGGAGAAAAAAATTGAAAAAAGAATTAGAACAACAATTATTAGAATTAGACGAAACATTAGAAATCGATGTCAAGAAAGTGAAATATATCACTTTCGAAATGGAAGATGGTACTAAAAAAACCATCACGAAATTAAGTTTTGTAGAGATGTTGAAAAACTTAGAAGAAAATAAAGAAAACTTTGAAAGATTAAGCGATGAAGAACAAGAAAGCGAAGATGATTTCCTAGATTATTATCAAGATGAAGAAATCAGAAGTTTAAAAGACTTGCAAAACGCTATGAAAACACTATTTGGAATTTTATAAGTTATTTTAATCAATAAACACTTTTGAAAGAGATTGGTGAACAAACCAATCTCTTTTTTTCTATTTTAAGGAGGTAACTTTGAAACTATGCAGAAAAAGGTTGTAATTAACGAACAAATTGTATATACAGTAGCCGAAACGGCAAAAATATTAAAAGTGAACAAAAATAAAATATACGAATATATTAACCAAGGGATCTTACCTGCTATCAATTTAGGAACTTTAAAGATAACTCATAGTGCCATCTTATCATTTTTACAAAAATACGAAGGAATGGATTTAAGTAATTTACATAATATTCATCCAATTATTGTTAATAAAAAGGAAGGTAGTTATGAAAGGAAGTGTTAGAAAAAAAGGAAATAATTGGTACTATTCTTTTGATATATCGAAAAAAGGAGAAAAACGAAAAAGAATCGAAAGATTAGGTGGAAAAACAAAAAGAGAAGCAGAAAGTGCATTACGGAAAGCAATAGAAGATTTTGAAGCAGAAAAAATAAAGGAACAAGATGTTACATTGTACAAATTAGCTTTGATTAGAATTGAAAATTTTGAAAAAATTAAAACAAAAAGTACGACTTTGGCAGCAAAATTATATAGAATGGAATTATTTAATTACAAAAAAATATTAGATATTTCTATTTATGATCCGGAAATGCAAATGAAATTACAAAACCATATCAATGAACTATCACGAAAACATAAATATAGTATGTTGCAAAAAATGCTCTCTGACGTAAACAGCGCTCTAAATTATGGATTGAATTTTTTAAATTTACAAACGCCATATCGTTTGAAACAAATTTTTATTCCAAATAAAAATGTAAGAAAAAAACAAGTTTCATTTTCTAAAAAAACTATTCAAGACATGATTGATAAATCAAATTATAATATAAAAATATTACTTTATGTAATGATAGAAACTGCATGTAGAATCGGAGAAGCACTTTCGATAGAAGAAAAAAATATTGATTTTGAAAAAAGAATCATTTTTATCGAAAGGACTTCGGTAAGATTTCCAAAAGATTGCAAACGATATTATGGGAAACCAAAAACAGAATCGTCAGAAAGAATTGTAAGAATTAGTGAAAATCTTTGCAATTTATTAAAAGAATATTTAAAAATAAGAAAAGTAAAACCATGTTTTTTGATTACACATGGAGATTACGCTTCATTATCTTTTACAAAAGGGCAAAAATTCGATCCCATACTCAGAAATAAAATTGGAAATCCATGGAGTTATTGGTCAGTAAGAAAAGCTCTTTGTAAAATAGGATTAAATTTGGATATTAAAATACAATCGCATAATTTTAGAAGAACAAATGCAAGTTTGTTATTAGAAAATGGAGCAACATTGGAAGAAATTAGGATAAGATTAGGGCATAAAAACTTATTAACAACACAAAGATATATTCAATCAACACAAAACACTACAAAGAGAATTGACGAATTATTAGAAAAAATTAAAATATAA